TTTTTTTTTTTTGTTGTGAGAGTTATTTTGGGCAATAAAAAACCCCCAACCATTAATAAAACAGTTGAGGGTATTAAGATTACGCAGCAGTTTCTTCTTCTAAATCTGCAATCATATTATCAAAAGATTTATTCTTCTGTAATACAATATCAAACTTTTGTGCATAATCGGCTAATGCGTCCTTGGCTTCTTTTTTAGTAGCACCTTCTTCCAAACTTTTAGCATATTCTATATCAATAGATGTTTCACCTTCTACAGTGGTATTTTCCAGTTCAACTTTTACATCTTTCTTGTATTCTTCTACTTCCATAATGGTTTCTTTATCTAACAACTCAATGACAAACTTACGTTTACCAATAGTTCTAGTTGAACCACCAAGTACTTCACCGAAGCGTTTGTTGAATTCTGTTACAAAACTTTGTGCTGTTTGACAGTTGTACTCTTTACCTTGAGTATCTGAGAAGATAAACAATGGTTTAAAAGCTGAAACACTGACATCTAAACCTTCAACCTTCGAATCTAGTTTTTTAAGCATATCTAGCTTAGATAAACAATTTACTAACATATTTAATATTCCTCTTGATTTTAATTATCCTTTGTAATAATATACTTTCCAGAATACACTATTAGAAAGAATAAAGGGATGCGTTAACATCCCTTTGTATTCAAATAATACCTATTAAGCGTCAGCTAGTAAAGTATTACCTGTAGCAGTAACTACTAACTCTGGACGAGTGTTTACAGCTACGAAAGAAGTTTCTGACTCTACTTTAGCAGTACGACGGGTTTCTTCTAACCAGATGTATGCTTCACGAGCTACACTGTTTACGTCAGCCATAGTATCAGCAGGAGCGTAATGTAGTTGGAACATATCTTGAATACCTAAAGGTAAGAAGTATGCGTCACCGCGAGCAATTTCACCAGAGATATCTTCGATGTAAGTAACACCTTTGTACTCGAAGATTTGACCAACAGTATCACCGCCTAAACGATTACGTAAAGGTTCTTGTGCTGATGGGTAAGCATCGAATGCACCTTGAACAGTTGGGTGGTTAGTTAGTGAGTTGAAGAAACCACTACCACATAGAGCAACTACTTTGTAGCTAGAAGCGTTATCTTTAGCTTGAGCAGTGATGTGTTGACGAACATTAGTCTCAACCCATAGAGCTGGATTAGTGTTAGCAGTGAAGTCTAAAGCAACTGTCTTAACGTCAGCAGTAACACCCCATACGTCAGCGAAGCTCTTGATGTACTGTGTACCTTCTAGGCCACGAGCAAAAGTAGAACCTTTTAACGCTGTGTACATTGCTGTACGCTTAAGGAAGTCATGAGATTTCATGATACGAGCTACATTACGTTCTACACGTTTCTCAACAGTAGCAGGAGCATCAGCAGTAGCATACTCACGGAAGTCTTGAAGTTCATGTGGTTGAGTCATCTTATCAAGAGTGAAGAAAGGAATACGGAAGTATTCGCGTTGTGCTTTCTCTTGACCAGCATAGTTACGCTCACCGCCTCGTTCAGAAGCTTTCATTGCATCGTAACCATCTTCGATACGTTCAATAGCAACATCAGTAGATACGCCGAAGAACGATTCAAATAAACCTAGTTTTTCTAGGGCATTGTCTGTGCGTGGTACTAGTTCAGTAACGTCATGAAACTCTAAAATACCTTGATCACCATTATGTGTAACAGCCATTATCTTTTATCCTTTAAATTGTTATTGTTATTATAGTGTACGGAAAGAGTTAAGGTTACCAGCTAAACCAGTTAAGGCTGCCTCAGTAACTGCACCACGATCAGAAGTTTTTAATGAATCCAGGTTGAATACACAACCTTTTTCAGCAACATTAACTGCTACCGAATCACCTACAGCGTAGTCATATACACCGATTGGAGCGCAATCGATAACTTTAACTGCACCAGCGATACCTGCTAGGTCTACTTCTGCATCAGAAGCATCTAACAATGAACCATGTGCCATAGTTGCTGTCCAAGTTACGATAACTGTATCACCAGTTAGGTCATTAGTTGTACCTTTGCTTTCTAAGCGGTTTAAAACAACTTGTTCACGTTCGAAATTAGCCATTTCTATATTTTCCTTTAATTAAATTATAATTTTTATTGAGCTTTTGCAGCAGCTAGTGCAGCTTTTTTAGCAGCAACTTTCTGAGCAATAATATCGTTCTTATCTTCAACTACAGCTTCTACTGGAGCATCTGGAGATGAAGCTTGTTTTTCACCGAATTCAGCTTTTATTGCTTCTTTAGCAGCCAATGCTTCTTCTGTAGCTAGTTGTGCAGCAGCAATATCTTCTACAGCTTTAGCTTCAACAGAGGTGATACCCGCATTAGCTTGTGCTAATACAGAAGTTAATAATGATTGAGCTTTCTCATCACCAGATAAAAGTACAGAAGCTAGTGCTTCAACAGTATCTGATTCTAGGAAAGTATTCTCTGTGCTTAGTGAAGCCACTAAACCTGCTTTCTTAGCTTCAACTTCTTTAGCTTCAAATTGAGCAACTAAGTTATTAGCAGCTTCTAATTTAGCTTGAAGTTCAGCCAATGCTTGTACATCTAGATTTGCATCTGACATTTGAATTTCCTGTTTATCGTTAGTAAAAGCAATTGGAGCTTTTGTTTGGGTGGTTGCACTTACTGAGATACTCTCCTGCAAGTATTCTTGGAATTGAGTAGGAGTCATAACTTTATCAGCTAAACCTAGCTCAATAGCTTTATCCTTCATAAACATCTTAGCTTCCGTATCCATAACAGTATCAGGTGATATGTTACGCATAGTAGCTACGTGATTTATAAAGTCTAAGTATAAAGAATCTACTTTAGATTGTAGGTCTTCTTTAAATTCTGATCGGAACTCTCCGTTAGCATCGAAAGGTACTTTGCTATCACCAGCGGTAATATAAGTAGTTTCAATACCTGCTTTCTTATCTGCTTCATTAGAGTTGACAAGACGTACTACAACGCCTATACTTCCAACTTCAGCATCGGGATGCATAACAATCTCGTGGGAAGCACAACCTAGGGCATAGGCTGCAGAAGCTGACATACCATCTACGTAGGTGATTAAGCGTTTACCAGATTGGTCTGCTAATTGACGTAGCTGAGAGCCTAATACAAAAGCGCCAAAGGCCGATCCGCCCCCAGAGTTGATCATCTGTACTACAGTATCTACTTGAGGGTTTGCAAATAAGCTTTTTGCATCTGCTTCTAGGTCAGTATAGTTACAACCTCCGCAGAGGGCCTCTATTCCTGAGTTTTTATAAGTTAAAGGTCCTTCGATATTAAGTATACCGATATTCCCACTAATCTGTTCTTCTCTTGAATCTAAACTAATACCACTATCCAACGCCAATTTCTTAGCTTCTTGGTTGGCTTTTAAAACATCTACTGATCTGTCATTCAATATGTCCAAATAGTTTTCATATGTTTGAGGAAGTAATAGTTGAGGTTCATCTTTGAGAGAAGAGATTAAACGACTCAGTTCGTGAGCCATAAGCATCTCCTTTAAAATATTTATTGTTTCTTATTCTTGTAGGTGTTATTATATAGCGTTATCATAAGTTTGTCAAATCTCTGTATTGTTGTGTGATTTCGCTATCAAAACATCCTTCAAAATGTGTGTTTATCTGTCCTAACTGTGTTATAATAAAGCATTCTGTTATGCTACCGCCAAAAGGTTTGTTAGGTGAGTACTTAGAATCTTTAAATGTCTTCTTTATAAAACATTCTTCATCAAAAACTTCCTGATGAGTAGCCTTCTTTACTGCAAGTATCTCTACATTGTAGACACTTTTGTAGTTACCTATACGCCTGTTAGGGTAAAAGCTTCTACCTACCTTTATAAAGGACTCATCCTCTGAGCTTAATAATAAGTAGTAGAGGTAATCATCCTCCTGCTCCCTACCTTTGTACAAACCCCAGTAACAGTTATCTGCTGCGCATGAAGGGCAACCTCTACCCGATAGCAATAACTTATCTATATTAGATGTATCCCAAGTACCGTGTTCAGGACAGTCCATAATAATTTTGGTGTCGATACCTTTCCAATCTCCGTGAAAATCTACAAAGGAATACGAAGTGTCTTCGGAATATCTATTACAAAGTATTCTATATTGTTCTTTTGTTCTTCTGGAAGATACAGAGCAACCACAGGGAACCTTACCTACTCTATAATCACTCTTGTGAAGTCTGAAGAGGCTGGGATAAAGTTCCTTATCTTTACTGCAGATATCACAGGACAAATAAAGATGCTTACCTTCCTCTTTTTCTATAGTAAGAGTATTCCCGTACTTAGTTGTTACCTTCTCCCCTACCCACTTTATAGAGTTTTTCTTTGCTATAACCTCGTGGCTGCACTTTATACAAGCCGCTTTTCCTTTAGCAAAGTTACCTACTCTTACTGTGTCGGATACATGCCCTTTGTTACATTTAAAGATAACAGAAGATTCTGATTTTACTTCTTCCTCTTTAAAACCTAAAAATTCTACCGATAATTGTTCTGCTGATCTTTGGCATTTTACTTTCCACTGTTCTGGTGTTAAAGATATTGCATAGTTAGCGCAGCCACAGAAAACTTTCTCTTTATTATAAGTATTTTTATCTTTCAGGAATAATTCGGGGAATAACTCGGCATCTTCATTACAAACGGAACACTTACTGTAGTAGTGTGAAGGTCTCTCTAAAGACCTCCCTACTACAGTTATGGTAGAACCTTTCAAGGTAGTGTATGAGTACCCGACAAAATCATCATTTGTATCCATAAACACTATGCCTTGTTCTCGCTATTCAAGGATGACGATATTCCACCGACCTGACTATTAGAGGTCCCACTTGTACCGTTTCCACGTCCAGCCGCACTTGTAATCTGTCCTAACAATTCAAACAGATCTTCTTGACTCATATCTTCTGGCACTTCATAAGGGATATCCATCTTCTTAAGTACACTGTTAACAACCTCTCTATTACGAGGGAGATACCCTGCTGTACCTACACGCTGTACCATCTTACCATACTCATCCCATGATATCTCAGATAAGGCACCATGCTTAAGTTTAGGCAATTCATCACTAGTTAGATTCCACTCATTCAAACGGAACAACTTAGGTATGATTTGTTGGTTGAACATGTCATCAATAATATCACAATCACGTTCTACAAATTCAGAGTGGATGTTTGTTTGGCCTTCCAGTTGATTATAACCACCAGAAGTGTTTTCACCTGCAAGGAGATGAGCTGCACCGAATACATTAAAGATAGCACGTTTACGTTGTTCTATCATTGCATCACAGTCCCATTGCTTGCCTGATCCATCGATCGGTTGTATTCAACAAGAGTCGTTAATTCTTGCCAGCAGCATTACCTGCATCTCTATGTCTCCATAGAAGCCTAGACTATATCATAACCTCTGTTAAAGGTTTACACTGTTTCGAACCACTTGGTTCTACTTCCATAAGGAATAGTCGTTGAACGGTACTCTATCTGTGACCAAGTCACTATAGCTTCTAGAGTCTTCGCTGCTGATTGTCTCTATCCTAGTTATTTTTACAGGTCGCTACTATATCACTATGTAGTATTGTAAACTAGGCCTAACGAGAGGTTCCAGCAATTAAATGTATTTGCTACTAAGTATTTCTACTTAGAGGGGCTTGTATGTCAACCCAAAAATCTTATCTCAAACTTACGATTACCTGTACCACTGGATTCATTGATAGTATCCGATGGCATAATCATATTGGTCTGATCACCTGTATGCATTGCAGCCATTGCATCTTGAAGTTGTGCTACCATAACACCACTATCACTAGTAGGGTCTGCTGAGGCTTCTGCTAGTATGTTAGAAGGGATGTATAAAACTGGCGTACCAGAGAAATCTTTACTCACACCTGTTAACATTGCATCTTGCAGGAAAACCTTCTCACGCCAAGCTGTATAACATGAATCAAAAGGACTTCTACCAAAAGGTGTACTATCTGTAGCAGCTAACGATGCAATAGCAACCTTGTTGAAAGGGATGTGTATGATACCATCTTTGTTCTCTTTCATATAAGATTTAGAACTATAAGTATCACGTAAAGAAGATGCCGATTGCCGCAACTCTTTAATTTCACGACCACCATTCTTGGTATCGTAAGGCCTCATCTGGTCAAGAGTTAACGGGTGAATGTAAGATAATTTCTTCAACTTCCAAATAGGTAAACCGTCTGGAGTAGTAGTCCATTCATCATAACCATTCTCGTACACTTCCTCAAAAGGACTCACACCATCACGATTCATATCTGCTGCAGCACGAGCTATACGCTTCATAGTCTGACCGTTAAGATTAGCTAGATTCCACTTTAAGAACTCAGCCGCTTGCTTAGAACGGTCACTTCCTATCTTATGAGTAATTTCATATTTACCATAGGCGTTTTCAATCTTAACACAGGTAGCATTGTAAGCCGTGTAAACTGCATCATCGTCTAGCATTGCTTGGAAAGTTTTTAACCTATTCTGCTGCTTGAGTTCATACGGCTTAATAATGTTTGTTATGTGCTTGATAACATCTATAGCAGGAGTAGACTTCTGTGTTTTGGCTGTGCGTTTTTCTCGTGTATCAGATGGAGATTTCTTAGTATCATTAGTAGAGTTTCCTTCTACATTAGATTCATCATCCAAAATAATTCTCCTTTATAATATAGGCTATGAGATGCACAGCCTGAATGTTTGTATTCTATAATGTTATATTATAGCGGAAGATGCTCCTTTTGTAAAGATGTAATCTTTAACGTAGGGATTTCCTGTATTGGGAGAGTTTTGTATCGTTTGAGAATGTGGGCAGCGGTATTGCTCGGAAGGTGTTATCTCTACGTAAAGTCTCATAACAATCGGATGTAACATCAACCCAGTCATCTTTCATAGTACGGGACGATCTCTTTCCTGTGAACTGTTCTAGCTCTTTAAGATAGGCGTTGTAAGTGGCATAATTAGGGAAAGAATCTTTTACTATATGTACCAAACCATTCTCTGCTGCTGAACAGAACACTAAGAATTTCTTAAGCTTATTACCTTCACTATTACCAACTTTTACTGTCTTGACAAGGAAACCTTCGTTTATAAACATCTTCTTAAGTTGTTCTTCTTCCCCTTTACCTGCTCCTGACTCAGCGGGTATTACTACCGTTACTTCTTCTCCATCATAGTGAGCTTGTTGTAACATCCATTGGTCTCTTTCTCCGACCTTCTTTCTGAACCTACCATAAACTACATCCTCACCTTCTTTAAAAGTGTCATGTAATTCTTCATCAAAATTTGCACTTATGAAGTAGTTACCCGCAGGACACTTACTCATACAAATACTGGCAGTGAAATCCGGTGAAGCTTTAATATTGTCGGAATAGGCTTTATCCCAAGCTCTCACCGTTACTGCGTTAGAAGGTACCCTATCTACCTCTTTCAAAAACTCCCTGACAAAGTAAGAGTCTCCCTTTTCCCTTGCGTACCAGTTCCCAAAGAGCTGTGTTGCTCTCTCATGATCAGGTAGGTTATTAAGTTCAGTTAAGTACGTGGGATTCATCGAGCAAAACGCGGGATTATCGAACACATTGAAAAATACATAAGTAAATCTCTTAGGTCTTACGTAAGTTACCTCGTCAGAGTTAGGCATTTGTACGTAAACTGCTTCTGGATAATTATCCTTAAAGAATTGCTCATCAGGTCCGAATACAAACTCCCCATCTTTTACTATGTAGTTTCTAACTACACCGCATCGTTCTTCATTAGGAGATCCGTCAGAATTTAGGTACCATTCCACTAAGGGGAGGCACCAAGAATCAGGGTTGGGATTTAGAGTCCCTACCATGAAGCTACTCATATCTGCTTCTGAACGAAGACACGTCATTAGTAATCTCACGGCATCTGGTGAGAATTGGTCTATCTCATCGAAACCAACTAAACTGTAACCCTTACCACGGTGGCTTTCTTCATCACCTTCATTATACAGGTGCCCGTACTCTTGGATAGCTCCTGATGGGAATTGCCATGTCTTAGAAGACTTGTTAGGTTTGGCATCAAAGAATCCATACATGTTCTGAGCTTTTTGCCAAAGACCATTAGCTCCCATAATTTCTTGGAACGATTTACGGAAGAATATACCACGGTATTGTTTATCGTGTGCAAAAAGTAAGGGCATCATAGATAAGAGCTCACTCTTACCCCCTGCACGTGCCCCTCCACATAACATGAAATCTACTTCTTGGTCTCTTATCATTTTCATAACAAGGGATTGTTTCCCTTTTTGAGGCTTAATATCCTCTCTTTTAGTATAACTCATTTCCTCTCCTGTGTTATAAAGAATGTGTTATCTTTATTTACTCGTTCTTCTATATAATCTATAACTTGCTCTGTACAATCACAGCTTAAGCATTCTGAGCCACCCTTGTGCTCCCCTATACAGAAGAATCTAAACTTCCCTCGAAAGACCTCTAAAGTCTCTTGTTCTAAGTGCCATATGTCATCGTGGCGACCTTGTATTATGAAAAGACAATCCACACTATTAGCTCCGAACTTCCCTTTTAAATCTAACTCTCTAGCTCTTCTTGTTACAACAAAACTTCTACCTACCTTAATGAAAGAATCTTCTGGTCTGTGGAACAAAAGCACATATAGCATATCATCCTCATCAACCCTGTCCTTATAGTATCCATTTTGAGTTCTAGGTATGTTGTCGTAGCAAGATCTGCATCTTACTCCATTAGTGGTAAAATCATTAATGTTGGTTATATTTTCGTGACCTTCTTTACATAACCAATTGAACTTTGTAAACTTAGCGCCTTTATATTCATCCGTGATACCTAGTGACGTGTGACCTTCATCTTTACATAAGTAATCTAAGTAGAAAGTCTGCTCTTCTATATTCTTGGAGTAACCTGTGTAACATCTGCACGGTCTAGCGCCTGTACGTAAACTAGAAGAAGCACCTCTAAATGTGTAAGGAAACCCTGCTTTACTAAAAATATCATCTTTACACAAAGGGCAGGTTACGTTGAAATAAGAGTAACAATCAAATTTATCTTTGTTGATATTATCTCTTTCAAAAATAGTACCTTCTGGGAATTTACCAGATGATTCAAACAACTCTCTGTAGTGTTGGTCAGATTTTCTCTGTTTTAAGTGATGTTTGGTTTTAGGGTCTCCTTGCCCTGCGATAAACTTACCTGCGGAAAGGGTGTTCCATGTGTTACCTGTTTCTGGGTTGTGCATTAGAAGTTTAGTTTTATCGCCTTTAAACTCTCCGTTAACCCATCCACTAAATATATAACCTCTTTTCTCCGTCTCCCTCTTTACTTTAACCTCCCATTGGAACTCCTTCCATTTAGGATTGACAGCACAACCGCAGGGTATATTTCCGTGAGTTAAGTTGTACTTGGGTGCGTTAATACTCCCGAGAGGCCAGAGTTCTTTATCTAAAGAGCATATTGAACACTCACAAATATACCTCTTTGTATTCTTATTATTTCTTTTATTCTTAGGTATTATCTGATAGTATTTAACTGTAAGTATACCTTCTTTAGGGGTTGCTATTTCCGTACCTGTAAAACTGTCTTTATTGTCTAACATATATAATCATTCCTCATAAATTATAATCTCCATCCTCAAATAAAAGAATCATGAGGGAAGTAAAACCTATCTGAGGAATTGCATAGATTCTACTGCTTACACCACAGAGCAATGATCAGTTGCACTATAAGAAGCCCTCATAATATTACATATTATCACATATCCCCTCTTTTGTCCAGCGGACAACCCCACTCTATCTCCAAAGTACCCTCGTTGTCTGGTATGTTCCTTGCAGAGTTACTATAGTCTACCTGTAAAACCTCTGGCTCCCACCCTATAATTTCTGCAGCAGGAACACCCCCTTTCGTGAATTTCCTAATCTCTAGATAATCCTTCTCAAACTGTTCTGCACTTGTGTTGTCCAGATAATCCTGTATAGAAGCTAAACTTTCATCCAGCATCTCTTTTGTAACTTCGTTACTCATAAATACTTATCCTCTAATTAAATCTAAACTCTCCACTTTGCCATTGAACTCTTCCAATAACCTCTTAACTTGCATATAACATAGTAGCACCATCTTTTGCTTTCAGCAACCTTTGATTGTTTCATATTATAATTGTACACTTGGTGGATAGTTGATTTGTTATATGCAAAGTACCCATGATTCACCCTGTAGAGCTGTCTGAGAACATCTAACACCAACGATGCCATGTACATCTCACTATGCCCATGAACCTCTATGTCATGCAGTAGAAGTCCTGTATTCCAGTTGTACCCTGTTGATATGAATAGTTTCCCGTCCGGTGATAGTCTAGCTAATAATTTACGACCTTTCTTGCATGACAAGGTGTATTCTTTGCCGTTATAAACTGGTAGTTGGAAGAACATCTCTGTGGTAGTGGTGTACTCTTTACTCATAATAAAACCTTTTGTCATAGGGGATGTTTGGGTAGTATTATAAACCTACTTTGGTTAATGTCAAATTTTAGGCAAAGAAAAAGCCCTACGGCTACTAAGAGCTTTCGGGCTTGGAGAGGAGATGTTCGGAGGAGAACAATGTTCCTCTTGAGGAGAGATGTCTTATTTTAATAAGATCTTTTTATTCTAGGAGGGAGAATATTGGGTAACTTGTACTGGTTACATTTGTAAAAGTAACTCTTAACGGTTACATTGAAGTTTTAGTTAACACTAGTGTTCTTATCTTCACCTTCGAACTCAAACGAGAACAGAGGTTGTTTATTATTAGATGCGTTGCTTTCTGCTTCGGCTAGTTCCTCTAGGGCAGCGTTAGCTTCTTTCTGCATCTTCTTGATTTCTTTTTCTTGTTCTTGTAGTTCTCGGATACGCTGCTCATTATTTTTTAGATAGCTTTGCGATGTACTATGTACTATGTTATCTTTATAACGAGTAGGATCAAACATATGCTGATATTCTTCTATCAAGAATGGGTTTTCATCACTGATCTCTTTTGTCTTATCGAAATCAGGGTTCTCTACCAGCATAACCCTAATCTTACCTATATTAGCGGGGTTTAATGATTTATGTATTTCTTCCAACTGCCAAGCTAATATATCTACTGCTTTCTTGGTGTCTTTCCCCATAGCTTTTTGAGCACGAGTAAAAGCATCTATATGAATATTTACAGACTCTTCACCCATAGTAGGACGACCATTCTCAATCTTGATCTTATTAGGTACTATGCTTATTTGAGGTTTATTACCTTTAGCCATAATATGTTCCTTACTTCTTAATAATTTTCACTGTAATCTATATCTGGAATATCTAAACCCAACTCGTTGAAGTTGAGATCCTCTTCATCAGATTCATCTAATACGTTTACTAGGTAGTCGTGGTCTAAAGAGTAAGAACTCACTGATGATAAGCACTTTGAGCACAAATCCTCTTCGACTACAGGATAACCTTTGACGCTACCATCTAACGTTACCCAAGTGACTTTACCTTCTTCACCTGATTTGTGTGGCACTAGTATACGTTTAAACTGCCTTGTAGGACTTAGTATTCCATTACAAAAACTTGCTTTACATCGCATAGTTGTATTCCTTTTACTGTAATGTGGAAAATTGCTTAATAAAATGGCCTTATGAGAAGCCATTTGTTAAGGAGGTCTACTATAAAAAGTAGATATTATGAATTTTATTAAGCAATCTTGTTGATAGGTGTTATTATAGGGTAATGTGGATTGTTTGTCAAATATGTAGGCTTTTTCGGATAAGCCTGAACCGTTGCATTCAACAATCGCGAATATCAGGAGGAAGAACCTCGCGTGATAAGCCGTAAGTCGTATTTGATACCTAGGTATCTTTTTGTTGAATGCGGGATATTACATCTCTAAACTACCATCCTCTTTCAGATGACCAACTACTGGTTTACTGAAAGCTTGTTGCATACGATCGATAGTTCCTTTTAAATCTTCAATGTCATCCCACCCATTGGGATCTTTGAAACCACCGTGGAAATCTATTTCACCTTGATCATCATAGTACACTTCAATTATGCCGTACTCTTTAACTGTTTCCTCTCCATATGTAACATCCTTGGTTGCTACACGAAATCCCCATGTACTCATAATATTCTCCTCTAATTAAATTTGTTGACAACCCCCTTGTGTCATTACACTTTACCAGAAGCTGCACTTGGTTGTCAACAAAAACTTTTTAATATAGTTAGCTCTGACCACATAGATACTCGGAAATTCCCAAAACTTTTCTCTATGTGTGAGAGGCGAGCCACTTCTCTCAATATGACACCTGTTGACGATAACGACAACGGCTGCCTAAGGTGTTCTTGCGAGTACTTTTAACTCATACTCAGGAGTCTAAAATGTTGATTCAGGGCGGTTACGAATCCAACGTAATCACAAGGTTACTAATAACACTTGCAAGCACCACAACAATTATTTTCAACAGGGGTCGTTAATCTCTGCCAGCAACTTTACTTGCATCTTGAACATTTCCTTTCAAGTTAAAACCTTTTGTATATTCTTCGGGTAACTTTACCCTACTTAAGGTTCATAAGCCGATACATTTGTAGTGTTCCTCAAGCTATAATTCTATTCTATACCTAAAACTATTGGTTGTCAAATAAATCTTTAACGTACAAAAACTCCTTCTCATCCTGCCAATCTACGTTACCCAGTAACCACTCTACGTATGGACTATCCTTATTAATAGCTTCACTCCATTTTAGTCCTCGGTACTTGGGAAAGTTGCATACTGTAATATCAGGTTGTGTTAACCGATAAGCTTCTTCTATAGTAAGGTTTGCTTTATCTAGCATAGTTACCAGTACATTAGCTGTCATCATCGAGTCCGAGAGACCATCATGACTTTTCTCAATGAACTCTTTACCAAAAGGTTTCTTATAGCATCCTAAGAAATAATACAAAGTGGTGTTCTTATGGTCACCGCATAAACTCTTATCAATAAGCTTTCTTGCTAACTTGAGCGTACATAAGAATTTAACACCCTCGGGAACAAAACCTTCTGGGAAGAATTGTTGATCATATGTCATGTTATGACAAACAATATACTCTGTATCAGGATGTACCTTGCTTTTCTTGTCAGCTAACACTTCGTCAATAGTAGGCTTATCTGCCACCATCTCATTTGTGATACCAGTAACACCCATCGCTCCCCAAGATATCTCCTTTTCAGGATTGATATAATAAGATATACAACTACTCTTGATAAGCTTTAAATCCTTAGATAGTCTACATTTACCAAGTTGCGTTGCCTTGGGTTCAACTAACCCTGTGGATTCAAAATCCCATACTTCAATCATAATAAAGCACCCTTCTTAATTTCATCAGTCAACTCCACCTCTACCTCTTCTACATTCACTACAGTGAAGAATTTCGGTGATATGTTGTGTTTCTCTGCCCATGAACAGATCACATTATGCAGGTCTTGTTTCTGTTCGTCTGTTACGTCAAGAAGGTAATCTTCTGCAAACTCGTTATCATCATAAGCCCACTCACTCATATTCTCTAGTATACTGGTTACACATAGGTACTGAGCAAACTCTACACTATTGACAACCCCTTTGAACAAGGTGATACTATCTGCTTCTAGGATATCAATTTCTTCCATATCAGCTAGTTTATCTCTCAATACTTGTTCAATCGCTTCATCTGCATGTGTCCAATCATCTTCTGATGTGTTATACACTACTTGTTTATCTTCAATCATTTGATATCTCCTTCAACTTATCTGTTAGGTTTCCTAGTAACTGATGTACTTTCTTTCTATCCTGAACACTCTCGTTTCTATACTCAAAATAATCATCTATCTGGTTCATAGTTTTACCATAGAGTGTTATACTTTCTACTAATCTTTTGTTATCATCTAATAATTCTTCGTATGTCTTACAGCGTTGGTACTTATTACAACTACCTTCTTTATCTTTCATATAGTATCTAGCTTGTCTGCCGCAACCACATTTCATATCAATCATAACTTCTCCTCCATAACAAAACCTTCTTCACCGAATACATAGTTAAAATCGTAAACTTCTTCATGCCAAGTATCACCTTGCCCACTCACAAAATGTCCGAATTTAAAAACAGTATCTTCTTGTGACAGTAGTATTTCAGCTAATTGGTGTGTCGTTAGTTCCATAACTTTCTCTCCTCAAATTATCCCACGTTTGCTAGAAGTCCTCAACGTAACCAGAGAACTCCCCTTTAATATAAACTACATCTTCTCCGCAAGGGTTATTGTAGTCGATATAGATATCCTTGTAAAGCACATTACATTGATTGCAGAGTGCTTGTATTAATCGGGGGGTTTCGTTTATCCATAATTAAAAATCTTAACTGGTTTCCCTAACTCTTTCATATACTCAATCATATGATTACTACCAGTAGACCTACCATCCCAGAACACAACCGCGTGACTAGCTAAGTCTCCCATCTCCTTGTTCCTGACTAAACCTGCTAAACAGTTATATTGACCATAAGCGTTGGTTTTTATCTTACAAGGAGTTTTGGTTAAATCTTTCCAATCTGCCTCAAAGGTTTCATAATTTACACCTCTTTCTATGGCATACTCACGGCCTATCCTATCTGATCCCGTAGCACCTCCGTCAATGATAAGTACTTCTTCTGATTTATAATTCTTCAACATAAAATCTAAAGCTTTATACCCGTAGTAACGATCATTGAAATCACGACCACCTGCAACAATAAGCCTGACCTTATACTTGTGATATTTCTCTGGCACCCCTTGTAATGGATCTTTTTCGTAAATCTCACCTCTTAGCTCAGCGTAAAATTTCTTAACATCCTCATCAACTTTAATATCAGAAAGTTGTATCGGTGTTATTAAATGCAAACCATTAATATTGGTTAACCTAGACACTGCAACATAAGTCATTCCGTATTCAAATGAGCCTTCTGTCAGGTCAAGAACTATCTTATCCAAACTCAAACCTTGCACTTTGTGAATATTAATAGCTGCACATTGACGTAAGCCAATCTGTTCATAAGTACCCACTACCTTCTTTTGAAGTTCACCCTCCTCGTCAGTGTAATACTCTGTATTTTCCTGTACGGTAGGTTCTATCATACAAACATTACCGTTATCAAAAGTAACTTCTATGAAGTCAGAATACAAGTTTGTTATGACCCCACAACTACCATTAACATATAGTTCGTTCTCCGTGTCGTTAGTCAAACTCATAACACGTAAGCCTTCTTTTAAAACTATAACTTCTGGTGTTTTGCGATCCTTCTCAGGAAAATCTCCTGATATCTTAGCTTTAAATGAGAATTCTCGGTTAGTGTTTTCATCAAAAACAACCTTATTAATCTTATCTGCCGTAGCTATATGGGGTGTTAAATATACTGCTTCGGGGTCTGGAGCTTTAACGTGCTTATTAAGATAAGGTAATACTTTACCTTCTATATTCTTACCTTCTCTAAGGTCCTCTAATACATCAGCAAATACCTTGTCTTCCCCACTACGCTTGTTCTGATCTAACTCGTATACTGACAAGTCCATATCAGAGAATAATTTACTAGTTATAAGCTTTGTTGTGCCGTACCGTTCCTGTAGTAACTTTTTATCTCTCTGTTGAACAGGGCTAGGTAATTGATATAGATCACCGAACATTAACAGACGAACTTTATTGTACCTAGATGTACGGGTAACCCTATCCCTACGAGATAATAAACCCTCTAATGAATCCACACCGAACATAGGGAACTCATCAATAATAATATTACGTATACCGTGGTTCTTTTTAAATACTTGGCGGTACTTACTATTTATTTTGGCTAGATCCTTTTTTGTAGGAATACCTAGTGGTATAGATAGGGTACTGTGGGTAGTTTGCCCTTCTATATTTACTGCCGCTACGCCTGTTGTACCTGTAGCTAAAGTATCCTTGCTATAATGCATAAGTGCTGCAATAATAAAACTCTTGCCTGTACCTCCACTAGAAACAACCAATACATCACTATCGCCGTACTTACACTCTAAATAAGCTTCTTTCTGCCTAGGGTACATCAACTCTAAAGCCTGTTCCTCTGTATATTTACTGAAATCAAAACTCACTCATCACCTCCTTCATCCCAGAAATCCATTTCCATCGCACTAATCATATCACCCACCTGACGACAACACCCCGATAATCTAGACAACTCCATTGTGCTGGGAGCTTCCTGTCCTACCTTGTGTAACTCACTTTGCAGGGTTATCAGCTTTTCTAATATTTGTACCTTTGTTAATCTCATAATCTCCCCTCTAACTAAAAACAACACCCAAACATATTACCGCACCACTAAATAAACTTGCGATACCTAAAGATAAACGGAACAACAGTTTATCCCATTTATGCATAAAGTCTCTTCGCTGCTGGTAATTATACTCTCTAAGTTGTTCCAACTCAAATGATACTTTACCAAGATCTTTCTTGTACAAACAAATTTCTTTGTTATGAGAAAACTGCTGTTCTTGTAATTTCTCTTTAATCAAGAGGTTCACATAATCTTCTAACTTCTTATCAAAGGCTACATAAGTGTTAATCCTCCTCCCAAACTCTGATATCTCTGAAAACTGTCTAATTGGTGTGCAGTGGACTTCCTTCTCTACTAGTAGAGGTTTATTTCCATCAGAAGACCTTATCACATGAGGTTCTTTCATATCAAAGTGCACAACCTCATAATAGTCAGTTTCTGGTACAATAACATCATTCTCTTGTATACTGTAAACTTTACACGGTTTCATAATCTATTCCCACCCTCTAATACGTTTAATCTCTGCTAAACTAATCGGCTTGTAATCAACGTTCTCACATGACACGCAGAAGTACCTCTCATCTTCTTCGTAATCTCTGTCAAAAACCACTTCATTGTGAAGGTGTCCATGTATACAATTCCCCCTGTACAATTCATAATCTGGTACAGGTACGTGTGTCAACCATAATCCAAACTTCTGCACCACACCGAATACATTTACATTCTTAAACTGTAACGCATAACGGGGCAATCCTGTGTGGCAATGGTTACCCATCAATAACTGTAATTGTTGGAAAGCTTTAGCATACTCAGATAACCTCCAAAATTCTTTAGGCTTAGTAAAGTTATCTCCTAACAACCACAATGTTTTCTGCGTTGAAGCTACCTCTAGTATATTACTATGGATAACATTGTTGTGCTCTTCATCATCTGAAAACTGGGTACGCATACCTCGTCTAACAGGTGTATCACCGAAGTGGCAATCTGCTATAAACAAGTGACGTTCTTCTTTAGCAAGTGCACTCATAATACCCACCTCTTCTCATAACCTGATAGCACCACGATAGATTCGCTAGTATCTACATAACTGTGCTTACAGAATACCCTTAAATATTCTCCATTTGAAACATAACCCTCCCCGTATCCATGTTTTAAGTATTCTAGCTCCACATCATACTTATCTGCTATAGCTTTAAGGTGCTTCTTATCTGTTGTATAAACTTTAAATTCCATACTAACCTCCAAACTTCTTCTTAAGCCGTAGATACTCAGCTCTCTCACTCAAACTACTATCAATATTATCTGGTAGCTTACAAGACAATTGTTTACCTTGCAACTCCTCGATTACAGAAGTAGTACCTTCTACTCTAGGAAAGTCCTTGTGTTCATCATTAACCACACAGTAGTCCATAATGTACTCTAGGAGAGCCGTAGAACTATCTGTGACAGTAGAACTCTCTTTGGTAAGGTGATTACCTACATCAACGTTGAAGTCCTCGCAATCGACCTTAGAGATACCTCCGTGGTAACCTTTTGAATATTTTAAGTAGCAATTACCTTTTGATGACATCCATATACCTCCAGACCTATCAAACTTCTTCACCAACGTTATGTTGTCATGCCACAATGGTACCTCATTATCAGCAGAAGCCTCACCACACCCAACTAAGCTTAACATTGTGATTACTAGTAATAACTTTTTCATAATAAATCCTCATTCTTTAATAATTCTACAATACCAAGTAAATCCTTTGGTGTGAAGTCGCCTTCCATTGTGATGGTAGTACCTGAACCACGATTATCGTTAACATCGACATCCACGTGGTAACTGCAAAGTTCTATTATCTGGTTAGCTATCTGTTCTGGTGTCATAATAAATCCTCTTTGTAATTAACGCTTTTCAATCGATCAGGTTCCCAGTGTACGAACAAACAACCATTTCGGCATTTAACCTGCCCACTTGGTAGAAAACTCTCCACTGTAAGGAGCTGTCCACGCGGGTCAACAACTACTTGATAAGGTGTTAGTGGATGACCGTTAATATCTTTACTCATAATCGCCACCTTATCCTCCAATGTTAAATTGCATCGTCCCGAAATCCATCATCCCTTTTAGACTTAAGTCGTAACTAGCTTCCTGACAGATGAAGTAGGCCACCCTTTCATCATAAGAGGGGTTCCAGCTACTATCTAAACTCTTAATGAAAAATTCTTTTGCTACCATATCTAATAAAGACGGTCTGTTAAACACTATCCCCTCTGACTTAGCTTTAGCTATATTTGGTAGTATTAAATCTATTGCTTTATCTAAACTATCCGAATTGTATTTCATAATATTTCTCCTCTAAAACGTAAAAATCCCCGTCACATAGGACGCTCTTTTATTCAGTAAGAGTATCTTATGCGAACGGGGATTTATTGTCAAGGGTTTTATTCTAGAATGTCACTGTTTTCTAAATCACGTTGCATACTCTCTAAAGTAACACGATCTGTTATAATATTCCTAACTCTATCCTCATTTGATAACTCCTTGTAAAACTTATCAACTTCAGTTTGCAGAGTGAAATACTTCGTGACTTCAGGGAAAAATCCTTCATCAGTTTCAGGTAGTTCCTCAACAACTACCTCAATATCAAGCTTATCCTCTAAGTGGTCAATTATATCTTCAAGAGTAATCTTATCTAGCATACTTGTTTCTAATATACACACTGCAAAGTCATCCAGTATACAGTGGAAAACAGGAAGATAATCAGGATTGAGAGTTAAAACTTCTCCATCATAATCTACAAGTGCTCCTCTTAGTTCTAACTCTAGGATACCAAAGTAACCTTTACCTCTACCGCGACCAGATGCTATGTTCAAAAGGTGACTACCACTTTCATCTGATAAAGCTATTGTGAAATTACCCAATGATATATCTTCATCCTGTATAGTGTTCAACATCTCTTGATAAGTTTCAGGTGGTATCTTATCTAAAAAGATATAAGCTTGTGGTTTACTTCTAGTATTATCCAAACTTCTTTCAAAAACATTAATATTTCTACAATCCATAATTTTATTCCTCTTCTATTATACAATTACATTCAGAACCTTCTCCGACTGCTTTGACGAAAGAACGCTCCATTACTGATAAAACCAACTCTTTATCTTCAACCTTACAACTAATACTATCATGTACAGGTATAAAAGGTATATGCATTTTCACAAGTTCTTCTATGCAATAGTAAATTATCATAGAATCTACATACTGCAACTCATTACCTACACCAACCCCTAAGTATTCAGATATGATAGAATTATGTTCAAGTATGCATTCAGCTACCTTGTGTAAGTCTACCTCACCGATACCTATGTATTTCATAGTATGTTCCTTGTAAGTACCCTTTTTTAACTTATCTTTATACAAATCTTCATAAATACTTCCAACAGCCATATTAACAGAAGATGCGTTGATCATTGCCAAGAATAATTTCTTAACTAGATTCCTAGTTGGATCATAGTTATCTATGTTGTAATAAGCTTTGAATTTATTAAGGTCCCTGTTATTCACTGTTATAAAATCTAAACTTGGGTACGGATTATGATCTTTTAACTTAACACCTTTATAGTATAACAATATAGCTGGGTGTAGACTTTTAAAATCCAAAGATACAGTATCACAACCTTTAAACGTTAAAGATTTCCTTAGATTTTTAGGTTTACCTTGAAAACTTCCATCATCAAACCACCTACAATTTATATCCTCCTTTTCTTTTATAACTCTGTGCAACCTAACATCACCAAGAGAGTAGTTGTTTATCTCAGGAGTATTCATATCTACTATTTTATGATACTGTGTAAGTAAACCATTCGTCTGCTCTTCTGTTCTTATAAGGTACTCTTTATTTGAAACTTCATCTAGAGGAATAACTTTCCCATCAGAATCGGTAACTTTTACAAAAGAACCAGAAAAAACTTTATTTTCACCTGTATTATTGTTTGAAAGATTAGGTATTAATCGCTCTACTTCAGGGTTGATGATAAGTAAACTCATGACACTACAACTATATAATTTGTTACCTTTTAGAGTTATAGCTAGACCTTTATCTACCATAAAATCTATAAACCTAATAAGTACACTATAAGATAAATCTTTATTATCTACATTGTACTTAGTATTAAAACTCTTATCTCTGGAATAGCTTATAGCATTTATACACTTATCTCTATTCTTATTGAAATAGTGTATAAACCAATCTAACACAGCTTTTGTCTTTTTTCGCGATATTCTAGATATACCTATATCTTTTTGATAATCTATAAACATCCCTAACAACTCGTAATCCGTCATATCTTTAAATAAGACAGGGTGATCAGGAGAACCTTTACAAGCTATAATATCACTAATATAAGATAAACTACTACAATCAACATACCAATTATAATTATAACCTTTATCATAATTCATATAAATATCTAATAAATTACCAATATCATTCCATAATAATAAATTAATATTATCATATCCCCTGTGCATACCTTTAAGAGATGGTTTATTGAACCTTATTTTGTTTAATAGGTCTTGGTCTAACTTTATGAAATCCTTATGCTTTTTACCTATCCTGTTGAAGTTAGTCTTGAACCTAAACTCCCTTTTATTGCAGTTTTTCACACTGTTTTTGCAAGTTCGTTTAGCTTTTCTCTCTATTATCCCCATATTCTAATCTGCTCCTCGCACTAATTATATGTTCTGGGTTATCTAGTAAATGATTTAAAACTTCACTAGGGTTAGTGTTCATGGTCCTTACTAAATGCATAACAAGATCCATATTTTTATCTGATAATGTAGTCCTCAATGAACTCATTGCTTCACCTCGTCCAAATTATAAATATCCACACATATAACGAAACCTAAGTCCATTATAGCCTTTTCAATAATATCTATAGAGACACTCTTACCATTATGCTTTAATATATTGGAGATTTGACTCTGATTAAGTCCAGTTATGTCCTGTATCATCGTATACGTTAACATATTGGAAACCTTAATATTATTGAAGTACTCTACTAAATTATCTCTTATCATTAGCTACCTTATGTTTATTATAACACATTAATATTTTGGTGTAAATATACGATACTACTCCCCGTCAAAGAAAGTCCTAGCTTCTTCCATAAACTCTTTGTTACGACTATCTACTACAAAATGTGTCCACACCACACCACTGAAAACCATCAGCATATGCCCAGTGAACAGCATAGGATCAATAAAACTACCTATCAATGCCAACAACGTGATACCGCCTAGCATATTACCTGTCTCACCACCGATGTAGAATCCATGTACACCAAATCCACCTAGGAATGCGCCTAAGATATATGCCAACGGTTTGCTTCGTTTCTTGCTGTGGTAGTAAACCATTTGTTTAGTTGTTAAGTTTAATTCATCTTTATTCATAGTGTTTCCACTCTACGTTGTAATACTACCATAAGTGGTTTCAATTCGTCTTGTAAAGCCTGTTCGTGACGTTTAGTAATCTCCTGTATACGAAGCTTAACCTGTTCTACTACAGGGTCTGTACTGTCGTCTACAGAGGTTTCCTGCTTAGCAAGGTATTCTTTACATGCTAGGAATTCCTCTTTGGTGTAGTTCTGACCTATGCAAGTATGTCCCTCGGCAGCGAGGAAGTTGTCATTATTCTTAGGGTCTTTTAGTTCCCCATCAGGGTAATCGCTGAAAACATCATTGCTTCTTATTCCAATTATCTCACCATCATTTGAATATAACAAGCTATCAACACCACTAGGCCATTCCTCATAACACTTACAAATATAAATCAAATCTTTATTAAACATTAACCATCTCCTTAATCTGTTTCTCTAAATCTGCACACATTGTAACAAGTGAGTCACGCTTGTCAAGTAAAACTTTACGAATACTTTGATTTTCTTGTGGAGAATAAAGCTTATAAGATTTCACCAAGAGTTTATTAGAAGGAAGAACACCCACATCATAATTAGACTCTACCTCGAACCAAGTATCTTCTGGATTGAATAGACTTACATCAAAAAGGAAGTTGTTGGTGAATGTTAAGTGATTCAAATCTGATGCTAGGGTTTGCAAACTGTGATCATTTAGATCTGTCTGCCACACAGTGATTATCTCACCAGTTGATAAACCCTCATCTACAGAGGTTTCCAGTTCACGGTTGATCTTTTCTAACTCAGCTTCTGCATCTTTCAATGATAGAGCGAGCGTGTATAGGTTTGTAATGTTCATTGTTATCCTCCTGAATAAAGTTAAGCACCTATCTTAAACCTTTAAAACTTGAATGTCAACCCTAAATTGATTAATTAAATTTATTCTGTTATAATATCAGCTACGAGCTTCTAGAATAAGAGGTTTGTTTTCACAGTGTAAATCACAATGTACAAACTACAACTATAAGGTAATAACAATGTCTGCAGAAGTAGTAGGTGGGTGGCTTTTAAAACTAGCATGGGCACCTTTCCTAACCTATTTTTGGTATAATGTTAACAAGGAAGATAGGCGAAGATCAGATCGAGAAAAGGATCTAGATAAGCGTATTGAAAATGTATATACCAAAGAAAGTGTAAATTCAATGGTTTCTAATCAGAACGCATTATTACGACAAAGACAAGAACATATGGAAGCTCGTATGTCTGCCTTGGAGTCGTACCATGTTTCAATGCTAGAAAAGAATGATGAAAACGGTAAGAAGATATTCTCAACAATAGCTGAGATTAAAACAGATGTAGCCGTAATAACTAATTCACTTAATAATATAAGAAAAGGAGAATAGACCATGCCTAGTACACAAAAGCCGCCACCACCTAAACCTAAAGTAAAACCTAAGTAACTGTCATGGAAGAGTATTATTCATTTATATTCTTCCTCCTAATCTTCCTACAAGATCACCTTAAAGGCTTTCTGTCAACAATAGTTTGCTTTCTTATGGTGAAACTAAATACAGTAGGAGCAGCCTACCTTCAAATGTTAGGTTGTTCTTATTATGAGGCTTATATGTTCTACGAAGCTATTGTATTCGCTGTGAGTATATTCTTACTAGGTTGTAGATTAGGAGTGATACTTTGTATTGTTAGTGCAATATCTTTCTTCGTTAATGCAGTGGGTGCTTTCATGTATGATACCGACTTCTACCAATGGTACTACCAATCTTACAGTATAATTAACATAGCGATGTTTGAGTTGTTAGTTTGGGTTTGTTTAATAAACTCTAGACTAAATCCTTACATCAGAAATCCTAAAAAGATAATAAGAAGACTCAAACATGTGGACAATAGTAAAAGGTTTGGTAACTAATCTTATCCCTTTCGCATCTCAGTGGTGGAAAGGTAAACAAGAAGAAGCTATGAGAGAGCTAGATATCAAACAACAAGAATCTCTCACTAGGCAAAATATAAAACTAGAGCGTGTTAGATCTGAGGTTACAAATACTTCAGAACGTATTAAACAAATGGCTAATAGTTTTAAAGACGAATTCACTATGATTGTTATATTCTTCCCTTTTATAACATCTATGATCTCTCCTTATGTAGATCTATTCTACGCACTGAAAGAAAAAGCCTACCAACAAGGGATGTTAGCAGATGCTAGTTTAAAAGCTATAGAGGCGTTGGACTCTTTCCCGATATGGTACACCTTGGTAGTAATACTGATGATATTGTACTCTTGGGGTGCAAGTAAAGAAGTTATATCAAAGTTTTTTGATATGTTTAGTTTTAATAAGAAATAGAGAGATGAGATATGGCGATAGTTGATGAGAACATCAGGTGGTGCGAAAATAATGAGTATGAACCAAGGGTTGATGAACTAGCAAGAGTAAACCCACCTTCGGAAGTTAAAAGTAGTGGTCTTAAAGACAGACAACCTATTCCACGACAATGGTTGAATAATCAATTCTATGAAACATGGCAGATAGTTAAAAATCTACAAGCACAGATAAACACTTTATCGGTTAGTGGAGATAACGCTGCACTGTTACAAACTATCTGGCAAGTTGGTGATGTTTGGATGACACAAACAGAAGATAATCCCGCTGACAGATTTGGTTTCGGTACATGGGAAAAGCAACAAGGTAGGTATGTGGTAGGTAGTAGCGAATCAGATACTGATTTCAATGGTGCTGGTGTTCAAGGTGGTACGAAAACCCATACTCACGGAGATAACTTCTCTGTAGCTAACCACACTTTATCAGAAGAAGAAGTACCTACTTATGTACATACACATGAGTACAGGGATCGTTATTATGCAGAAAGAGTTGCTAATGTATCAGGAGCGTCCAATAAAGAAACTATGCCTGTAGGATACAATAATGGTTACGGTAGTAATAGTACAGATACTGATAACACGCAGTGGTTATACTATGATTCTACTACAGGCAGTAGTGCCTTTGGTGGTGGTGGTGCCCACAAACATAACATGACAGGTGGTGTGCAATCCACTAAGACTCTACCCCCGTATGAAACATACCATATTTGGAAAAGAATAGCTTAACTATAATAAAGGAAGTAAAATGGCGTATAAGATTAAAGATATTTACCCTAGTCAAACTACTACAGGTGATGCTGGTTGGCCTGACGGGAAGCCTCGTAACATCCAAGGTGGTGTGCAAGGTACGGGAACTCCTTTTGAAGAGAAGTTGTTCCAAGATTATGAAGGTGCTCGTCAAGCGTTGTTTGATGAAGCTGGCATAGAGCCTAGTGGTCAGGCAGATAGGGTTGGGCAGAGTGATTTTGTTGGTGCGTTAGGTATTAAGAATGCAAAATACCTACTAGAGCAGTGGGGATATAATTACAAAGGTAGATTTAGTAAAGGGTTTACTTATTCTGCAGAAGGTGATGTAGGTCTGGATGATCAGGGTGATGTATGGGCTTACATCGGTGCGGGAGCGCCAAACAAGGTCGTTACAGCTGGTACTGTGCCGAGCACGCCTGATTATAAGAAAGTTACATTTAGTGAGGCTCAAAACGTCACTCTGTCTACAGGTCAAAGTGTTCAGGCTTTTTCTGACTCATTCGCGCTTAAAATATTTCAATCGCCTACTGATGGCGGATTAACTGAAATACAAACTCGCACGGTTGACGCTGGTGAAGTGTACGAAGTACGTAAGACTTCCGATGACTCATTAGCAACTATATACAGTGATGCAGCTGGTACGACTGAGATTGTGCAGAATGGTACTGATAATAAATCGGGTAGTGATGGGGTTGTTGAGTTTTATATTGCTGATGGTGATTATTATATTGAGGTTGGCGGGGTTAGTTCGGGGTTTAGTGTGCTTGCTAGTTGGTCTGTCTATACAATATACACAAAAAAGACGTCTCCAACCACAGAACATGCGTTAAACAGAGAGGACATCGTGGATGGTATGGTGATATGTATTGAGGATAGGGGTAACACTATATGGAGAGTTGTGCCGACTAATTCTGTAACACCAAACAATTCGTATATTTTACAATCTATAAGCGACCCCTCGCTGTCCCTTGAGTTGGCTATAAATGGCGAAGTTCCTGCGGAGGCGCTAGGATTCAGGGTGGGGCAGGATAATAGCGTAGTGCTATCGGAGCTGATAGAGAGCCACATTGTTAGTGTTAATTTCGATAGGTACTACGATTTATCCACAGCTACCTCTGGGACGTTAACCGTACCTAAAATACTCAAAGGTATCGGAGGGTTTGTTTGGACTGGCGGCGTGTCTCGGTCGCACATGTTAGATGTTTATTGTGATGGCAACAGCTTTAAATCATCCATAAAGTTCGACGGTGCTAACACTATTTCGAGTGGATTAAAGGTTTTCAATAACACTCCCATGGAAGAAGACCTGCCGGACGCTATTCTATCTGGTGGTGCGTACATTAACTTAAATAAATCTGGCGGAACGGACGGTAACAACGAGGGTGCGAGAGTCCAGGGGTCATTTAACTTGGTACTCCTTGAACGCAACTTTGTAGACAAAATAGGTAGAGAGGAAAATACTGGTGTACCGGGATCTACCGGCTCAAATGGCCTGCTAGTTGTACACTCAGCCAACACTTTTTACCCTAAAAATATTGTACACAGAAACAATTATTATCTAAGCATGTACAGTAATGAGGTTGGTGTAAAAGACATGGATGTCGATATGTTATCTATACTGCTACCACAGCCATTCCATTTCCAAAACGATGATGCTACATTTAACGTATATCCAGACGTTAATGTTGAGAGTTATGGTAATACCTACAATAATCCAATTGTTAGAGCGTGTAAGTTTCAGTGTATACCGTACTGCCACAACGAGACTATAAACATGTTCGGCGGCCGCCTCACTACTGGCGGCGGGCAGTCAACTCATATGAATGCTCAATGGGGTGTCGGAACGTTTGAAAATATCACTTGGAACATAGGGTCTGATAACGGTCAGTATGTTAGCTTAGAAAAGCTTGTGCCTATTAGCTTTTACAATGGCACAGAGTACGGTGTCAATAAAACATCGATTAACATAAATAACATAACAATAAATAATAATCTACCCGACTCGACCAACACTACCTTTACGTATTTGATAGATTTATCAGTTGGTACAGCAGTGCAAAACACTGATATGCAAGGTATAAATATTAGTAATATCACTCTATCCAATGGCGCGACTGACCATTTGTTGTTTACAAACTACGCAGACGCTGAGTTGCCTGTAAGCCTTGAGAACATAAATGTACCTGAAATTAAAATAAGTTGGATTGGGGCTAGTAATATATGTAATAATATTGCATTTGATGTTAACAACGTTAGTCAGAGGGGTGCGCCTATACCTTTCTTCGCTAATCTTGGCGGGGGCGTAAGGAGTTTTGGAGGATCTGTCAGAGGAAGGAGTTTCAAAGGTATTTCAGGCAGACCTTCACTCTTGGAAGGCTCAACCGACACTTACCCGACGATGAACGGGGATTCTTTATCTGGGGGTAAAACTGGAGGGGCGCTCTCTGTGCAGTCTGGGAAGATAACTGATGGCGAGACCTTAACTTTCAAAGCTAAGGGGTATAGGGCAGGCTCGCATGTATTTGTAGTTACAAACACCTACGGTAACACGTCAGGCATATTCTCATCTGGTGGGGCTGGCGGAAGTATAACACCATTAGCATCTCCGTTCAGTTCTAGCTATGCACTAGGTACAGGTAGTGACCCTGCGGTGATTGATAAAATAAACATGTGGATTGACGCGCAAGGGCAGTTAAACATAAGGAATCTTGTAGGCTCAGACATAGTGTTCACAGTGTCGTTTTTAGGTTGATTTAGAAAAGCCCTTTAACTGGGGCTAATCCTATTTTTTAATCTTACTACCAATATCTACGGCAAAGTAAATCACTTAATCATCAATCTTGTTTTGTCTGCACTGCTGCGAGTTGTACCAAACCAGAACTGCATAGCGCTACCCCATTCCTTAACAACAACGCCAAGCAACATAAACAAAACCTCGCGACTTCCTGTAGGCACATCAACGTAAAACAACAAGAAAACTAGCAATGCTATAAGCACAGTTAAGCCAACACTTAAATAGGCTGGCATTTTACTTTGGCTGTGCGCTTGCCTTGCATTGGCTTTATCACCAAGCTCAGCCTGTAGTGTTTCCAGCTTAATTTGCTGCAATCTTGTTTTGTGTGTTAACTCTATTTCTTTTAACTTCACTTGCGATTCAGGATTGCCAACTAAAAAGCTATTAATCGCGTCTGGCGTGTTATCTGTGCCAAACTCAGACGATATTAGCGCACCAACACCCGCACCAGCAGGACCAAGTACAGAGCCTAACAGCGGAGCAAAATCAGCAACCTTTTTACCTAATTCAGACCAGTTCATACTAACAACACCCAAAAGAATAAAACCCATAACGCCGCACTTGCTGCAAACGCTCCGACAGTCCATCTATTTGCTTTCATTCTATAACCCTCCCAAAAATAAACACTAAATTAAAAAACACCGATACGCCTAGTAAAAACATATACCCGCGCTTTGAGTGATTAACTCTTTGTAACGCTCTTTGTAAATCATGTACGTTGTGCGGGTCACACTCTTGCACCTCTGTTTCAAGGTTTTCTGTGTCTATGTGGGCGGTCATACTAACAATTCATAAAAAAAAAAAAACTTTAAGCTCTCACCTAATCAAACAGGTGAGAGCTTTTTTATTACCTAAAATTTACCCCTCAACGAAAATAACCCTTGACTCCCACAATACCTTACTATAATATACCCTCATCGAAACAAAATACATCAACAGAAGGCTACCATTATGAACAAAATTAACTTCCTTAATACGGATTCTTTACAATATGATGAACAAGAACAACTCGTCGAACTAGCTAACCTGTTTGGAAAAGACGTCCTTGACCTAATACCATACCCTTTAATCAAGCAGAGAGCCTTTCTGTCGGCATCATTAGCACAATTCGAAGGAATGCTCTACTACGACTCAGAAAAGCCGCTACGATACTCTGACGGCTCTCTAGCTGCATCATTTGATTACCAACATAAAACTTTTATGCTTAATCTAACAATTAAAGCTTTACAAGAGGAATTGCACAGTGTAACCTCTAACATATTATTTATCTTACAGGAGAAAGGTTATGAATTTTGAATGGTGGAGTATTCCAGTTACAATGTTGTTGTTCTTTATTATAAGAGGTATCACTAGAACAATAAGCTATCGTAGTATCGTGAAGACTTCTTATGACGAGGATGTTCCTGTCCTGATAGGACTAAAAGGTTTCTTTTGGATGGTGTACTCCCCTAAGAAGTATGATATCGAGAAAGATTACAATTGGTTAAAGGTGAAAGCTGATATAAAGAAAGGTGTCCCTGAACAACTAGCTTTGTTACGTGAAAAGGTTATTGCCCTAGAGATGCTCCAGTATGAATACGAAAACTATCAATATGTAGACTTAGTGTGGAAGGATAAACAAAACGAGGACCAAAGTTTAGTTGTAGATTTGGATGAATACACTTCTTATAACTCACAGACAATGATAGCAATGGAAGAGGATTTTATTATCCAACAAGACTTTATTAACCTATTGGAGTCTATGAAAGAGTTGGAGGGAGATGAAAACGATGAAGATTTATGAGTGTGAGTTTGTTTTCACAAAGCAAGGTGATGTTTGTAAGGGTAGTTTTAGAATAGTTGTTGACATTCAAGTATACTATCCGTTATCATACGAGCAGATAAAAGAACGAGCGTACTATGAGGCTGCTAAAATAGACTTCCCTGATGAGTACAAAGACTACAACAAGATACAGAGTTTCTGTGTTAAACGTGAATACGAATTATAGGAGAATTATTATGATTGATTTAACCAAGGTAGAATTCGACATCCCAGCACACAAAGAGGTTTACCCTGATAAGATTCGTAAACTTTCTAAACGTAGACGTAAGCCTTGCAGTAAGAATCTAGGTGTGCTGGAGTACGGTAACTCTGCTATCGTTATAACCTTAGCTTATAACGTTACGTTATCAGATAAACTCACTGAATGGTGGGGGATTTGTTACCAAGTACACAACCTAAATTGGAATGTAGAACTATTCATTGAACCAGCAAAAGGTTATATTGAAGTAGTTATTTTTGAAGACACATGCTTCTATCGTGCAGATGATTTCCATTTAAAGAGTGTACAAGATGAACCAGAAACCTACTACCAAAAAGGAATCCAACTGCTACCAGAGTGTTTTCATGATTATGTGGTTGGTTTACGCCTAGAAGATTGGGACTACTCAGTTAACCCTGACCGTGTGACGGGTTAGTTTATGGAAAAGTATGAACACTTAAGGGAGAACGGGTGGAAACTTGCGTGGAAAGACCACCCCTTTTACGAAGGAGATGCTCCTATATCAAAGATGCATTCTAGGTTTGCAAAGAGAACTAGATTGGATGATAACGGTGGATCTCCTGTACCTAAAGAGGTAGAGTATAAACACAAGGTATCCTGTGAATGGTTGCGGCTTAGACTTGATCACACGGTACAATACACACGCAAATGGAACGACTATAAGATATACCAACTCTGTGCATTACAATTATATTTGAATGAGATAGAGACAGGCGGTTATAAAAGTGGTATCCTTAGCGGACAAGAGATGGCACTATTGATGCCGAAGAAATAAATTATAAAAGGAAGGATTATGCAGCAGTACAACAATATTGAAACAGGGTATATTACAACATCGAAGGATTTTTACCGTAGCACAACAATGGCCTTACGTGAAGAAGGGGTCAACGATGTTGTGGATGACTACTATTTAACAGATGGTCTATCTGATAGTGATAGTGTCTACGTTAACAGTGCGTTCTACGGTGACAGTTGTGATTACGTTTATAGTGATTGGAATTAGAGTATGGATAAGAGTAAAGTAATATACCAAGTCACAGATGACAGTTGGTGGGATGGTAGTGAGGATTGTCCTTGTTGCAGCGGACTAAAGTTTGAGTGTTACAATGCAGTTGATTGGTACCAAAATGGTAGTGCTTGCAGCAAAGAACAACTTTACAAGGATGTACTATTCCACTATGTAACTGGTGGTGAGTGTTACGAAGATAATCCATATGAGAATCATTATGAAGATGAGTTACTTATGTTTATGGATAGATTTAATATTAAGGTGGAGTGGTTATGATCATAGTAGATTTACAGTTACATAGGTTAGGTGTTATCGAAGGAGATGCTAAACGCCAACTAGAGGTTTATGTGGACTCAAGGTTGTTCAGTCAACGGAAGGATTATGACGAATACACAATAGATGTTAACGAGGTAAAGATTAGAATGGACATCAAGGATTTGTTTATATTATCCAATAGTTTTGATGTTCGTGTATGTGATGGTTGGGTAGAGTTGGAGGAGATGTTATGAGTGATAAGAAAACATTGTATTGTGTGAATAAATCAGGTGGTGTGCAACAGTGGTCTGTTTGGACAGAAGGTGATACTGTGATAGTTGAGCACGGTAAACTAGATGGTAAGTTGCAGCGTAAAGAGACTGTATGTACGCCAAAGAATCAAGGTCGTGCAAACGAGACAACACCTGAACAGCAAGCGGTATTAGAAGCACAATCAAAGTGGAATAAACAATACGACAAGTATTACCGTGAGACTGTCGAAGAAGCACGAGAGCTATTGACAGAAGGTGTTATGCTTGCACAGGATTATACTAAGAAACCTCATTTCTTGGAAGATGAATTCTATGTAAGTATGAAACTTGATGGATTACGCTGTAAAACGGTATTCGTGAATGGAGAACCTGAGTGGCACTCTCGTGGAGGGAAAAGATACCCTGTACCAACACACTTAGTCAAGCCTCTTAAGGATTTGCATAATAACACTGCAGTGTCTATGTTAGACGGAGAAGCTTATGTCCACGGAGAAAAGTTGCAGCGTATACAGTCTTGCGTTAAAAAGCCTAACGAATTAACACCTAGAGTTGAGTATATTATATTTGATATACCTATGTTAGATATGGAGTGGGAACAGAGGTTAGACGAACTAAATCTCATAAGTAATTTTACAACTAAAGAAAGTGGTGTTTATGTGATTGATCAAGACTTGGCTTGCAAGGATAACCTAAAGGATCTACTTTCTGACGCACTTATAAGAGGTTATGAGGGGTTGATTTTACGAAACAAAAAAGGGAACTATTTATTTCAAAACAAAAGATCTAATGATCTCCTTAAGTATAAAGTTATGCTTGATAGTGAAGCAAAAGTTATAAATTGTGAGTGCGATAAAAATGGACAAGGTTTGTTTACAATGGAATGGAAATCACCTTACAACAATGAGTTTGTTCAGTTCGAACTATCGATGAATGGTTCTCACGAAGAAAACACTTATGAAAAGTTAAGTAATCGTACAGGTGAGTGGGTTAACTTCCAATACCAAGATTACACTGAACTAGGTAAACCTACTTTTGCACGAGGTTTATACTTCCGTGGATGTGACTCACAAGGTAATCCTGTAGAATAAAAGTAAACACTTGTTGACTTATAGAACCACTCTGATAATATGAGCTTTATAAGTCAAATATAGTTAACCAGCAAAGGAGAATTTTATGATTAAATTATTACAGGCCAAAGAAGATATCTACTGGGAGGATAGTCTACCTGATCAAAAACCATTCTGCAAAAAGGGTGGTTGGAAAATCACACGATTCTCTAATCAAGATGAAAATACCTCTACCAAAAAGAGACCATTCGAGAACTGGAAGAGGGATATTGGATTAGGTAAGTTTATACGGTCAACAGCTAAATCTAATGCGATAATGTGTGTTATCGATGACATAAGTGGTTACTTAGATATCAAGAATAATCTATTCTATTACCACAAGAAACATCGAGGACAACACACTTATCTATGCTGCAAGGTAGAATCTAGCCTAGGTAAGGGTTGGCATTTCGTTCGTGAGAACAAGGATTCTTACTTAGTAAAAGCGTACACACCAGAAGAAAAAGGTATGGTTGCTAAGGAAGATGTTCTGGCATCGTTTAGTGTTCCTGTTGATAACAAAGATATCGAGCAGCAGGAGTCTTCTAAGGGCGAGGGGGAGGTTTCTTCGGCAGAGGCTAGTGTTTGGACAGATAAACACTATGACTTCACATACACGCTTACAGAGGAAGATATCGAGGCAGGTGAGATTAAGATCGATCCATACTTTGTTGCCGATCAATGGAAACTTGGTGAGAAGGATAATTCTGGTGTAATATTTCACATCCTGAAGACGTGTAGCAGATATAAATGTAAACACAAGGAAGAACGTGAGATTAAAGCTATCTACGGACAAATTAAACGTTTAGCTGAAATGCGTGGTGTCACATTGTGATACTTCTATTCATCACACAACTATTGGCATCGGGAGGTTACGTCATGTTACGTAGCCTTCAAGTGTTAAACATAACCAAGCAACAATGGTTGTGGATATTACCAACTAGTTTAGGCATTGCCACTTGTGAAGTATATGTGATATCATTGATTGCAGATAGCCACCTACCTAAACTAGGTTTAATTGTAGCTGCTGGTGTTGGTGGTACGGTGGGGTGTTTTGGTGCGATGTGGATTAGTCAGAAGTTTGGAGGTAAACGTGAAGATTGAATTAGAAAACGGTAAGTACACATATGTATTCGAGGAGTCCACTGGCAGACAGGAGGTTTATCGTCACGGTGAGTTGTGGCAGGATGAAACTGGTAATGGATTCTTGCTAGCAATGGCACAGCGGATCGAGAGTTTAGAGGATGAGCTTTATATGGTGGAAGGGTTTATGGAAAGTCAGGGTTTATAACAGAGGAGTTAATCAATGTGACTAACAGAGAGACAGATGATCCAGAAATACAAGAGTTGTACCGAAACCTAGTAGAAGCTTTAAATGAAGCCCAACAAGAATATGAGCGACTGAGAGATCTTCTGGACGAACTAGAGCTTGAAAGGCTTCATAGGGAGTTTGAGGAGGCCAAGAAAAACCTTGAACATCATAAGCACACAATGGAGTGGTTTGATTATACATATGTGGAGGGTAGAGTGTGAGTAAATTAGTTATCCATAGAATTGGTACAAAATCGCAGATGAAGTGTTTATTTCCAGAGGACACTGTATACTTGAACTTAAAACGTAGAAGTTTTGATGATATAAAAGGTATGCGTTTCTCAGAGGTGATCTCATGTAATGGGTGTACGGAAGAAGATGAGAGATTAGCTAAAGAATTTTTATTAGGAGGAGGGTAGTTTATGAGAGAAATAGCAAAGGTTAAGTTTACTGAGGAAGAGTTACAGGGTATCGCAGAGGATATCATTGGCACAGTGGATTATGATATTTATAAGGAAGATTGGGATAAGAGAGAGCTTCTCGGTGAAATTGAGAGTATTGTAAGTAAATGGGTTGAACAGTTGGAGGTGGTTTATGAGTAAAACAATTTGGTTTGCGTATGATAAAACCGAGAGTGGTGATGATTTTCAAGTAGGTGCGTGGAGTTTTGAGCCATCAGATAGTGTAGTGGCAGAAGTTATACTTGAGAAATATGATTGGCTTATTGAACCAGAGTATGTTTCCTTGCCAGCAGAAGATGCTTGTGAAGAGTCCTTAATTTATTGGGATGTAGTGTGCTTGGATATATTGGAGTAAGTTATGGGAATATTAGAACTACTGAGTAAGGTAGGAGAGGATAATCTTAGATTACAATTTATAAATAACTCAGTCATAGATGTTAAGGATAAAAAGGTAACTAAGGACACAGAGATTACTTTTGCCACGGCAGAGGTAAACACTAACCAATTGGTTAACGATACTGGAAAGGTAGGTATTGTTGTGTGGATAGATAGAGAAGACTACAACAAAAGTATTTAATTGAGGAGTAGGGTTTATGAAAGAATTGACACCGAAAGATTATATTAATTACGTAGTAATTACAGAAGTTTTAAAGGATAATGAAGACCTGTCACTAGTGGAAGGTACTATTGTTACCTTAGAGAATGCTACGAAGATTGCAGAAGATCCTTTAGAATATATAGAGGGTTGTGATTACGTGGATGAATATATCTACGAAGAGTTGAATTATACTTTCCGAGAGTCTGGTGAAGAGTGTAACCTGTACAGTAACCAGTCGTCCCGTCATTATGAGAGTGACTTCAAGGTTCGCCAGATAGAAGATAAGTGGATCGGGTGGACTTATTGGTATGGTGGAGGTAAACATGGCGAACCAGAGGCTATTGATTGGGTGAGTGATGCTGAATTCGTAGAGGTTGTATCGGAAGAAGTAGTTACTGTTGTGCAGAGAGTTTTTAAGCGTAAGTAGTTTTAATTGAGGAGAAGATATTTGAGCAATATTAAGTTAAAGAACAACCCAGAGTTAGTAGCGGCAATTGAAGCAGCATTGAATGCAGGTGACAGTGTGCGTGGGGCAGCCCGTGAGGTGTTAGGTAGTGAGAGTAAAGAAAGTACCATCCGTAGTGCTATCAAGCGTGGAGATGTAGTGGTTGGTGATAAACCAGAGCAACAGTTTAACCCTTTAGACGGTAATGTACGTATTTTGTACTTTGATATTGAAACAGCCCCACTTCGAGGAGCAGTTTGGAGTATGTGGCAGAATAACTTAGGTTTAAATCAAATAGAGACCGATTGGTTTATACTCAGCTATGCAGCACGTTGGAGTGGTGACCCCGAAGGTGAGGTTATGTATGAAGATTTACAAGGTTATGTGGATCAAGAAGACGATAGTAAACTCCTAGATAGTCTATGGAAGCTGCTAGATGAAGCTGATGTGGTTATTGGTCAAAACAGTAAGAAGTTTGATGCTAAAAAGATTAATGCTCGTTTTATAATGAACGGTTACACACCACCATCTAGTTATAAGCATATAGATACTTTACAGATGGCTAAGAGTAGTTTTGCTTTCACAAGTAACAAGTTAGAATATATGTCTGACAAATTATGCACCAAATATAAAAAGTTAACACACCAATCTTTTGCAGGGTATAAACTGTGGGCTGAATGTTTAAAAGATAACCCAGATGCTTGGGCAGAAATGAAAGTATATAATGAATATGATGTGCTATCTTTAGAAGAATTATACTTGAAACTGGCACCTTGGGATAAGAAACACGTTAACTTTAATTTGTTTAATGAAGGTGTAGATGTTGTTTGTCGTTGCGGGAGCACAGATATTGTAGAATATGGTTTCGCCTACACAGGAGTTTCTAAGTTCCAACGATACCGTTGTCGTGATTGCGGTGCAGAGTCTAGAGGTCGTACCAACTTATTCGATAAAGAGAAACGAGAATCATTACATATGAATATTGTTTAAATAATCATAGATAAACCTTACAAAAGGTAAGGTTTATCATTTTTCAAGGAGTGTACTATTGAGTGCGAATACGAGGGATGAAGAGGGACGTTTCATTAAAAAACATGGGATGATTAATACCAGATTTTACCACATATGGGAAGGTATGAAAGCTAGGTGTACAAGAGAGACTTGTAATGGTTATGAGTATTACGGAGGTAAAGGTATTACTTTCGATGAAAGTTGGTCTGATTTTAAACAATTTTATGACGATATGTATGAAGCATATCAGGATGGGCTCACCTTAGACCGATTAGATAACACTAAAGATTATAGTGTAGAGAATTGTAAGTGGTCTACTATCACTGAGCAGGTAAGAAATAAATCGGATAACAGAAAAGTAACGATCGAAGGGCTAACTTTGTGTCTATCTGAGTGGAGAATACACTTCAACTTAACAAAATCTATGGTTTATAAGAGAAACCTACGAGGGGAGTTAGGTTATCATTTACTAAGGCCAAGTAGACATCCTATAGTAGAAGGTTCTGATTATGGATTAAAAGGGTCTGTAGAAAAACTCAAACTAACCCTTGACACAGAACACCACCTATAATATTATACACACAACAGCAAGGGGTTGGCTCTTGCTATAATTACATTATAAAGGGGAATACTATGAACGAATATATCTATATGATAAAAGGCATCTTGTCTGGAGCATCAGACGAGGAGAAAGCACACTATGAAGAAGGTTACTCTGCTATAAAAGAACTACTTGCTGACGGAGATGACATCGCTATGTTAAAAAGTATGGGTATGCTAGTAGCTATTGCAGAGACAGGTATGTTTGACGAATAAGGAGAATACTATGAAATATTTGATGATGTTATTAGGCTGGTTAGGACTTATCTCAGGCAACCTATTCTGGATAGGACACGCTATCTATGAATTAATCAAAACTGATGCAGGGTTCTTTACTATTGTACTATCAAACTTAGGGTACTGGTTATTACACATGGCTGTATCGATTGTTTTATTGGTAGTAGGATATTACTTACTAGAAAAGAAATAACCCTTGACAACTAAAACCGCTCCTGTAAAATGGAGCACACTTATTACAAATAACACTAGCCTCTAAAGGAGAACACTATTATGAAACAGATTACACTTTACTCAGCAAAAACAACACCAGCTATCGAAGTAGCACCTGCTGCCCTGTACCAACCTTTAACGCAGCAACAGGACTCTAGTATTGGCCTAGTGGAACTATTTGAGGGTAAAACCCTGCAAGAAATCTCTCTGGCTGGTAATAACACCTTAGCGTTAAAGATTAAACATTCGGTTCGCAAGGAACCCAAACAAGACATCCTTGATGAAGAGTTATCTCTACGCTTGAAAGGTGATGAATCTCAAGAAACTGTTGCCAGAATTCAAGAGGAAATCTACCTTCAAGCAAAACGTCTATCTGGTGTAACACATAAAACTTTTATGGCATTTGTAAACTTTGATACCAACCAAGTACTCATTGATGCACCACGGAATGTTGCTGATGAAGGAATCTCTTTTATTCTGCAGAATGTTATCGGTAACAGTAGTGATTGTGAGTTTGAATTATTCAAACAAGAAGCTGCCCTGATGGAGAAGTTATTAACTCAGTATGTAGTAAAAGAATCCACTGTACCAGAACCGTTTATGCTTGGTGAGGTTACTAAGCTCGGTAAGAAGTCAGAGTTAGATAAAGCACCTAAGTCTGCAACAGTGAGTATTACCAAGGAGTATTGTGCTAGTGATGAAGTGTTAACCCACACATCAGCAGGTAAATACGTTAAGTTGATTGAGCTGGATTATGATGGTATTTTATCTTTACAACTAGATAATACATTCTTCATCAAAGGTGTTAAGTACTTCGAAAGTCTTAATCATAAGGATGATCCTGATGTTACCGAAAGTGTTAACTTTATGACAGAGTACACCGATAAACTAGCAGCTATCTATGCAGCGGTGGGTATTCTTCAAGGTGAGTTGGGTAAAGTATCTATCTAATGATAGGTTAATAGTTTAAAATAAAGGTTGCACACTGTGATGAGAGTTGTTACAATGTGCAACAAGATGATTTCTCTGCTACGGAGGTTTAATATGAAAATAAAATCTAATAGTTTAATAGTTAAGATGATTCAGAATAGTTTCTGGTTCATAGAAAAGAATATTGTACCAAAACCAACTACTTCATGCGGGTTGTTCTTAGCTGGTGTGGTGAGTGGCTTGTGGCATGTAGCGTACACTTTCATAATAGGTTTATTTTTAACAGGAGTTGGTTTTGCTTTAACCTTTTTAATCAGTGATATCGACTTGTTTGTGCACACCACTAACTTACCTTCTGTTTTAAGTTTAATTATTATGTTTGGGATGGTGGCTACAATGGTAATCGTGTTTGTAGTCATACCTCTTTTAATTATCACACTTATATTGGGCTGGTTAAGTAAGAAAGGCGTATTCTCAAAAGTAGTGCCTATGTTAAAGAAGATGTTTACTATGTTAACAGAAAACCCATTAACACGGAAACTATCTCTGTTGTGCAAAACTATCGACTACAAGGATAACTAATTATGAAGAATTTTATATTACTAATGAACAACTACTATCACAGCAGTGATAACTACACTAAGGAGTGGTATCGTGGACTTTGATAAGTGGTTCGATGCACAAGATTACGCTGACTATGATGGTTGCTATCAAGAGAAATATCTAGCTGCCCAAGATGCTTGGGATGAACAGGAAGCTCGTATCAAGCAGGTGATAGCAAGGTTGGAGAGTTACCCTACTTGTGCTAGTTGTTACGCTACTGTAGAGGAGTCTATTGCAGCAAGTAGTTTTAAGGAGGAGATGGTTTCTATTTTGCGAGAGGAGTTGTTGTGAACGAAGATGCTTATGAAGATTATTTGAGAGACAAAGTAGCACTAGAGGAATCTCTTGAAGAAATGGAATCTAGGTTAGTGTGGTTGTTGGATGACGTTGCGGATTTACGTAGTGATATAGAGTCTACACAGGAAGAACTAAATAGTTTGGGTGTAGAGGATTATTTTGAATGAGAGGAGGTGTTATGAGTTTTGAATTTATGGTTAGCGTAAAACTACCCTTAGAGGACGGGGTTATTTTGGTAGAAGAGAGTGATTGTATCACAGGACTTTCGATATCCTATAAGGAAGAAGGTTACAAGGTAGAGTTACATGCTCTGAGTAAGTCTCAATGGGAGAAGTTGAAACGTGCAGGGGATTATGTTTTTGGTGAGATTGGAGGTGATTGATTTGTGGAGATTATAGAGAGGAAAGAGGCTTTAGAGGCAGGTTTAATTAGATATTTTACTGGAGCTCTTTGTATTAAAGGCCACGTTGACGAGAGGGAGACTAATTCTGGGCAGTGTCTAAGTTGTAAGCGGGAGAGGACAAGAGCTTGGAGAAAAAGACCTGACAAAGATAAGTACAATGAAACTTATAATAAAGGTAAGCCCTTGCCTTCCGTAGAGTATTTAAAATCTATATTAAAATACGAACCTGAAACAGGGTGTTTGTTCTGGAAACCAAGGGAGGAATCTGCCTTCGATTCTAAGAGATCCTACTCATACTTTAAAACTAGATACGAGGGTGTATTAGCAGGACACTTAGCTGGCAACGGTTACACTGATCTTCGTATAGATAAAAGGTTAATGAAGGCACACAGGGTTATTTGGAAGATGGTTTATGGAGAAGATCCCCCTTATGGTATTGACCATATAAATGGTGACCGTAGTGACAACCGTATTAATAACTTAAGATTAGCAACACCACAAGAGAACGCCCGCAATACTATTAAATGGGCAGAGTCAGGTTACAAAGGTGTGATACATAAAGGTAATTGTTACTCAGCTTCTTGGACTATAAACGATAGTGGTTGCAAGGAGAGCGGTTTCGGTAGCGCGGTCGAAGCAGCAAAGTTTTATGACAAAATGGTGTATAAGGAGTTTGGTGAATTTGCAAAGTTAAACTTCCCAGAAGATTATGAGGAGGAATTATGAGTTTTGAAAACGCATTTGGTGATGTGTACGTAGGTCGTACATCTAAAGTAGAAGAAGATAACGAGGTACAAGAAAAGGTTTTTGTACGAGATGATTCAGATAATAAACTATTCCCTGAGATACAGGTTAAAGATTTAGCTACAATAACAGATAAGAATACACAATTAGTACTGGACGGTGATGGTGTTGTATGGAAATCTTGTTCTTCTGTAGAAAGCCTCTATATTGTATGTAAACACAAGGAGGAAGATTTTGAAGTTGAGTTAGATGGTATAACTAAATTTAAAGGGGCTGGTAAGAATATATCTGTAGATAGTTGGTTAGGGGTAGAGAACGTAAAACGGGAGGCCAAAGGTTTACCTTTATTTACAGCAGAGGATTTTGAGGTAACTCAGTGCAGTCGTCTTAATTACCATACAGAAGAAAAAGCCTTTGAGCAGGTACAAATAATTATAAGAACAAAGCTTAAATCTTTACGTCAACAATTTGGTATTGATAAGATAAAGTTTTGTATCGGTGAAGGTAAATCCTTTAGGGACGATCTGGACTTAGTTAAACCTTACAAAGGTACTCGCTCCCCTTTACGACCTATTCTACTTAAACGAGCTAGACAGTGGGTTTTAGATGTATTAGGAGGAGAATTGGCACCAGAAGGTTATGAAAATGATGATTGGGTTGAATGGTATGCAAACGAATCGTGGAAGGTTTATAAGAAAACAGGGGTCGCTCCTTATATTCTTTGCTGCGAAGATAAAGATGCTTTTTCAAACCCGAAAATTCTTACATCCTTTGGGGTACACTCAGGTAAAGATAATCCGAACCGAGGTAAATTCAAATACCCTCAGGCTTGGGTTGTAGAGGATACATCCACAAGTGTAGGGGGTTTAGATTTAATAGTTACAAGTAAGAAAGAACTTCGTGGACATGGTCTTAAGTGGTTGATTTCACAGGCTTTTTTAATCGGAGACAGCGCAGATTCGTACTTTGCACTAAAACATCTTAAAGATTATAAAACTAATTACGGTGATGTACAGGCTTACAAGGATTTTTCAGAGCTAAAAACACCTAAAGAGGTTTTACAGAAATCTGTTGATTTGTACTCGGAATTCTTCCCTTACGGTATACAGTACACCTCTCACAAAGGAGAAGATTTAGACGTAGATACTATGACGTATATGAATACATACTTCTTGGTGGCCTATATGACACGATCAGCTAATGACAAGATGGACTTCTATAAGCTATGTAAAGCTTTTAAAGTAGATACTTCTGCCATTGTCAACAACAATGAATGGACACCACCTTATGAAGTGTTTAATACCGAAGGTGCAGAAGAACTCACTAAGTCTGTGGTCAACTCTCTAGATGATACACTAGCAGAGGATTTTAAAGCTTATAAGTCGCTTAAGAAAGATGACGTTGTAGGTAAACACGCTTCGGCAGAAGATAAGATTAAGTTGATTAAAGAAGGCTTACTTGGTAAGATGTACGTCACTGTTCAACGAAACAAAAAGACTGGCGAAATACGTACTGTAACAAAGGATACTACTAATGACGAATAAGACACTACTGGACCACACGGTAGACTACGCTGATAAGCATGGTTACTCTACTGATGACCAAGAAGACTTGCACGAAACGTTTATTGAATGCTTATCAGAAGGTGTTGTACAATCTGATACAGAATCAGAACATCGTTGGTATGATGTACGTAGTTATGTACACAAGGTAACTATCGACAACGAGGAGCGCTACTTTAAGACGTTTGGCTACCACATCACAGGTGATAATTGTGCAGCAGATATGTACTTAGCTATGCCGAAGTTGTCTGAGGTATCAGAGGTGTTTCCTCGTGAAGTGGTTAAGGTGATTTATGAGTAGATTATATAAAAACTGGTTTGTGCATAACTGTATAGGCCACCCATTAATGTATTTTGCGGCAGTACTTTTCTCGGTAGAGTTATCTAAGAAAATACATGATGGAACTTTACCTGATAGGAAACATTATGACTAAGGTTTACAATCCCGAGGAGGTAAGGGTAACTATCCAAGGTAAGGAAGTTAAACCTTGTATAAATTACCACTTAAAACGTCCACTGTTGATGACTAGTGCTGATTGGAAAGAGACTCTCTGTCCTGAACTAGTTATACTTGACCCAGATGGATGGGATCGCTCTAACTACGAGTATTCTTTTAATGAAGAGTTAATTTCGGAAAAAGAATTTATTGGTAGGTTGATAGGGTCCACTGTTATGGTGGGTGGTTTATGAAGAAAGATAAATGTGGTTGCAGAAACTGTAGACTAACAGATAACTGTGGTGGTTATATGCCGTGTCTAGGTTTACCTCCATCTTCAACAGGCACACCTATGCCACCATGTAAACCACCTAAACAAGAAGGTTTATCTGAGTACAAAGCTCTCAAGAAGATGCTGGAACATTTCAAGGAGAAGAATGATAACACTAATGAAAGCTTAGCTGATTTTGGTGAGAGGAAACATTGCTCTCAATTAACAACAATTAACGTACAAGAGTTGAAAGATTATATGTTAACTATTTTAGAGAAGGAAATGAATTTATGAAACGACCTAACAAAGAGCAATTATCAGCAGCGTTATTATCACTATATAAGTCTACTTATGAGTTTAACACTATTGCAGGTAAAACTTTATCATCAGAATCTCTTGACTCACAGAAGGGTTTAGTTACCGAAGAAGTTAAAGAGATGATTATTGCGAAGATTACCTCTGATAGTATTGAATTTGTGGATGGTGTTATAGATGGTATTATAGTCTCCAGCTTTGCGGTTATGTGTCAAGATGGGGATACCACTCTGTTACAAGACGCACCTAAGTACATAAACCACGATAACAAGTCCCAGAATACCCTTGTTGGGGAGGCAGTGACTTACCTTCTTAATGAGGATTACCTTAACCTATTGGGTACACTGGAGGATTTAGCTTACTTAATGGAAGGTGATACTATCCACAACTTGTACAACATCTCAGAGAGTAATCTATCAAAGTATGTACCTGTTGAGTTAGTAGATGATCCTGATACCATTGCATTTGATATTGAATCACAAGGTCGTTACTCAGAGATTGAATACTCTGTGGCAAAGATGACTTGTGGAAAAGAGGTTTACGTGTTCACAGCGGGATATGATGTTGAGAACAAGAAAGCTTACCCTGTAGCAAAGGTAGTTAAACCAAAAGGTTTCTTTAAAGAGCCGCAACTTATACTATAAAGGGAAACACTATGAATAACAAAGAACAACTTATAACAGAAGCTATTGAGTTACGTAAGACTATCTATATGGACGGGGAGTGTATTTATCCAATATCATTGGAAGAAGGTACCCTGTTCTATTATAGTAGTGACCAGCTAGTAGTAGCAAATATCACCAATCATGAATTTGGAGAGGGTTAATTTGAAGATATTTGCTAACGATCAATCTTACTCTAATTTCGCAATAGTGGTTTTTGAAGATGGCATTCCCGTGGATAGGTTAGTATTGCACACAGGCGCAAACAACGATTCCAACAAGGGTAAACTATTCGGTAAGTATTTCGATACCGTCCAAGACCAATTGATGTATGTGAAACAAGGTTACAAGGATTTCTTCTTGAAACACCAACCAGATAAGCTTGTATTTGAAGGTTTGGCTTTTGGTGCAAAAGGTGATAGGGTGTTTCAGTTAGGTGGGTTGTTTTATCACATAACAACCTCTCTGTGTGAAGAAGGCTTTTTATCGTCAGAGGATATTATCACGGTTACACCTACAGAAGTGAAAGCTATAGCAAGGAAGGATTTACCTGAGGGTGACCAAGTTGCTCGTGATAAACAAGGTGAAGTTATTTATCTTAAATCTAAAAAGGCTAAGCTCAATCCGATGAAGGAGAAGAAGTGGATTAAGAAAGCACTGGAGAACACTGAACATTCTTGGTTACTAGAAGGTTACACAACCTCATCCAAAAGGGTTCATACTGGAGCTCATGATATCCCTGATGCTTACTACATAGGTAAAGCTTACATAGGTAAACTATGAGAACAAGAAAACGTAAGAAGATGAAAACTCCTGCTAAAGGGGTAACCTTGGATGATAAGTGGTTACGTAATGCTGCACAGGTTAAATCTTTCCGTGAGGAGATGTTAGCCTTGCAGCAAGGTTTATGTGCTATCACAAAGTATCCTATTGATACAGGTTGTCTCGACCACTGTCATACTAACGGTAAGGTGAGGGGTGTCTTGTGCTCAGAGGCTAATACTTTAGAAGGTAGGTTTTTATCTTTGTTCAAAAGGATGAAGGTTGGTGAGAAGTACAATATCACCTTTGAAGATTTCCTTATTAATATGGGAGCCTACCTAAAACAGGATAACTCTGACCAGAAGTACCACCATAAGTTTATGGAAGACTTCCGTAAGAAGGTCAACCGTTTGCTTAAGGAGGATATCCGTGTGATGTTGTTATCCGATTATGGTATAGATTCTCAAGGTGATAAAAGAGAGCTTGTACAGTTGTACACGCAGGCTTATGTAAATAGTTTAAATAGTTAGTTGACAACCCGTTTCTATGAGGGTATTATTCACTTCATGGAGACGGGATTTTCTGTTTCTTAGTATAGGAGAATTGTTATGAATAAGATTTTACAAGGTGTTGAGTTAGAATTAGTTAAACCTAAGAACTACCTTACTGTAGGGGAGAAGTACCAAGTGTTGTCTTTTGATAAATGGGAAGTGAGAATCAAAGATAATGATAACGATACCATGGCATTAGAGTATGATGAAATAGAAGAATACTTCAAAGTAGGTGAAGTACCTGCTGAACTAGAAGAAGCCTTGGTTGAGTGGAATGATGCTGTCAAAGAGTTAAATGCTCACGTGACAAAGGTTAATGCTCTTGCAAAAGGTACTGTGTTATCAGGGTATGTTTCTGAGGTAGTGTTATTAGATACCCCAGAAGATCTTGATGAATGGTACGAGAGTCGCTGTTAATAAAGGAGTGAATTATGATTATTATTGGTAGTGTATCAGCAATGGTTCATGGAGTGTTTGGAGATGACTATAAACCATCTGATACCGATATTATTGGTTCATATGAAGAAATGCAACGTTACATAGAGAATAACAAGGTTATCAGTGTTACACCTACGTCTGCCAATAGTAATCTTATTATTTTACAAGATAAATCTAAGGTAGAGTGGGAGATCTCTTGGGAAGGAAGTAGTGGTCATTTGTTACAAAAGGTGTTAAATAGTTTAAACGGGAAGGTTATGGCTCCACCAGAAGTATTGTATACTTTAAAGATGTCACATAGGTTCAAAAAGAACTCACCGCACTTCCGTAAAACCATGGATCATATAAAAGCGCTACGGGAGTATCTGTGTTCTGACGAGATACCTGAGTACTTACAGGAGTTCTACGACTTGCGTGTAAAGGAAACTTACGATTACAACCACCCTAGTTTAGATGTCAGTAAGGATGCTTTCTTTGCGGATGACGGGATACCTTATGAGTATGACCACGATTCTTTACACGAAGCTATTCGTATTCTAGGTAAACCTGCTTACACGTATTTTAAACCTGACGATAAAGAAGTTTACTGCTCTAAGGAGATGTTCTACCAGCAACCTTATTACATACAACTTCTAAGTGTGGTAGAGGAAGCTATGGTTTTGACTTTAGAGCGTAGTCTTATCCCAAACAAGTTTAACCCTGATGCAGATAAGATGTTCCGTTATGCTTTAATGAAGGTGTGTACAAGTATAACATCTGGTTGGTGGAGAGACTTTGCTTGGGAGAATTATGATGAAGCGTTGGGTTATTATAAGAGTTTAGGTAAAAACTACTTGTACAATAGCTTCAAACAAGGTAAATTGTCTGGAAAGATTAAACCGTTTAAATAGGAGAATACAATGAACAAAGAAATCTACCTCAAGAAGAGTACTCTTGGACTGACAGAAATCATCTCTGTTGCAAGCAACAAGGTAATTAAACGTTGCAAAAGTAGTACTGCTGTGGCACAATACATTGTAGATGAAGGTTTAGTTTTAATTAAGAAAGGAGAATAATATGGAACGATGTGAACAATTTAAACAAGGTGAATTAGCTTACCGTAATCAAGAATCTTACAAGGCAAACTCATCTGCTGCATGGATTAATGGTTATACTGAGGAAGAACGTCTTAGCTCTTGTGGATTCAGCAACTACCCTTGGAACCGAAGTGGTGTTGTGGCTAGTAGTCAATACGGTGGTAAAGATAACTTTATTCACACACGACAAAACACTGTTCGAAATGGAGATTAGGTATGAAATTTAAAACTTTTCTAGAGGATGATATTGTTTGTACATCAGACCCGTACTATGATATATTTGACGGAGGGTATATTTGCCCTTTTAAACTTATTGAAGATGATCAGGAGGCTAGGAAAATACAGGAGGCTATTGATTTAGTAGCTTTATTTCTAGCTGAGGCAGAAAATGCAGGTGTAGTAGAGGTAAACTAATGTCACCTAGAGATTTCATTTCGTATGCTGTTCACTGTGGTGAAACGGTGTTATATTCTGAAACAGAAGATACTTGGTACTATTGGAAAGACATCTGTGAGTATCTGAATGCCTCTGAGGCAGAGATGATCCTACGCTTACCAAGAAGTTTTGAGTTTAAAGGACATCCTCTGTACGGTGTAAGTAGTTACGAAGAGGAAGCCATGATTGTTTTAAGAGGACTGGGAGATTAACATGTTTGATTGGATTTTAAAATTATTCAAGAAGAAACCTAAAAAGAAAACTTATAAGAAGAGTGACTTCACAAAGTATCGTTATCGTAAAGGACAACGAGAGTATTATTGTGAACAAACTAATGAGTGGCTGTACTGGTATTTACTAGTAGATTTAGTTACTGATGAAGAAGATAACCTTATTAGTTTGGAGACTTTTGATGAACGAAAGGATTTGGATTTCAAGAATGAAGGTTTCACCTCACAGGAGGTTATTGAAGGGGCACAAAGATATACTTCAACAGATAGTTATAAGTCCGCAATAGAGACTATCATGGAAGATAACGCTAGTAGAAACAGTAGAACATCTTCATCAGAGGGGTATAGTAGCTATGGGAGTTCTAGTAGCAGTAGTGACTACGATTCTTACAGTTCAAGTTCTTCATCGTCTAGTTATGACTCAGGCAGCTCAAGTAGTTTTGATTAAAGGAGATTGGTATTGATTAATAGTGTAGATAAGCAATATAACGATTTAGGTAAGTCTTTATTAGAAGATGGTACTTGGGTTGAGAATAAACGTACTGGTAAAAAGTGCCTTACTGGAGAAACAGTAATATTTACCTACGATTTACGTACAGATAATTTTCCTATTATTACATCTAGACAAGCACCTTTCAAACTAGGGGTAGCTGAAATACTTGGTTATTGGCAAGGTAAGACTAGCGCTGCAGATTTCCGAAAGCTTGGCACAAAGAGTTGGGATGCTAATGCTAACCTTAATAAGTCTTGGTTAGAGAACCCTAATCGTGAAGGTGAAGATTCGTTAGGTAAAGTGTATGGTTACTTTGGTCATAACTTTGGAGGAGTAAATCAATTCTTAAAAGTATATAATAACTTAAAGGATGGTATCGATGATCGAGGAGAGATTATTACTTACTGGAAGCCTGACCAATTTGATGAAGGTTGCTTGCGCCCTTGCTTACACTCTATTCAGTTCAATCTGCTAGGAGAAGAACTGCATATGACAGCAACACAGAGGTCGTGTGATGTACCACTTGGGTTGGTAGCAAATACTCAAGAGTGTTGGATTATGTTAGAGTTGATGGCTCGTATTACAGGTAACAAGGTTGGTAAGGTAACTCATGTCATAAATCAACCTCATATCTATGAAGACCAGATAGGTAATTTTACAATGCAGATGAAACGGGGGTATGTTGAGTGTAAACCCAAGCTAACTATTTGTGAGAGTATTCAAACTTGGGAAGACATAATGGAACTGGAAAACACAGATAAGTTTACCTTGACAAACTATGAACACCTTGGTAAGATTAGTTTTCCATTTAGCGAATAGAGGTATTTATGAACCAAGATATTATTGATTGGTTAGAAGGTAACTGGGAGAAAACCCAAGACGACTACTGTGGTTATGGGGAGCCTAGATACGATTACACCCTTAGTGGAGAGAAAGGTGAGTTAGAATACCACCCCAAGACAGGTATTTTGTACATTTGGAGTGGCTTAGGACTTAGTGACTCTTACGGTTACGAAGTCCAAGTACAAGACCTAGCACACCTTATTCAACTGGAAGCATTGTTATGATTAAAGCAATATTATGTGTTGACAAACAAGGTGCTATCGGTCAGAATGGTGACATGCCTTGGGGACGAAGTTTCCCTAAGGATTTAGCATATTTCAAGAAGGTTACCTCTGAAGGTATAGTTGTTATGGGGAGTAAAACTTGGAAGAGTTTACCATTCTACCCGAAAGGTCTGCCTAAACGTGATAACTATGTACTAACCACTCAAGGTAGAGGCCAACAAGGTGACGGTGTTATAAAGTTGGACGGAGATTTATTTTCTAAGTGTATTACTTCTGGTGAGAGTATATTCAACCACAAAGATACTTGGGTTGTGGGTGGTGCATCTATCTACGAACAGTTCGCTGACATGATTGATGAGTGGCACATAACAACGATAGATAACATCTATCCAGAAGCGGATACTTTCTTTAAAGTGGACTTGACAAACTTCGAGGATACTTTACAATACTCGGATGTAGGTAACGGAGATGTTGATGCAACCGTTAGTGTTTATAGGAGAAAACGATAGCACTTGCTAACCACAAAAACCTATTGACAAATAGTAGTATACGTGAAATAATAGCTACCCTTTGGAAATAAAGAGAACTATAGTAGTGTATAAGATTTCAGAAGTAATAACCAACAATGTAGTAGAAGGAGGTATTATGAAGCAATATTGGGAGGTCTTAGGCTTCCAGAGTGTTTATGAGTACATGGGTTGGAAATTCATGAACGGAGAAGAAACTGCGGCAGACGAGATAATGTCTAATAACCCAGAGTTTGGTCAGATTAACAAAGAACAACAATCAGAAGTAGGAGTAATATATGAAGCAGTGTAATTTTCCAGTAGAACTTAATGGTGAAGAAGAAATCAACCAATTGCATAATTTAGTCACTTGTTTCATCGAAACAAACCAGAAGGTTACTCCATCAGGAAGTTTCATTATGACAGGGGAGATTCGTGAAGCAAAGGATTTACTTAGTAAACTGGAGAACTCTGTTGATAACTATGTACTAATTCACGAAGAAGATGTTTTATTTATGCAAGGGAAGGTGTGATTAATGGTAAAAAATTACTTAGGTATTAACATAGATTATTCTCGTGATAGTATTATCCCTGAGCAAGGTTACGCTATGTTAACCAAAAAGGGTTTCTATAAAAAGGGTAATGAGAAGTCACCACAGGAGAGTTTTGCCCGTGCAGCTACTTGTTTCTCTTACGGAGATTTAGAGTTAGCACAGAGAATTTACGATGCAGTATCTAAACAATGGTTTACCTTTGCATCTCCAGTTTTATCTAATGCAATAGAGCATATCTACCCTGAAAAGTTAGAGTTTTCTGATGTTGTAGGTTACCTAAAATCTAAGGTTAAAGCAGAGGGTTTGCCTATTTCTTGTTTCCTATCGTACATACCTGATACACGAGAAGGGTTAGTTAACACTAGAGCGGAAACTTCTTGGCTATCTATGATGGGTGGCGGTGTAGGTCTGTATGCAGGTATGCGAAGCGTAGATGAGAAATCTACGGGTGTGATGGCACATATGAGGGGTTATGATTCTGATGCTAAGGCGTATAAACAAGGTGAGACTCGTAGGGGCAGTTACGCTGCGTACCTGCCGATAGATCACCCTGAGATACTTAACTTTATAGATATGAGAAACCCAGTAGGTGGAGATCCCAACCTAAAATGTTTTAATTTAAACAATGGCGTTAATATCACAGATAAGTTTATGGAAGCTATGGTGAAGGGTGAAGATTACGAGCTGATAGACCCTAAACATGGTGCAACAGGTAGATTTATTTCTGCAAGGGATGTTTGGCACAAGCTGTTAGAGGTTCGTAAAGATACAGGAGAACCTTACTTGGAGTTCATTGATACTGTTAATAAGAATCTACCCACTTGGATAACCAACAAAGGGTACTACGTTTCCCAGTCAAATTTATGTAATGAAATACAGTTGATGACAGACGAGGACAGGACTGCTGTCTGTTGTTTATCATCTTTAAACTTAGACAAGTTCGATGAGTGGAAAGATACATCTCTAGTTGCAGACTTGGTAACTATGTTAGATAATGTACTGGAGTATTTTATTGCTTTAGCACCCGAAGTATTAGAACGAGCCATTTACTCTGCTAAACAAGAAAGGGCTATAGGATTAGGAACGTTAGGTTTTGCAAGTTACTTACAAGGTAAGAGCATACCTTTCGAATCGGGGGGTTTTAATAGTGCGGTACAAGAGAATTATAAAATTTACAAGAAGATAAAAGATAGTGCGGTAAAAGCTAGTCTGGTTTTAGGGAAAGAACGAGGAGAAGCTCCTGATTGTGAAGGTAGTGGTATGCGTAACTCACACTTAATGGCTATTGCCCCTAATGCTAGTAGTAGTTCCTTGATCAATGTCAGCCCTAGCATAGAACCTTTAGCGGGGATAGCTTTCACTGCACAAGGCCGTTCAGGGTCATTCTTAATTAAGAACAATCACTTTAATAAGTTGATAAATGAATATGCAAAAGTTAATGAGTTAGGTAGTGTATGGATAGACCAACAATGGAAAATCATTATAAACGATAACGGATCTGTACAAAGTTTACCTTGGTTATCTGAACACGATAAGAAGGTTTACAAGACCTCCTCGGAGATAGATCAACGATGGGTTATAGAACACGCTAGTGTACGTCAACCGCTTGTTTGTCAAGGGCAGAGTGTAAATCTAGCCATACGACCTGATGCTACAGCACAACAAGTTAGTGACCTACATTTCTCGGCATGGAAAAAAGGTTTAAAAGGTCTGTACTATTATCGAACAAGCAGTAAGGTTAAAGCTAAAGTAGGGGATGGGACAGAGAAACCTCTTAACGCGGTGTCAGTGAAACCAACTTTTGATAATGATGATAATGAATGTTTAGCATGTGAGGGATAATATGAGTAGTATTTTTGATAAAAGTGAGAGTTACCGTCCGTTTAAGTATCCATATCTTATGGAGTCAGTAGAGCGTCATGTAGTAGATTTATACTGGGAAGTTCATCAATTAGACTTCAGTGATGATGTTAAACAATATTATTCTAAAGACGGTATGAAGACATTAAACGTACCTCATGAGACTAACAAACAAATCTTAACTAAGGTTTTAAACTTGTTTACCCAGATGGATATCGCAGCAGGAGAGTTGTACTGCCAATTACTACCTTACGTAGGTAATAATGAAGTCAGGAACTGGTTTATGGTTGCGGCAGCAAGAGAATCTACCCACCAGAGATGTTATGCAGCAGCGGTAGAGGCTCTTTCTTTTCCAGAATCTTCTTGGACGGAATTTATGAAGTTCAAAGAAATGCAGGATAAGCTAGATGTTATGTATGGAGGGGAAGATACAGACCCCTCTACTAAAGTAGGTTTCATGAAGACACTAGCTCGTTTGTTTTTAGCTGAGGGTATTTGCCTGTTCGGGGCATTTGCTTCTATGTTGAACCTTCGTAGGTTTGGTCTGATGCAAGGTACTAACAAGGTAAATGAGTGGTCACTTCGAGACGAAGAAGAGCATGTAGATAACAACATGAAAATCTTTTTGAAAGAGTTAGAGAACTTTAATAAAGAGGATAAACGTGAAATTATGAACTACGTTAAGAAGATTATAAAGTCCTATGTTGAAGCGGAGCACTTGTTCCTAGACCTAGTATACGAGATCGGTGATCAAGAGGATATGACTAAAGCAGATATGAAGACTTACATTAAGTATCTTGCAAATCTTAGAATGAAACAACTAGGTTGGAAACCTGTTTATGAAGATGTGAGTAACCCTCTTACTTGGATGGACTGGGTTTTATCTGGTAAGAAGCACACTAACTTCTTTGAAGAGCGTGTAGCAGACTATAGTCACGATACTTTAAAAGGTTCTGTTGATTATGGGTCTTATAGTCTACAACTAGATATTAGTTCTGTGGAAACAGCAACAGTGCTACCTAAAGATGTCTTGACAGTATATAGTACAGGATGGTGTGGTTATTGTAACTCCTTAAAAGATTTCTTAGATGAAAACCTAATAACTTATAGGGTGGTAGATGTAGACAGTTTAGATAACTTTGGTTATAAGACTATACCTCAGGTGTTCGAAGGTAATACTCATATAGGTGGTTATAAAGAGACGGTGGCATACTACACCACGTAGTTTATAAGGAGAACACTAATGACCAAAGAAACACTAGCACAAGAAGCAGCCTCCACGGTAACTAATAGATACCTGCCACAACTAGAAGCTATTGAGAAGCAGCATGACGATTTGTTAACTTCGTTAAAAGAGGAACTATCCTTGGATGAGGAAACCTATGCTAAACTGGAAAACTTTGTTGTGGCAGTGGGGTTATCTACACGTGACCTAATAGAACCTCTGTGGCAGGATGTCTGTATTGCAGAGGAAGAAGCTTTGTCTGACAAACGGAAACTAGTTAAGAGTAAAATAGCTATTGCAGGATTAAAAACAGCTATCGGTAACTTTGAGGCTATTGTGAAATGAACACCTTAACTTGTGTAGGAGATTTACGTGAGTGTTACACTCACAATGATTCTTTTGCGTACTTTAAGTATTTCCCTTTATCAGGAGTGATACGCTGTCATAGCAGAATGAATATGTTTAAGGTTTTACATCTACTGGGTACGTGTGGTATCGATGTGGATTGGAATAAAACTAATATAATGACTTTTGTTATACAGCTACCACCTCTTTGTGACGAACAAGATGACATAGTGATTACACAACTGTTAGATTTCTGTCAACCTTATGAGGATATTATCTCTAGTGAGAAATATAAAAACAATGTTGACAACAGAACAGGGCGTATGTTACAGTGGAGTTCACTAAAGGTGCAAATGAGCAATATGATAAGTAGTAAATCCTTTGATAGAGTTAAGACTGCTAATTGGTTTAACTCTTTCAACATAGAAACTATTCGACCAGAAGAACCTTTGATGATAGTGTCTACTAAAAGTAAGGCTACTATTGTTGACGAAGGTAAGAAGTGGTTAGAGAGACTTTATGCAGAAGGGAAGCTTATCAAGTACACTAAAGATGAACTTAAAACTAAACTGGAGAAGTATGGTAAATCGAAGTAGTAAACGCAAAGGTGATTTTGAGGAAGAAGATGATTCTAAATTCCTCAAAAAGGATTCTGGTAAAAGTAAACGTCTTTCCGATAAGAAACGTAGGAAAGCTCAGCGACTACTTAAACGTAGTTTTGAATAACACAACAAAAGGTATAATAGTATGAAAGATGACTACGAACCTTTAGGTTCAACAGGGACCATCATTAAGCCTGTACATTTGAGTGATGACCAAGGACTAGACTACTTAGGCAGTGAATTCACAGGTCCATAAGGTTTCATTAGATCGGAATTATATATTGAACAAGGATGTTCTATTTTAATAGGGGGTGTTGACATCGAGATTGAGGTTTGTTAGTATTTAGATAACGCCTTGCTAAGCGGCGAACGTAGTGAGTCCGTTTTAGCAACTTGTTATCCGTTTATGCTCAATAATGAGCAAGTTTAATTTTAAATAATATAGAAGGAAAATTAATATGTACGTGATTACACAAGAGAATAAGTTGGTGGAAATTAAGGGTAGTTTTGAAGAACAGCTAAAAACTCTTAATATTAAAGCCGTACTCTTAACGAACCCACAAGATCCACTAAACCGTTTCAGTAACCAAATCCTTTCATGGTGCGGTCAGAAACGACCTAAAGATGATTACGAGAGTATTCTTCAAAGTGCCCAAGCTCTTCAACACGAACAGTAGGGTTGAACTGAAACTTATAATCGTATTCAACAGATAAAACTCTCATGTAACAAGAGTCGATGTTTATAATATCATTGGTTCTAGGGAGATAATTGAAATACATTTCCGTTTCAAACATATCAACCCAAGTGCTTGATCTCTTAGTTTCAAAAGTTATGTTGAATACCGTTTCTTCATTGTAACTAATCATTTTAATTTCCTTATTAATTTAGGGATTGTAGCTAACACTACAGAGTACCAAGAGTATCACACTACTCTGAACGTGTGAAACGTATAACACCTCAATAAGAGGCACGGTGAAGGAGCGTAGCGAGCTGTTACGTGTCCTTCTTAATTGTCTTGTTATATGCTTTTTAAATAAAGCTACCAAGACTTAATTTTATTTAGCAGTTATTACAGGGTATTATGCAATTTTCTAAAATGGAATTGTTAAGTGGAAGATTTAATTAAAGAAGTGTTTAATAAAATAGTCTGGATAATACTACCTGTTATAGGAGGCGCAGTGTTCGTAGGATTACTAAGTAGGTACCGATTTAGGAAAGAATTTAAAAGGAAAGAGGATAGTTTAACTAGCATACAAAACCTATACAACACTTTATGTTGGAATAAATACAACCCTTGTGGTGACACTGCCGTTTGTAGTTATGAGTATGCAGGTCAGTTTTGCTGGGATGACTTACGGGGATGGGTCAAATTTTCCTTGTTTTCTTATGGGACAAAAGACAAAGAAGCTTTGCGGAGGTTTTTAAAATTTGAGAACTCTTTCGTAGATATGGGAGATATATTTGAAATACCCGTAGACGAAGCTATAAAGAAGGTTGAGAACTTAGCAATAAACCACTTCTATTGTATGGAGGTTATGTATAATTTTGGGAAGTTTGGGACTAACAATGACGAGAGTAAAGAACTTAAACGGTTCCCTTTTATATCCAATACTTCAGAAGCTTTTAAACTCTACCAAAAGAAGTATGATAAGGGGACTAACTTAGAGGATCATTCCCACTTAATGGATTTACTGAAAAAGTGTGAAAAACCTCTTGAATGAGACGTATTCTCAGGATTAGAGGAGCATATAACGCCTTGCTAAGCGGCGAACGTAGTGAGTCCGTTTTAGCAACTTGTTATCCGTTTATGTTCAATAGTGAGCAAGTTTAATTTTAAATAATATAGAAGGAAAATAATATGAATGATGTAACAGATAAAGCCCTTTTTGATTTGAAGATGTTTAAAGATATTGTGTCTCAAATGGAAAATACTTTAGAAAACCGCTATGAGATAAATAAATTAATATTATCCGCCCAAAAACAAGGAAAAGCCCTTGATACTAAAGTGTTAGATACAGAGGAGTTTGCATTGAACGTCTCAGAAGCTATAGACCAGTTTTTATCTTATTCCAAATTTGAAACTTTTCTTGGTGAAGTTCGCTAGACTCTTTCTCGTAAGATAAAAGTTCATCTATGGCAGAAGCTTTGTAACCAGAAGTACGATACTTCTTTTGTAATTTAGGTATTTCCTCATCCACAATATCTAAACGTGAATTGATTTCATCTATTCTCGGTTCGTATTGTCTCTACAGCTTATATTCTTGGGTGTTCATTTTTAATTTCCTTATTAATTTAGGGATTGTAGCTAACACTACAGAGTACCAAGAGTATCACACTACTCTGAACGTGTGAAACGTATAACGCTTGGTTAACAAGTGAGCGTAGCGAATCTTCGTTGAATCACTTGTTATATAACAATTAAGAATGAGGATATTGTGATTACTGGTAGTAAGTGTTAAAGTTTGTTACACAATGTTCAGTAAAGTTGATAGAGTATGAAAGGAGAAGTTTATGAGTGAAGAATATACAAACGTTGGCACAGAAGGTCATTGTGATTACGAACAACCCGAGTTGACACAAGAAGTTGTAGATGAAGAAGCAGTTAAGCTACGTAATTTGTGGAATGATAAAGTTACCGAGAGTGGATTATCCCAGAGTGTGTTTATTACTAAGAATGAGGATGGGTTTGCTACAGAGTTTTTATCTTTGTACCAAGCAGCTAAGGAGCACGTAGAGAGTTTAGGCTTGATTATACCAGTTATCGTGGAAGGTGTTGAGGTTAAAGTAGATGAGTGACACAACTAGGATAAAGATATTCCTGATAACAGTAAACCTAATGGTAAAAGTGTTACCTAAAGAGTACAGGAATAAAACTTTTATTAAGAATATGGTTGATATAGGGTGGATTAAATTATATGAGTAGTAAAATACTAAACGCTTACAAGGAATCACCTGATTACGTACAGACTTTTATTGACCAAACTATCAAGGCAGAAGGGGGTTACGTTAATAATAAGGACGATTCTGGTGGTGAAACCAACTATGGTATTACATACCAAACGGCTATGAACTTTGGCTACGAGTGGGTACACTATAATTGGAATGGTGACATCACATCAATGCCGTTGGCATTCGCACAGGATGTTTACGCATACGAATACTACTACCGACCGAAAATCTACTTGGTGGCAGAAGAGTCTTCTTTGTTAGCGAAAGAGTTATTTGATACAGGCGTTAACACTGGTAGCCGAACACCTATCAAGTGGATACAACGTATCCTGAATGTGCTCAACAATAAAGGTGAGTATTATTCTGATATAGAGGTTGACGGATACCTAGGAAGTGATACTATTAATGCTTACAGAGGTCTTTGTTATAAGAGAGGTAATGCTGCAGCAGAGAATGTAGTGTACAATGGACTTAATGCGATGCAATCTGTTCATTATATAGAACTAGCGGAAAAACGTGAAAAAGATGAAACCTTTGTATATGGGCAACTATTGCATCGCGTGGATTATCAACCGTTCTAGGGGTGTGTTATGGGTGATTGGTGGGAACGGTATAGTTGCATTAAAAGTGATATTTTTGTAAACGTTTATCGCCAGTTTGAAAGTGCGGAAGATTTCGAGGAGTTCCTTATGGAACAAGAAGGTTATTATTATTGGGCGATTAGCGGACGGAAACTTCATTTACATCATGGTGCTCAATTTATACTAGACTTATACGAAAAGGGTAAGCTATGAATGGATTATGGGTAATTTGGGGTTTGGTAGTATTCTTGTTAATCCTTAATATGCTGACAGGTGGCCAATTTTATGTAGTGTACGCTGCGGCAGGTTTCGTAATACAAGCTGTCATGATAGCAACGAGTGTTATTTTAAAGGAGATTAAGAATGTTAAAAAAGATTAAAGAGTTTATAACTAGTTATGGTTTTATGTCAGCAATAGGTATCACCTTCATGCTAGTAAGCTTAGGTCAAGAGGGAGTAGAAGGAGGTGTTACATTCTTAACAGGTGTGATTATCTGTTACCTAGAGGATATCATTGTTGAATTAAAAAGAATTAACGGCAGTAAGTAGTTTTCATATTAATTATAGTTGAGAGGTAATAAGAATGGCGCGTAAAAGAAATAACAATCAAGGTCAACAAGTAACTCGACACTCAAACCGTAAAGGTGGGAAGCGTAATAAAGAAACTGTAGTACAGGATCGGTGGGAGAAGAAAGAGGAGAAGGGTCGTGTCATCAAAGAGAAATTTGAGGAATCTAGGAAGATCGCACCTCTGGTAGCTAAAACTGAAAACCAGAAGATCGCTCTTAAAGCACTAAGAGAAAAGCAATTAGTAATACTCTCTAAGAGCGCTGGTACTGGTAAATCCGAGCTTTGTGTTTGGTGGGCTTGCCATCAATGGTTGACTGGGGCTTGTGATAACATTGTTATTACTAGACCTGATAAAGGTTTAGGGGAGACTTATCCAGTTCCGGGGAATGATGCGGCTAAAATATTAACGTTCTTGTACCCTCTCTTGTTGAAAATGAAGAAATACCTAGGTACAGGTATTCTGAGGAATAATCTTCAACTAGAAGATGTAGATGTTCTATTTAAAGAGGCTAAAGGTATCCAGATAGTTTCTATGGCTAAGTTAGGCGGTATGTCTTTCTCTGATAAGACTATCGTCATTGCTGACGAAGTTCAATCTGCTACAATAGCTCAAGTAAAAGCGTTAGCAACAAGGGCTGAGGAAGGATGTCAAATATTAATCACAGGAGACTCTACACAGACCCCAATCAAGGGACAAGAGAATGGGTTGGATTACCTCGAACGTAAGTTGAAAGAAAATCCACATAAAGAAGCACAAGTGGTTCAATTTACTCCTGAGGATTGTTGTAGGTACGGTATTTCTAAACACCTTACTCGTGTATTTGAAGAAGATGGTACTTGGTAGGAGGACAACTATGAACGCAAAAGAATTTATCGGCTTGAACACTCAAGTCATACCAAAACTACAGGCTGCCCTAGACAAACTGGAGGACGGAAACGTTGTTGTACAATTACGACCTATGCGACCTAACACCACTGTCTACGGTATATCTTCTGTTGATGGAGCACCTCCTTATGAAGCGTATGAACTTTATAACGATGGTAACTCCGCGACTTGGCAATACCTTGGTATGACACAATAATAATTGCAGTATAATTTTAATTTTGAGGAGAAGTATAATATGCAAGATAATCATTTCGTAGAGACATTTAAAGTCCAGTCATACCCTAGCACTCTGGCGTATGATATATTTATTGATGAGACTATTAGTTCTCCCGAGTACTACCGTAATGTTATTAATGTACTTAATCGGGCAGCAGAAGGTGATGTGTTGAACGTGTACCTTAATACCGTAGGGGGTTATGTTAGTTCTTCATCTGCTATCACCGCAGCGATGGATCAATGTAAGGGGCACATAGTGGTCCACATGGCTGCGGAGGTATGTTCTGCGGGTACTATGATTGCCCTGCATGGTAATGAGTGGGTTGTTGGTGACGGTATTTGCTTTATGTGTCACAACATCAGCTTCGGATGTGGGGGCAGTGCTGAAAAGGTTAAAGACCATCATGATTTTATTCAAGCGTGGAATAAGAGCCTACTGGAACGGGAGTATAGCGGATTCCTTACCCCAGAAGAAATAACTAATATGTTCACTAATGGTAAGGAATACTGGTTTAACGCTGAAGAAGTTAAATCACGCCTGACGAGCTTTGTTAAATACCATGAAACCAAACACAACCAAGCACTAGAGGACTCTTACACTCAGCAGTTTGCTGAGGAGGACGCTATGGTAGAAGAAGCTCTGGCTGCCTTGCAAATACCTGTTGCTGAACGTGAAGTGTTTGATAAGATCTCATCTCAACTGGAAGACTATTTCTCACAGGAACAACCTACTGCAAAGGAAATTCCTGTTGTTTCAGAGGAAACAGCTAGTATGCTCCAAGAGGTAGTTGAAACTCTAACGGCTGCAGAAGATGAACAGGTTATTGAGATAACCAATGGTGACAACTACTTCTTGCTGCACTACCGTTATGACGAAGAAGATGAAGTTGTTGAATTGGAGTTACAAACAGAAGATGATGAGCTTATCGTCATAAGTAAGTATGCACTTGAGGATTATGATAAGATTTTCTTGCACAACCTAGCTAAATCTATTGGAGCTAAACACTCTCATAATTCAGGGAAGCCCCGTTTGATTGAGAACATTGTTACTTATTTAGAAGGGTTGGTTGAATGAGTGAGATAACTGGAGTAGAATGTGAGTCGGCGGTGAGGTAGTTGTTGTAAAAGGTGATGCATTTCACTATAAACGCGTAGGTAAGGTAATATCTCTGCATTTAGGAGATGAACTGACTATAGAAGATGTGTATTTGGTAAAGGAAGTTATCGAATTATATGAAGACTTAATATCCGTAAATTAAAATAACCAGTTGACAACCAAAAACCTCTTTGCTAAAGTATACTCTACTTGGTGAAGGGGTTTTATTGTATAAGGGGTAGAATTATGAGTATTGTAAAGAAGGTTAACTCTACAGGAGGTAGGTTATTCTTTGTGTCAGATATACACGGAGAAATAGATGTACTTTTAAAAGCATTATTTGAAGTGGGTTTCTCTTTCGGAGAGGATACTTTAGTCTGTGCGGGAGATTTAATTGATAGAGGTAGCCAGTCCTTAAAAACTTTAGATTGGTTCTTAATAAAAGAAAATTCAGGTAGCGTACACACTGTGATAGGTAATCATGACTTGTTTGCAATAGAGAATAACCATGCAAGTAATTGTGATTTGTGGGTTATGAATGGAGGTACGTGGGCTTTTCAAGAACTGTTACAAGAGGAACGGGACTGCTATGGGATAATGTTATCAGAATTACCTGTAGCAATTGAAGTATTGCATGAGGGTTATACCATTGGTGTCACTCATGCTTCTGTCCCGCAAGAATTTACAAGTTGGGAAGATTATAAGAGTGCTCTTGAAGATGGTAATGATGATCTGGTGCATGAGACTGTGTGGGACAGGTCTTTTATAGAACACCACGATTACCATAAAGATAATCATTTGTCAGGGGTGTTTGCTACTGTCCACGGACACACTCCTGTAAAGAATCCTGCTATGGTTGGTAACAGGTTTCATATAGATACAGGGTTGGTTTATGGTAAATACCTTTCTTTGGTAGAGTTTGATAAAGGTACATTCACTGTATTTAAGTTCAATATAGATGGGAGGTTATATGAGAAAAAGAGATAGAATCAAATCAATCACACCTTTAATATTTGTTGCTATGTGGACATACTTATTATCGCAGATGGGAATTTCTGTTGAAGGTGGTAAATCTGTTGTAGTGGTAGGTATATGGGCGGTGCTTGTCTTAGGTAGTATTATAATCACCGATAAAGGTTTTGACTTATTTGATAAGAATGATAACGAGGAGGATGAATGAGTAGTCCAAACACTAAACGTAACCCAGAAGCTCAGATTGAGAAGAATGAGTTGTACTCTACACCAACCATAGCTATGGAAAGTTTACACTCTCAGTACCCTTCGGTACTAGATAAGTTCAACGTGTTCTATGAAAACTCTGATGGCATGGGGCAGATTTCTGATTACCTAGAGTCTATCGGTAAAAAGGTGTACCGAGCGGATATAGTGGATTACAGAGGGAAGTTAAACTTCAAGGAAGACTTCCTTAAACGGGAAGCACTACCTGCTGATGTAGAGTGTATTATTATGAACCCACCTTTCACTTTGACAGAGGAATTCATGGATAAGAGTTTATCTCTGTGTCCAAATGTGATAATGTTCAACAGGACTTCTACGATAGCTAGTATTGGTCGTGGTAAGAAGTTTAACTCGGGCGAGTGGCCTTGCACACAGATGTATCAGTTTGCATTCAGAGTGAGTTGCCCTAAGGGTGTAGATATGGAACCCTCCGCTAACAGTGTAGATTATGCATTCTATGTGTTCAACCGTTATTCTGAGGGTGATACTGTTTTAAAGTGGATTGTTAAATAAGAGGAGAATAATTATGAGCACAACGCATGTAGCAAAGTTAATCTATGGTATCAAAGAAGCAGATGCAAAGTTCTACTGTGAACAAGACAGACTTGATTTGAAGGATGATTGTGAGGTAAGCTTAGTGTCTTATTTTTACGATGTAGGACTATTCGGGGTAGAGTTGGAGTCTTCGGAAGAAGGGTGTTTAACCTCGATAGATATGGACACTTTTATGCAAGAGAGTAGTTTATCTGATGTAATAGAGAACTACTCAAAGTGTAAAGTATACCTTTGTGTAACAAGTTATTAGGAGAACAATAATGTTAAATTTACAAGGTTTTGCTGAGACAGGGGATTACCTGAAAGTAGACAATAGTTATTGGTTGTGTATTAAGGATGCAGGTTTGTACGAAATCAATGGAGTGCGTAAAGATGTTTATATTGGTTATGGAGGGAAAGCTAGTCAATTTATATTATCAGAAGAACCCGTATTACGAAAAGTTATTATTGGTAGACGAGAACTGACTCATTATGAACATGAAGGTGAAACTCTCACAGTACAAGAGTACCAAAGTATCAACAATAAGCATCTTGATGAAGATGGTGACCGATATTACCCGTCTTTAGAGGTAGAGTTAGAGCATCGCAAAGAATTAGAGCATATCTACAAGTTCAAGGCAGTTTATAATCAGCACGAAGATACCTATGAGGATATAGAAACTCGTTGTGTAGGGGATGTTGTTGATACAGGCAGTCGTTTTATAGAGAATGCATTATCTTACGGAAAAGCTACTTTTAGTAATAGTAGATTCTACCGTGTAGACTTGAGTGGTATAACAGCTTCGGAGTTATCGGCATTTGTTGACGAATACAACCTTAAAGATAAGTATAGCAACTCTACCCACAGTAATGTACACTTTGCACAGATTGACAACCAGTATGTTATGACTGATCTACCTTATAGTCACAAAGATAAATTCACAATGGTAACCACTCTTGAGGAAGCTACTAAATTAGAAAATGATGCTCGTGCAGAAGTACGTTCTCATTTGAATATGAAAGTGTTAGGCGGTAACTACGGATTGCATGGTAAAACCCTAACCGATACTTATAGTAAGGTTGAGCAGTGGATGAATACTTTACAAGAGTTAGATGTTAAGGTTAAGTCTGATACCAAGAAAAGAGGACTTCGTAATAGTATGAACAAGTTCAAGGCTGAGTTAAAAGAAATCTTGGAGAAGCAGCTATGAACCTAACACTAGAAGACCTGATGACAGCAAACGCTAATGGTAGCTTAGAATCCTTATTGTTAGGTTATGGGATGCTTCCGTTGGATGTGTTAAAATTCGCGTTGGGAGAGGTTGCCCCTCAAATAGAAGCACTGGAAGATGAAATGGATAGCTTATTGGAAACTTTAGCCAACCATTTGTATGAATAATACTTAATATAAGCTATGTAGAAGCCGTTAGTTACCTTTGGTAATATGATGGCTTACCTCAGAGGAGTTTTACTCTAATACATAGCTTAACATAAGTATAATAACCACAATTACATAGGAGATTGTTATGGAAGAAGAAAACAAGGTTAGAAAGTTTAGATTGGTTGATAAGCAGGGGTTCTTAGGTGCACATAGTTACAACTCATCACTATTAAATGAGGTGAACTCGGACATATTCTCTGGTACTGTTGACGAAGAAGGTCACTTGATTAATCGGGACATAAGTAATGCTAGTTTAATTACCACAAACGAATTCCAATTCTTCGAAGAAATCACCGATGAACAGGAAACTCCTGCCCTAGAAGAAACCTTGTACTGGCAGGAAGACCAACCTTTAACAGCAGGACTTATTGTTGGTAAGAATTGTTCTGGTGACAGAGAGTTCTTTGTTAAATATGTAGGTGATTATTATGTAGTGTTATCTGATAAGCGGGAAGAAACAACCTCCACAATTAGCAATCTACGTAGCCTAGTGAAATCTGATAAAGATGTAATCTTTGATGAGGTGTTATCTTTGTGGAAGAGTCAATCGCTGGATAATGCTTATGATAACAAAAGTAGTGTTGTGCATCTGGAAAGTTTCTTTAATATAGTGTACCAAGTTATGAAAGGAGAGAGCTAACGCTCTCTTTCTTTTAGTACGTCAGCTACCACCTCACACCTAATTTGTGATTCACTCTTCAAATACCCTTCTTGGTACATTTGAGCTTCCATTTTAGCAGATACCCTCTCTTGTACAGTGAGTTCTTCCTCGGGTGTGAGAGTCCTAGGTGATAAGGTACTCTCCTCCTTTAACAAAGACTCTTTTTGCACCCGTTGTCTTTCCTTGTTAAGAAAATCTTCCTTTGCCTGCAGTAATGCTTCCTGTAATTCTTTAAACTTATCTTCTTGCATAAATACTCCTTTGTTTGTAGAATAAAGTTTATTGTAACAGTAATGACCTTTGTATGTCAAATATAGCTATACAGAGATTAATTTATAAATAAGGGTTGACTTAGTAGACAGGGTTTATTATAGTAGAGGAAATCAATCAAGAGGAGATAATTATGAGAATATTAGAGCTTGAGACAAGCACGGGACTATTGGAATTAGTCTGGAAAGATGAATTTTATGAGGGTATGTTTGCTGTATCAGGAGATACCACAACATTACTATACAAAGGTAAAGAGTTCCTTGTTGAAACAGGAATATCAGACCTAAAAAAGACAATCTTCCCTCCTGTAGCAGAAGATCTTAGTAGTGATAGTGTCAGTTTAGCAGGGATGATTACTTTTGTAAATGGAAGTCCTGTGGTCGACAAGGATACCTTAACAGGGTTGCTCAGTATTAACATAGCTTCAGATAATTGGCTAGAGAGTGAGACTTCCATGAAGAAATGGAACAACCCTTCTACTAGCTTCCACTTCAATAGTGCAGCGGAGTCAGAGGAGTGGGCAGACTTAATAGATGTAGCTTATATACCGGAAGAGAGTAGTTTTAGATTAATATTCAGTCAACATGATATGGAAGCCAACAGAAGGGGTAATGTAGATTTTGAATTCATGGAAATGGTGTACGAAATTTTCGGAACTGACACTAAAAAAGGTAAGTTAAATGGTGTTGCGGAATATGAATTCCCTCTAGGTAGTTTTCAGGTGATACGTAAGAAGACTATAAAGTTAATACTGGATTACACAAAAAGTTATCAGTTGTGTTGTGGTTGGGATGCAAGCTATTACTGTCCGCATCATACACACCCTGATGAGAGGATTTAAATTATGAAGCAGTACATCCATATCAATCAACATGAAATCAGGGCTAACGTTAAACGTCCTGTTGAAGAACAGAAACCAGTTATCACATGTAAAACTTACAAGAGTAATGAATACTACAACAATGTGAAAATTATGCATGAAGGGGTTTGTGTGGCAGAAGTTAAGTACTCTCCTAATAAACCTCTTAGTTGTGGAGCTAGAGTTTGGGTAGAGTTGAACACCGATGTTACAACTATTGAAGGAGAATAATTATGAAAATAAATAACACTTATACACTGGAACACAAGAATGGGTATTGGCTTGTTGGTGAAATGAAAACTTCTGAGGAAGGTAAAACCTACAAGGGGCAAGTAAAAACTTATCCATCCCTAGAGAAAGCAACTCTGTTCCTAGAAGATAACAATGTAACCAAGAATCTTATTGATGAAGTGGCAGCTAAAGTTTACCAAGAGTACCAGTTGGAACAGAGTAGGTTGTTCTTTGTAGAGAAGCAACGTAATCAACGTAGAAAGGAGAAGACTAGTGGAGTTTAACGGGGCTGTACTGGTTGATAACAAGAAAATTCAATCAGCTATCGAAAATTACCTTGGAGTTAAAACTGAATACTTAGCAGAAGAAAAACGCTGCCAAGAGGTACTAGCTGCACAAATAGATACCTTATCTTGGTGGGAGAAATTCTGGATAGCCGATTACGATGATTGGGGGAAGGTATACCATACTAAGTACGACCACTTATTTGCAATAAAAGACCATAAGTATTATGGAAGCTGGTTATATCGTTTCTATAAGATAGGTTTGTTGTCTAAAGATACCTTGGATAAGTATCGTTCGGTAGAAGAATACGATAGTCATTGGAGTAAAAGAAACTTAGCAGGTACATTGGAAACTTTTATATCAGCAGGAGAACCTGTTTACTTGAATGAAGAACAAGCTAAGTTTGTGGTAGATTTTTGTGTAGAGGAGAACTCACGGTGATAAACAAACTATGGCAACAAATAAAATCCCTGTTCACCGAGAAAACCACTACCGTGTATATGCTTAAACGTGTAGATAAATACTACGGGTTGCAAGGGTGTAGCTATATTAAGAAGACAGTGTTAGTTAGCACAGATAGTACATTCGATTACAGGGTAAGTATGATGGTAGTGAACAAATTGCAAAGGGAGGGTTGGTTCATTGTGACGAATGAGAGATTTGATAGTGTGGAGGGTTTATGACTAAAAGTAAAACCACCGAGGATATAATCAAACTTGCAGCAGACTTAACTTATTTGAAAAGTGAGTTGGAAGTGGAAAACAGACTTTGGGGTAGCTGTGCTGATGGATATGTCACCTTGGATACACTAATTGAATATTGCAAAGAGAATGATTATCTTTTAGAACATATTATCAAGGTGGCAAGGGAGGTCAACAAAGGGTGAAAACTTTATTAAACAATAAGCCTCCACCTAAGAATAGAGACTTCCTTGGTCTAGTAGACCACCAAACTCGTTACTGGGATATATTCTTTTATGGGAGGAAAGAGGATGGTTTACGTAAAGCTGAATTTGTTGACAGAGGACTATTTAGTATGCCAAAACTACTGGGTTGGGTAGAGTTACCTGATATAGAGGATGTGTGAATGACTAAAAACAAAGAATATGTTACTAGGTGGACGTATTTATGGAGTGTACAACCCTACCACAAAGAAGTTCTGGTGTACTCATGGTGCTTGGGAAGGTGATATTAAAATTATTGACGATAATACTTGCATCTTGTTCAAAGAGGTTGTAACATATGAAGTTATAGATGAGATACCAGAAGATTACAATTATACATAGGAGAGGGTTATGGAAACTAAAGAACAAGCTTGTGATAAGATAGTTTCACTAAAAGATGGAGAGCATTGTTATTTCAATATGTTTCAAGATGGAGGTGCTGTTGTGTACAAATGTAACGGGATGTACCTACTGTTTGAGATAACCCAATATGGAATAAATGAGTTCTACGAGGGGACGTATTTCGAGAATCAGGTGGGTGTTATGGTAGACAAGGGTTTTAGTTGGACTTGAGTTTAGTGAACGTTATGAGAAGCTGATTAAGTAGGAGGATAATTATGGATTACAAGTATACAAGTGATAAAGGTAATAACATTTGGTTAATGCAGGGCGATTGTTTGGAGCGGATGAAAGAGATTCCTGATGGAAGTGTGGATATGATTATGTGCGATCCTCCTTATGGGAAGATTTCCTGTAAATGGGACAGTGTAATACCACTCGAACCTATGTGGGAGCAGTTGAAGCGAATCATTAAGCCTAACGGGGCAATTGTTATAACTGCCGCGCAACCGTTTACCAGCGTGTTGGTTTCAAGTAATTTGAAAATGTTTAAATATGACTGGGTTTGGAAGAAACCTAAAGGAACAGGACACTTAAACGCTAAGAAACAGCCTATGAGGGATAAAGAGGATATAATTGTTTTCTATCAGAAGCAGTGTACCTATAACCCGCAAATGCTTGTTGGTACTCCTTATAAGGATAAAGCGGGTAAAGACCATTCAGATGTATCCAGTATGACAAATAGTTATGGTAGCTATACAAACAAGCGTAATGATAATACAGGCTTCAGATATCCTAAACAAGTGCAGGATTTCCCTGTTGTAGAGCGCAACACCATACATCCAACACAAAAACCAGTTGCTCTAATGGAGTACCTAATAAAAACCTACACTAATGGAGGTGAAACTATCTTAGATTTTACAATGGGTAGTGGGTCTACTATCAAGGCAGCAAACAACCTCAACAGAAATGCTATTGGTATAGAAATGGGGCACTGTGAGAAGAAAGGACATGAGTACGAAGGTATGGAGTGGACAGATGTGGTACGTGATTGTGTGAAGTAATTACATTGTAGGAGTTAATATGATTAAGAAATTACTAGGTTATCTAGGTTACAAAGTATTCACTAAACAAGAGTACGATAATTTAACAACACAAATAGCTGTTTGCGGCAAGTACTACAGGCCTGTTGCGGGAGATGGCTACCACAATGAGGGTAGAAGCGTAACAGTAACCCTATCTGAAATGAGTAACATTTGCTTAGTGGAGAATTGTATCTGGGATGATGTTCAAGATAAGATTTATGGTGTAAAATGATAGATGCTCCTTCGGGAGCTTTTATTGTTTCGAGGAGGAAAGGATAGTATGAGAGAAAAAATAGTAGTAAAAGATAACAAGACAACACACAGGTTAATCAACAGTGATTTCTTTGCTAGGGTTGATCACATCCCACTTATATGGTATAATCAATTTTAATATTAAGTAAGTGGGACATATGTGTAAGAAATCTACAGAAGAAACAGAGCAATTGATAATAGACTCTTATGTTGAAGGAGAGACCTCTCTAAGAGAAGTGGCAGAGATTTGTAAGACTGACCATCACAGAGTTAAGAGGGTTTTAGAAAAATTTGGAATTACAATAGTTAAAGCTAAAAGAAAACCTTTTTCATCTGAACATAGGAAAAAATTAAGTGATATAGCTAAAGGCAGACCTTCTTGGGCCAAAGGTAAGAAAATGCCTAAAGAGTCCTTATATAAAAACATGGCTTCCCATTTAAGGTTCGATGTAGGGTGGGAGTGGTTATCAAGATACGAAGATATTGAGAAATTGAAGTTCTTAAACAGGTCTATAACTAACAGAGATAATAGGTGGATTATAAGTACAGAAGATTATAAAGTCTTTATAGAGAGATTTTACTATTGCGAGCAGTTTAATAAATTGTACTTCAAGTGGTTAGGCACTAATGATAAATACCTGAAACCTTCTATAGACCATGTTGTACCTAAAGCTAAGGGAGGTAGTAACACTATATCTAACTTACAGTTCTTAACTTGGTTCGAGAATAGGTGTAAAAATGACCTATCACAAGTAGAGTGGGATTTAATAAAAAGTAATTTAGGAGATTACTTACTGTCTGTATAGATTAGTGTTATGTAGAAATAGAAGCCCTCGTGATTGAGGGCTTTTTGTTGTCTGAAGTTTAATCTTGTTCTCTGTAATATAAATCAAAATTATAACCTGCATAGCCTTGACTTTTGTTAGCTTCATATATCTTACCTGATACATAAATAATCACATCTTCCAATAACTCTTGTTCTTCTAAAACAACTCCGTAGTGATCAATCATATCTTTCAACTGTTCAATTTTATTCTGCATATAACCACTCCTCTAATAATGTCTGCATTCTACTACTAAAAACTAATAACTGCATAGGTATACCTTGCCTTATACTTCCCCTAAAGACCCACTGCAGCATTTCCGAAAGTGCATACAGGTCTGAGTTGAAAATAACCCCTCTCTCCTTCAAATAGTTAATCTCGACAGGACGTTTGTAAACATTCACTGTGTACAAAGCTAATGTGTGGTCTCTGTACTCATTAACAGCTTTCTTATTCCAAGGTACATAAGGGTCAATACCTCCTCTGGGGGTTTGTTTATAACCTTTACCAGCTAATCTCCCTTTGTAACTTTTATATGTTGTCCAGAACACACTACCACTCTTAGCTTTAGTTCTATTGATAGTGCTTTCCATAATCCTTCTTATAGTTTGCGTAGCTTCGGAGTCCTCATCCTTACTACCATCCTTAGTGCAGTTCCTATCATACCATCCAACAGAGAACATAGTTTCTATACTACGATTAGCGCCCTTCTTACGGTAACTCTCGGTAAAAACACCTAGAGCTGTAGATTTAAGTATACAAAGATTCTCCCTTATAACATTCTTTATCTCTTCCTCTGGGCGTAAGCCCATCACATTATGAGGTACGTACTTATATGAAATATCATTCTTCTTCATCCAAGAGCACATAATACTCCCTTCAAATAAATACGACATAACGTACACATCCTCTAACTCTTTCAATAGTAGCGGAGGATATTCCCACACCAAAATATTATCCTTGTACTTATACAAACTTTCTGTTTGACATAATCTCATAATATTATAATAAGGGTTCTTGTTTGTTATCTCATTACCACACCATAAAAGCTTGCCATCATCTTCTACCTGCAACCAACCCCCTGCTACAAGGAGTTCCAGACTATCAATATCTAAATCTTCATACTGAGATATACAATCCAACGCTTCATCTATAATCAAAGTATACTTACCATCCAACATAAGTTGCACACATTCTTTATCAAAAGCTTTGAAAGATTCGTGTGTGGTTGAAATATTAACACCCTTTCTTATGAGGTCTTTTATGTTCTCCTTCTTACCTTGACCCAAGTTCTTAGGCATACAAAAGTTTAACTCAGGCAGTTCCTCATGTATACGACCTTTAACAGGTTTTTCTTTACCACTACCACCGTCCCCAACTTCACTAAGGAATAAAGAAACATATAAAAATCTAGCTGTACTATCCTTTTGTGTCCCCTCCCTCATATGGGAAAACATACCTGTTGTCTTACCACTACCCATGATAGCGTCTATAATCTTAACTGGATATTCCTTACCTTGCACATTACCTCCTACTATAATTAATCTAAAACTACCTCATTTGTTACATTGTATCAGATTAATTAGAAATATACAACTACTGATTTCTAAGAATACTGTGTTTGTTAGAAGCTGATTTCTAAGAATAAAATATTACACAAATCCACAACTTTGTTGACAGTGGTCGTCTTCCAGACAGGTAGACTCTAGATAGAACTAAAATATATACACTTAGTATATCTTTCTTATAACAAGGGTAGTCTACAGAGTGCATAAACACTAGCTATTAGAAACTAGGTAGAAGCAATATGCTAAAAATATCTATCAAATATCTAACTTATACTCACCTCCTCAAATAGCTTACCACTATAAACTACGTTTATAAAATATCAAATATACATAAGCATATGCTTATACGTTATATCCCTTTTTCTCAAATATGCAAAATATTCTAAAAATTTAAAATTCCAATGTTAAAAATGGGGGCATGTTTCTGGTAACACCAGATGAAAATATATACTGGGGTGTAGGGAGAGCTTATGGGATAGCCAACGGCTATGAGGGAGTGTTATGTTATCACGTAGTGATAGAGTGGGGTCTATATGTTGATAGGTAGTACAATGTGAGAGGGGGTTCTATTGGATAAACGTAGTTTATGAGGAGTTACCTTTTTGCTAAGTTGTTGATAAGTAGCTTAAAAGCCATTAAGCACCAGATACATACCGTTAACAACCCATTAACCTAATTCCAAAATATGAACACCCCCTGTTAACATATCAACTCTATCAATCAATAAGACTCTATCGATTGATTAAATCAATCATGAATAACTATCCATTACATTAGAAGTTTCTAATTTAACATAATACACATTATAGGTAGTGTTACATCACATAAAATAAACATCCACATATAACGAATAACTATTCACATAGATTAAATCTATACAAAACACCTCCCTTATACATTACATGTATACCAAACAACCTTTACATAAATGTAACATTTATAAAGAGTCTATTGATTATAATGGAATTGTTAATAAAGTGGGAGTTTATTGTTAACACGTAGTGTTAGTGGGAGTTTTGTGACAGATGTGATCTGTAAAGGGGGTTTACAGTAACACTACGTGTTGAGTTGGTGCTTTTGATTTGTTAAACACCTACTATAAAACTAAACATCCCTTTCACAATATAAACTCTACTCTATAAACTACGTTTATAAATAGGCTCCCTTATATACATTACATGTATACAAAACTTACACTGTTACATTATCACGCTGCTACAGGGTAGCCCCTTCTATAAGATGTCATCTTATGAATAAGCTATTACATATAGATAACATCTATAAAAGAGTACCACTATATAAACGTAGTTTATGTCCTTGTATTTGGTCGATTGATTTTTTATTAATATGTTATCTTTGTTATCTGATTTATTGATTGTTATTTTTGTTATGTATGAACCCTTACTTATAACCGTTGGTTATATAGTTAACTCTTTGATTAACTTGTATTTTGATATGCAATAAAGGTTTATATGTATAACCTTTGGTTATAACAAAGTTGTTATGATTAGCGAGGCAGTTGACAATTGTTACAATGTAACAAACAAGGGTATTTTGACGGGGTTAATTTACTATTTGATTAGTGTGTATTTGGTCGGATCAAATCCTAGGTGTCTGTATGCGATTCTAACGGGTTTTTAGTTTTACCCTAGTACTAGTATGTATTAAAAGAGATCTCTATTTTACATTAGGTTAACATTTTATTAACATTTGATTTACACATAGTATGCAAACCTTGTGCCAGAATTTTATATAACAGGCAACAAAAAACCCCACTATTAAAGCAGGGCTATTATTTATAAACGTTGTTTATTGTGAGTAATATAATTAAGATTAATTCCTAGCTTTTACCCAATCAGACAGTATTCCTGATTCATAAGCATCCTTAAATACTCCAGCAGCATCATGAGGTACTACAACAAAACCTTCATTTTCAGCCAATCCTTTCTCAATATGGCTTTTTGCTGTAAAAATTAAAGCTTGACTCATATTAACCATAAATACATCTTTTGTATTATCTTTTGCATATTTCTGTGCTTGTAACGATTTCATAATTTGCCCCTATTATAAACTATCTAATTCTCGTGCTAAAAGTTTAAGCTGAGAAAAATCTTCTCTTACTTCAGTACCATCTAATTCCGCACACCATCTTATTTGACCTTGTGCATTTTCATACTTAAAGATCTCAAACTGCCCGTACTTGTATTGCCCCTCTGATACTTTAACTAACTCAGATTGTAAGTGTGTTTTATTGATTTGATGAGTTTTCATTTCACGACCTTAATATTTAATAAAGCAGTATTGCTTCGATAGAGTGATCATCTCATATCTAAATAAGATGATCAACACTTTTGAGCAAATAAACTTAAATTAAGTCGAATGTATCAACATCGTACTAATTGTCATTTAAGCACTAGCTCTATAAAACCATGAATTATCTTCAGCAGGGTAAGCCCTTAGGTATTTACCTTTGTATTTAATCCAGTTCCCATCCCCTATATTATACATAACACTTTCATCACCTATGCCCCACAAAGTACGCTCTACAACTGTTGATACTTCGACTTTTTTAATCGAGTTATTAGATGGTTGTTTTACTTCACTAATCTCTACAAAAACTCTGCCGCAATTATATTTTTTCATAATGTAAACCTTAATTAAAATGTAAGTTGTCTTAACTCTAAGTTGTAAAAACGTTGTTCCGTTTCGATATAGTGATCATCTCATATCTAAATTTTAATAACAACCTCTTTATGCAAATAAACCTAAATTAATTTCAATAAATAGTTATCCACAAGTGGACCCTTCTGTTGTGGATAAAATCCCCGAGTTATGCACAATAACGTGTCAAGTATTATTTTTGTGGATAACCCTGTGGATAAGTGTGCGATTTGAAGAGATCTCTTTGAAGTAATACCATTGGCAGGGTAAACACTAAAACGGCTTAGGATGCGTTACAGGGCGTTATATCGTATGTGTATATTTATACAGTGTTTTTACTTAGATTCTGTTAACATAACCTGGTCCACACTACCATATTAAAATCAACTGTTATTTTATACAGTAGACTACATAATAGCAGGTGAACAACAATAGTTGATAAACACAACCAATAAACCGGATTACTATACTATCAATAAAACCGCTCACTATACCAAAAAGCCCCACTATAAAAGTAGGGTTATTTTGTTGGCGGGGTTACTCTATTAACTATCCCCTTATTAATGGTTTAAATTTACACTATCTAACTTTTCATTATTTAATAAAGACCTGTGTACCCTTACAGATGTTTTATTATATCCGTTAAACTCATCTATATTGATTATGGTTGCCCAGTCCTCACAATGTAACACAATAAAATTACCATAACCTAATGATATTAATTTGTTAGACAAACTCCCATCATTATTAATAGCAGGTTCATTAAAGCGGTGTTCGTTATCTGTATAAAACTTTTCATTATCCATAATAACCCCCGTTAATACTCTAAATTGATTTGATATTCACATTCACGTGCAATCTGTGTGTCTTGTTCTGTAGGTGTTAACTTTTCAGCCTTAATCAACGCTTTAACATCCTGTGTGTACTGTCTTAACTCTTCTACAGTTGAATAATCACAAACAGTTAATGCAATACCTTTGCCGTTTTTGTTTGTTTCTAAACAACTTCCATCGTTTAAGCCATGTTCAACTAGCAGCCTATGGAACATGGTTACCTTTTCGTTGTCCTTTTGTGTGCCATTTGAGTTAATCCAAATAGTATGTTTACTGATTTCTAAATACATGGTAAAAACCTTTTATTAAATGTTTAATTAGTTTACAAGGCAATTGTAAGGTTATATTTTTAACCTGTCAACGTTTAATTTAATTAAATCACAGCTTCATATTTAGCCGCTAAGCCCCTTACAAGCTCATAAATACTATCATCGGCATTGACACCCCTTAGCGCCTTATAAACGTCCTGTATAGCCTTGTGTAACTCTTCTAAGCTAATGATCCCGCTGATGTATAATGTCTCTTTAGATAACAATGAGATTATCAAGGTATTAATAGTTGTTTGCATGGTATTTGCCTCTTGTATGGTGGTAGCGACTAGTTAAAGCCGCTTTGATTAGTTGGTTATAGTTTGCTGATTAATTCAAGTTCTAATAAAGCAATTGCATATTGTGTGCCGTTAGGATCACGTTCTTGAAGTGCCTTTTTTGCGCCTGATTTTATAATAGCTAAACCATCTTGATCCGCTTCATTAATAAACTTATTTGTACGTACAACTGTTTTAGCTGATAAAGTTTTCATAGTATATCTCTTTAAATTAAAAGCTCTTGCCTTATTGCCTGAGCCAGTAAAGCTATAGTAATCTATCTAATTTTTAATTACAACTGCTTTAAGCAAATAAAGTTAAATTAATTTAAATCCGCACACCATAACGATCCACCACCTTTAACACAGTATCCTTATTAGCTCGAATAAACGTTTTAATGTCCGAATACATGCTGAATGGGCGTGTAATACTTGGCTTAATGTAGCCACTTTGATCACGTTTAAAGATAATTCTTGCTGTTATCATTGTTGTTCTCTCTCTTAATTATTTGTAATAATGTAAAAACTAGCTACCAGCGGAACACAAGCAATTAAACTAATTACCACTGTTAACAGTAAGTTTTTAGCCTTTGCAAATCTAGCCTTGTTTAGTTTACGTTCTTGTGAGCGCTTAAAGTAATAATCTTGCGTCGGATGTGTTTTCATTGGTAAAGCCTTTTTATAGATTGTTAAGTAAGCTTATTAAAGAGATCACATTGTATCGGATGATCTCTAATAAAACAACTCTTTTATCCAATATTTTACAAATTAATTTTATTAGCTGATTTTATCCGTTTTGATGCCTGTTAACTTGCCTTGTTGCATTTCAAAGCTAACAACGTGATCACACAAGCTAACTGTATGCGTACAGGTTTGTTTTGCAGCGGTGGCAAGCTTTAGCAATTGATCAAGGCTGTTTAGCATATTAACAACTTGCTGCTCTTGTTGGCCTTGTGTGTTGCCCTGAGCTAGCAATAATCGTTTAATTTCTGTTAACTGATAATCTGCTTTGATACCAGCGTTACTTTGTGAATGCTCAGCTTTTAATTGTGCTTGCTGTCGCTCTTTTTCGTTTGTGAATAATCCCCACATATTAAAGCTCCCCTGAGTAATCAAAGCGTTTATTTTTTCGCGCTAATTTTCTTGCAAGCTTGATAGACTTTTTACACTGTCGGGTGCTATCGGTTGCTAGTGTTGGATTGTTTGAGCGGTTGAATTTTTCGAATGTCATGGTACTTGTTTGCATAGTGGGTTCTCTTTAGTTAATAAGGGACGTTTAACGCCCTTTTTAATAAGTTGGTTTGTGTGGGGCATGTTGCCCCGTGTTGGTGTTTACTGTTCATAACCTAAAAGGTTTAATAAGTCTTTAAATTGCTCGTTGTCAAGTTTAATTAGTTTATAAGATCCTAGTATTTGTTGATACTTAATTGATAGAGTAAAATGTTCATCCTTTCCAAATTTGTCAATACTTAAATAAACATCCTTGTATAAAGGTTCTCCGTAAATATTATAAGATGCTAATAACTCTTTTAATTCTTTTACAGGTCTCACATAATAACTTTTTCTATTAAAGTACCCTGTAGGTAATGACAGGGTTAATTCTTTTGATTGCTGATCAGGTTCATTTTCACAATGGTTTTCTACTCTGACAGATTCAAAAAGATCTTTAATTTTGCCGTTGTAGTCTACAAACGATTCATATTTTGATTCAAATTTATTTACATTTAACATAGTATTACCCTTTTTAAGTGTAGATGTTATTTAATTACTTTATTAAGATGAAGTTATTGTATAATAACCGCATCAATAAAACAACTGTTATTTTGCAACAATCACAGCACAATGATCAAGGTTTGGTAACATACCGATTACAAGGTTATATTTACCGTTTTGTAACCAACCTTTGCTATCTGCAAATTTATAAGCCGCTTGTAATTCTACAGACCTCACAGAATTAGGATCAAAACTATCTACGCTATATTGCACCGGTTTTGCTTGTTCTGCCCAAACTTTCAAACGTGCATTTTTTGTATTAGTCGCTGATAGATATTTAATTTGAATTGCTTTCATTTTGTAACTCTCTTTTTATAAATGGTGGCATAATTGCCTGTTAATAATTTTGTTTACAAAGACCCGATTTAGCGGCCTTGTTAAGATGTGCTCAGTATAATATTAAACACATCAACAAAGCAAGCTTTAATTTAAATTTATTCTTCCTCTGCTTCTAACTCTTCGATCTCATCTTCAAGACCACATATTTCGTTTTCTAACTCTTCGATCTCTGCTTCTAAGTTGGTGTACTCATCGCAATGACTCGGATCAAATTCAAAATCAGCAAAACCTACACGGTAATCTGTTGGCTGGTTTTCTTCTATCCAGTCGCAAGGCTCGCCAAGTGGAAAAGGAAACGCTTCAAACTGTTCGGCGTATACTTCGTTTAGCATATCATTGTAAGCCGATTTTACTTCATCTTCAAAGTGTGCCGCTGGGTCATCTTGCATAGATTGTAATAGATCTTGAGCTTGTGCTAGTTTGTCTTGATTTATAGCTAATGATTCTTGAGCTTTAATTAATGTAATCATAATATTCTCTCTTTTAAAAAATTGTGTCATTGTCGGCGGTTTGTTTCAATACGTATATTCTAATTTAATTGGTTTGTGGTGTCAACAAGTTTATAGTTTTAATATCGACGGCGTATTTATTACACTTAAATCTTATAAATGGCTGATCTGTTCTGATACCTAATATGCAGCGATTAATTAACACCCCGTTGATATTTAACTGTAAAATAAGTCCTAAGTTTTTATCATTGTAATTAGTCTTATAAAAACTATGTGTAACATATTTATCTATCTGTTTAAAATCTTTCATAATGTAATACCTTTTATTTTAAATTAATGTTCTTGTTAAGTTGCAACCCATTATAATGATATAAATTCGAATTGCAACAAGAAAAATACTATTTTATCAAATTAATTTACGCTGCAATAGCAATCCCATTTACAATGTTAAATTGTTTACGCTTACCAAGTGATCCCTTGTTTACAACTAAAGACACATCCCAACGGCCTAAAACATCCTTGTTACGTGGTGCTACTGCTGGCAAGCCTTGTGCTTTTAGGTAGCTTGTTAATTTACGTGCATTTGTGCGAGTGTTTAAACTTTTCATAATTGTAACCTTTTTGTTTGTTAAGCTGACCAACTTTAGCCAGCAAAGTAATATTAAATGATAATGTTTAATTGTGCAAGTTGTTTTTAAAAGTTTTACTCATCTATTCCAAGATCATCAACCAATTGATCAACACTGTTTAAACCTGTTCTAGAATAGATAATACTTTCTAAAGATTCCATATTGTAACCATTGATATTGGTCACTAGGTGCAATTCGTTTTCCGTTGCAATGTCATATTCCAAAAGTAATTGCCAAACTTGATCGATATTCATAATTGTAAGCCTTTTTGTTAATGTTATTGTTTAATTGAGTGTTAATTGTAGCGGTTAACGTTGGGAGTTGTCAACCGCTTTTTAATGTTTAATTTAAAAATTGTTTAACCGATCGACCTTTCCCTGTAAAGTTAAAAGCCGCTGTTACATCTTCAGCAATAGAAAGATCAATACCTTTTAAAGCTAATATACGATCGTGCGATGATCTTGAAAAACAAGGCGAACCCATGTAAAATGTTACAAAGCGTGTTTTATCTTGAGATACAAACACCATACAATCTTGATCTATATTTTTCATAATAAAACCTTACATTTTAAAAGTGACTAACCCATTGCCAGCCAGTTATTAAATATTAAATTAATTGATTATTGATTGCAAGTGTTTATTTACTAAAATTCAAAAGTTTTTAATTTATTTAAAAGTTGATCTAATTCTTCAAAATCGAAATCCTGTAAATCATTATCAAACCCGCCAAAAACAACGCGCCAAGGGTGATCCCTACCTTGTAAGTAAACTACTTGTATATAGTCCCCTATTTCATCTTGTGCCGTCTTACAATGATCAACAATGTTTTTAATGTTAGTTAACACTTGATCATATTCTGTTACATTAGAATAAACCACATGCCCAACTTTAACACTGTAAAAATCATCCACTAAGTGAATGTGGTTAGTTGGGGCAGTAACAAAACTTTGTTCGCCATCGTCTAAGGTAAACGTGCAATTTTGACCTAGTGATTTTTGAATTTTAGCTTTTAATTGTGAATACATAATCGTATACCTTTGTTAATTAGTGGTAGCGTTTAACTACCTTGTGTTAATTGTTCGTTGTTTCAATACCTACGTATTATAAGGATATTCGATCCGCTGTCAACAAGTAAAAACAATTATTTTAAATATTTTTTAAACCTTGTACTATAAATCTGCCAGTCGTGATCATCATCTATAACATTTTTAAAAACACTATTCCTTATATTAGGGTATTTGATCACGGTTGTTAATGTGTAATCTTTTTTACGTAGATTAAACCGCTCTTGCAAACGTTCAATTAATAAAGCGTGATCCGTTGGTGTCGGTGTCCAGTCATTACAGCAAAGGCTTTTTAAACTTTTATCTAATTTGTACAATTCAACTTTAACATTTTTATCGTGCTTGATCCCTCTTGCTTTTAATTCACGTTTTAAAAGTCGGTGGCGCTTGGCTAAGTATAACAACTTATCCCTAAAAAATTTAACATGTCCAGCGTTTAATGTATAATTTGCTGGTATACCATTTTGTTTGAAGCGGTGCGGATGTTTTACTAGTTCATTAACTATTCTAGGCAACTCGCGCCATTCTGCAATTAGCCATTGGTCGGTTAGATCGCTTGGGTTAATCGTATTGATTCTAGTCATAATATAAAACCTTTGTTTAAGTTGTTTCAACACGTACAAAGGTATATTATTTTTAAAGTAGTGTAAACATTTTTATTAAAAGAATTATTTTTAATTTAATTGTTATTTTGTGTTGACAGGTGGAAAGGTGATCTATAATATAAAGGTTGTTCAATTTGAACGGATTATTTAATTTAAGGTTTATTATTATGAAAAGTTTAAATGATTATAACAATATGACTGAAAGCCAAAAACGCATAGTAAATGAGATCAAAATTACAAAGCAGGCGCTATTAACTTGTCAAGAAAAAGGACAATACCCCACTTGGGAGTGGCTATGGTCTCAATTAGAAAAAGAGACAAAACAAGCCTTGATCATGGGTATTAAGCTAAACTAATTTAATAAAAACCCTTGCAATTAATAATGTAAGGGTTTACACTTATTACAAATGAAAAGAGGCGGGTTTAAATTCCCGATAGACAATCACGGGGAGTGGGTGTTTTTCCTGTAAGCGCCTATATGCGATTCTAAGATTTTACACGTTTAAAGTTAGATCTCGTTATACGATGTTATACAGGCCGCAAAATTGACGTTAACAAAGTTACTCACAAGCTTATTGAGTTATCCACAGGTAGAAGAGTTATCCACAGAAATTAATTTACTTTTATTTGCAATTAACTATTGCAATGTGTGTTTATGTGCGTATAATAAAATTCATAGTAAAGAGCAAGTCTTGAAGATATACATGCCCCCTGCCCACAATTTTACTTATCCACAGGTTATCCACAATGTGATAGTATAACATAACGTCAATGTTACTTATTTGTTAACAATGTTAACCAAAAGTTGAATTGTTAATAGGATGTTGCAAATGTTAACAGTAGGTTAATAATGTTAATGAAAGGTAAAATTGGTTAACTAAATGTAACTTTTGTACAAATTGGTTCTGCGGATGAGATTAGATCTCATGAAAAATTTTGATAGTTTTTCGGCGAGCAGATGGTTTTTCTGCCCCGTTCAAATTTTCCTTTTAAATCAAAAGGTTATCTGTATCAAAAACGTGGACGGTACTAATTTCTACGTAAACCTAGTTTAGATAAGATCGGTGTCTGGTTTTAACTTTTACAACAAAAACCTGCCTGATATAAACCATCAAACGAGTTCTAAAATTTACTAACTACTTATAGTGCAAAGTGTGTAACTTGCTCTTATACTCCTCTAAATTCTCAGGGTGGTTCAATGATGCAAACTCTCCAAACAAATCTACTGCCATTAAATCTCTGTACCAAGAAGCTTCTTCTTTAGTGTAGAAGGATTTAGATTTGTAACGATGGTTTATCATAACTTGTGCATCCCACCTCTTGTTCCTATTACCTGATCTAGAGTACTCATCTCTGGTAGCCTTGAACTTAACTCCTAGCAAGCCGTGTTTGTTATTAACTTTGTTTTTATTATAGTTATTCTCAGCTGTAGTGGACAACCTGAGATTAATCTTTCTATTATCGCTAACAACACCATTGACATGGTCTGTCTTGTACTTATCTACCTCGTGACCAAGGCCAGTTACTGCTCGATGAAGGAACATGGTCAAACTCTTCCTATTTTCAGGCGGGTATATCCCTAATCTTCTACAGTTATCCTTGCTATAACTAGCTATAACATATCCTGCGGAATCAAAGACCCACATAATCTTACTCCAAACATCGTAAACCTCTTTATCAACTAAACTATATCCCGCAATCTTCTCCCTGCCAACAATACCTTTGAATACAGGGAGTTTCTTTTCCAGAGGGTTATCTGTATCTGGATTCCAAGACTCCATGTGCTTCTCAAATAGAGATGCGGATACCTTGCGAATCTCTTTATCAAGGCTACACCCGCAACTTGGGTTATATACTTTAATAACTCGTGTAGCATCCTTTTTAAACGTATTACCACAGTGGCACTTGAAGAAGTATTGGGAGTCTTTATCTTTATCACACAACCCCGCATAACCAAGAACCCTGCAACCACCATAATCTAAATCTGGTAAGGTATTCTCTGGGTTAGGATCCTCTACAGGCACATAAACTGCAGCATAAGATTCTACCCTATCTTTTATAGTATTATTTATAAGAGTACCTTCATGTATCTTCCCTCTAGAGTAACTAACTTGCTGTAATGTATCCTCCCACTCGATTGTGTGAGTAGGGTTTACAGGATGTTTACCTATATACTTAAACTTATGTCCCTTGTGGTTGGTGTACACCTTACCTTCTACTAAAACTTCTTCCACCACTCTACCCCTCATCTAAATTAAAAACACCAATCTACTTCAATACAAACCCCCTGTCAACATGAAATACTATTATTTTCATAGAAATTACTACTTTTAATGATAATTGTAGCAGGTAAGTTTGTTACTATGTTGACAGCAAGGATTACACGCACACAGAGGGTTGTATTGGCTCGTTGTAGGTTTAGTTAAGGTGATTGTATTCCTGATACAGAAAAGCCTACCTGTGTGCTAGAGAGGCTTCTGGTGTGGTTGTATCACCACGAGAATTTATTACAATCTAAATAAACTTGGCAATGTCTTCTTATATAACTACTGTCCACAGGTCGTACAGGTGTAATAGAATTGTGTGTTAGTCTACAGAACACTCTCCACCCCGCTTTTGCAGCTACTGTTGCTCGGTGAGGTGTCTTTTGATTCATCTTAACCCATGTCTTAGGTGGAATCTTCTGCATACGTAAACCATATTTTGATTTAAGTTTTACATAGTCTGCTAAGTCTCCGTGTGATGATGGGGTGTAATCTTTAGTGTTCCAATCACGACAAATAAATTCAGTAGTAGGTTCGTCAGATACCCATAAGTACATTGGTGGTGCATCTTCCTCTATTAAGTCATAACGAGTTTTACCTTCTACCCTAGGTACGTTATCACAGTGGATGTTAGGTATGGCAGGGACTTGCCCTTCCATTAACATATGTATCTTCAAGTCAACTTCCCATTCACAAGGGTTGTGACCTTCAGATTTTAACATGTCCATAGCTTCTATTATAAAAGGTGTAAAGTCCTCCATAACAGTACCGACTTTATGCAAAGGGCAGCGGAATAAACCACAATATTGGTTAGATAAGGTGACATCATCAAGAATGTTAATGTCGGAAGTAAAATCTACTGTTCGGTATGTGTTCAATTTCATAATAAAAATCCTCTCAGGGTAAGTTGTTTTCTTAATCTAAGAGGATTGTAGGTTAAACTGTATAAGGTGTCAAGTGTTATTTGATAGAATCTTTAACACGTTGACGTATTTCAGCAAGGGATGTTTCATACATCAACTTACCATTTAGGAATACAGTTTTAAGTTCTCCTTGCTGTTCCTGTTCTGGTGTTTGTTGGTCATACAGAACGTAGTTATCTCCTTCTTTTTCTACTCGTAGTAATCCTTTAGCAGACTTCTTAGATTCTGCTGCAGTTTTAGGATTCTTCTGCATAGGAGTTTCTACTCCGTCAATAACAGAGTGACACCCCTTCACAGCAATCGAGTAACTATCTCTACTAGCTCGGTCTAAGAAACCCCAGCTACCTACACCAAGAAGTAAATTAGATACACAATAGCCCATCTCTACCATCTTAGAGTAAATACGTTGTTGCATTTCAATATCAATTGCCTCACCGTATAGTAAACCTACCATAGGGTTAATTACCTTATACCCTTTATCATTCAAAGTATGACCAAACACTTCATCTAAGAGTAACAAACTACCTTTGTGTTCAGGACTACCAACCTCAGCATCAGGGTCACCACAGATTATCTCTAGTGGAGTTTTAGGGCTGCTGTCTGGTCGAAGTACAAACTTCACTAAACCATTACTATCAGGTTTACGGCTTAAAATTAAACCCTTAAGTTTGGGTAAATTCACTGTCAGATTTCCGAAGTAGTCTTCACTATCTGCCACGTAGCTGAAAATACCAGTAGGATAAACTCGTGTGAGGTAGTCTTCTAAAGATTTGCACTCCGCTTCCATATACCTTGTATAACCTTGCTCACGGTAGTATGCGATACGCTGACAAGCAACTGCATGTTCACTAGCTAAAACAGATAAGCCCACCATTTCATTATCTGAATCTGCATTATAATACTGTTCTAGTGCATCAATTGCCCAGAAAGTATCAGTACCTAGACTAGAGAGACTATGACCCATACCAGAGATCATAGCGTCCTCCATACCACGGTGACCTCGTGCTGCAAAACAGTGATTAGCTATATCCACCCAAAAGTCATCTGCACCTGTAATGTCTGCGTAATTTTGTGATGTTTGGCGGTACTGTAAAGTAACTCCCGCTGCATTACAGAAAGGCCAAATTGTACAAGATAGATAAGTCTCCATATAATTAACTAGCCAAAAGAAATCAGGATTAGTATTAGTTATAGTGAACGTAGGTACTTGCATATCTACACGAACACCCTCTGGTAAAGTTTTCACTTCTAGAGGTAAGTAACCAAGATCCCACAGTTCACCTAAAGCTTTCACCTGCCTGTTGATATGGTCTTTACCAACAGCATTACCTAATAAACGTTCAAACTTACCCACTGCAGTTTCTTTAGGTAATGAAAAGAATGTGCTGTCCCAACGAGATAGTAAATTCTTTAATGCATACTGCATACCGAACCAAGTCATCTTACCATCATAATTTTCTCGGATAACTCTTGCAAGACGGTTTGATCTAGGTGTCATATTAGAAAACACATACTCAGTTTTAGGCATGTACTGACTAATGTGATCACCTTTGTATAAATCAATAACTGTCGCTTGTTGTATTAAATCCATAATTATTTCTCCTCTCTTGTAAAAGTATGTCCCCTATGGGATTTTTGTTTTCCTGTGAAACAGGCATGTACATTCCTATAGTCAAAACCTAACTTCTCTAGTTCCTTATGACCATAAGACTTACCTACCAATAAACCATCTTTGTAAATGTATGTCACAAACTTAGAATGTCTTGCCTCCTTACCAAAGGGGTTGTTTATTAATCCTGTATCTACAGCATGTATCATATTTTCCTCCCTCGTACACCACTCTAGATTGTAAAGATTATTGTTTAATCGAATACCATCTATATGATTAACCTCGGGTTTGTTTTCAGGATTAGGTATAAAAGCTTCTGCAACTAACCTATGGACAGATTTACTATATTTAACCCCGACAACGGTAAGTCTTACTCGGTAACTTTTTGTTTTGTGCAGTTCCTGTGCAATAACTTTAGATTTAATACGGAGTTTTCTTCCGCGCTTATCTATAACTACACGGTCCTTACCTCTAACCCTACCAAAAGAGGATACCTCATAGAAGCCTTCGAAACCTACAACGTCCTTCCATTGTTCAGTATCTTTCATTAAAATCACTTACATTCTGTTTATTAATATAACAACCTACCGTTTGGTAACAGTAGATATTGTCTATTAAACCTTTAAAGTTGTCAAGACCTTTTGCCGCAATTAAATGTGTTACGTACAAATCAACCTGTTTTGCACCTGACTCTTTTAAAAGTTCCGCTAATTTAATGAAAGTGTAACCACCATCACAAAGATCATCTGGAATCAAAACCTTCTTACCAGAAAAATCCACGCCGACAGGTAATACACTTCTGATAATCTTACCTGTGCTGACATCACGTTCCTTCTCACAGTTGTAGATCTCTACTTCTAGATGTTCTGCTATTGTCCTTGCTTTTTCTCGACTACCCTTATCAGGTGATAAGATAATATCGTAATCCGTGTTAAAGTCGTAAGATAAACTTTCCTTGAAACACTGGAGCTGACTTTTCTCAATAAGATTATCTACACGATATTCCTCTAGTATCTTAGCGTTGTGTATATCATTTACAAAAATCTTACTGAATCTGATATTATCTAGCCACACTAGGAAGTCATACAGTGGGGAAGGATTACCTTTTTCAAATACCCTGTCCGCCCTAGCATGAGGAAGATATTCTAAACTAAGGTACACTTTCATATTTGCAATAACCTCTCCGTAGAAATTCTCAATGCAACTGCATAACAGAGAAATCTCCTCTCTAACACGGTACACTGGTGTAGAAGGATCTACTACTATCCAAATGTACCTCGGTTGATCAGGTAAACTATCTAGTTTAAAGGTTATCGCCCCATCCGAGAACTCTACCATATTAACAGGTATATCTTTGTTATCCGCTGAAACTGTTATCATAACTTGTACTCTCCTACTTCTTTATCTGTTAAAGTTGCCCAATGCGTTACAATAAAATCCTGCAAATAAGACTCCTCTGTGTACTTAGACAACACCTTTTCAATATTAGTGGCTCGTGGGTGATTACGTAGATACCGTTGAGCAGAAACCTTACTATAATCAATAGCTGCTTGTTCGTCAATAACGATTTCATAATCACCCTGAGGTGTGTGTTCAACATAGCTGTAATTACTCATCACAATACCCCTTGTACTCATCAACAGCTTTCTGATACAGGTCAGACCCTTCACGCCAAACCAACAAATCTTCTATAATACGTTGCATCCGTTGTACACGGTATTCTGTTTGTGCTAGTTGTTCATACTGTTCATCAGGTGTTTTACTTGCAAATGTAGATCTCTTAGTGTTGCGTTGTTTCATTTACGTTCTCCTTATTTTATTATAGAATACATTAAACAACCTATGATAATCAATACCCACATCACAATTAATTGACTGTTATGAGTATTATTATTTCTAATCCTACTTTGTTTACGTCTACCACTTTCTTGCTTACCCTGTTCAGCATCTTTTATAGGTTTCTCAGCAGCAAACCTACTATTGATTACTTTTGTCTCGATATCAGCCATAGCCTCTTTATAACTATCCTTATCAAAAACCCTGTTATCACTAGTTGAAGTAACATTAAATTTTAAACCCTGCAAACAACCATGATCATCTAAATATTTACATATTTCTGAAAACAAAGGTACATATAGTTTAGAATAGATATCTTCCTTTGTATAACTTCCTTTTAAAAGAGGGTCAGCGTATTGTAAAGGGCCTCTCCAAAATTTACTATTGATGAGGAAAGTTTTTAACATGCTCTCTGCTGTAATATCCTTAATCATCACCCTACTTACCCGAATCTCATCGTTCAGTTTACAACCCTCGTAAGGTTCAACACACACTACACTATTTATCCAATTGTGGTGTCGTCCATTAAAGTAACGGTTTGTATCAAAAGTATTCACCATGAATACCATACAGTAATACATTTTAACTGGTGTTGGTAAAATCTTCCAATCTAAATCTGCCTCTAAGTTTTCACCTACTGCTGTAAATAAATTTAATATGTGATTATCGTCCTCCCTATTTTCCTCAGTAGCATTAAATAAAGAATAACCTTTGTTATATGGCAGCGATCCTCCTGCTATTGATATCCGATTGTTCCAATAGCTTTCCGTTCTAATTTTTTCGTTATAGTAATAGCTATCAAACAGTATCCATTCCCAATACATTAAAGCTAAGAAAGATGATTCCTTAAAAGGGTATATACCTTCGTCTATATTGTGTTCAAAAAACTCTATAATAAATTTTGAATGTTTTAATACTAAGTCTAAAGATCTTTCTTGAAAACCTTCTAGAATATTATCGTATTTGTATGTCTCTACCCAACCAGAGTTATTTGTTTTATTTAATAACGTGTCATTATCTATAATCATCTACGTTCTCCTAAAGATACTTCTTCACCATCAATGAAACATTTACCTGAACCATACTTCCCGCCAATAGACTCACATTGAGCAGAGTTTTCATTGTAGGAGGTAATCTCTTTTGAAATTCCAGACATTAGATGGTGTATAGAGAACCCAAACGCCGCAATAATAACCAACGTCACCAAGATCATTCTTAACACTTTTAATTTACTATTCATATTATTCTCCTATAACCTTTAGTTCATATAAGTATAACGAAATCTCTTCAAAAGCAACACCATTCCAATATTGTACTATTAATTTTATAGGGTTATCTCTGCTTTCACGTTCACCATAACGGAATCCTGTTATACCTGTATAGAATAAGTAACCATACTCTGATAAGAAGTCTTCGTTAAGTAGTAGATCCGCTACATCATCTAAAGTATTAACTGCGTAACCTGTGTAATCTTCTTTGTATACCCCGACTGATAAAATGTACATATTATTCTCCTATAAACAAAGCACCGTCGCTTCAATAGACACATCTTATCAACAGAGGTACTTACTGTCAACAAGTTTATTCTATTTATTCGTAGGTTTTCCTGTAGGCAAAATAAAACCCTGCAACAGAGGTTAATCTGCGACAGGGTATTTTACGGGTTAAGCATCTTCCAGTGTATCAAGTAGAATCTGTGCATGAAGTAGTAGTCCATTCTTGACACGGATATCCTCTTGTTCATCGGCAACTTGTAGGATAAGTGCATGTTTGTAGGTGACATATGCTTCGTATGCTTGGGCTTCTGTTGGAAATGTTCCAATATAAAGTACCTTACCTTTTCCATTATTACACTGTGCAACATACCCTCCTCTTGGATTAAGAGAAACACCTTGTTTTAAAACACCTCTTACCCCTGTACGGTAATTAAGCAATTTATTCAGTTGTACCTCTACAAAGGTGCAATTTTCAGGTGAATATACCTTACTATTAGGGTATATACAATCCTTATTTATTTGTTTGTTAATCCAATCCTGCCCCTTCATCCACCTTTTAAAACTGGAAAACAACCACCACTCTTCACAAACTTTATAACCCTTGTAGGTAGGGTATTTCTCTTGCCATTTACGAGAATAACACCTCCTAATCATACTACTCCAGATCTCATAGTAAGGGCACCTGAATTGTTCCCCATAAACCTTAGGTTTAACTACATAATCAGCATCGTTAACCCCTACGCCAAATATTAATTTTCTGCGGTTAATACTACTTTCTGAAGCAGGTATTGTTGGAAACTAAAATTCTTCTTCTTTCATTTTAGAACTCCTTCTTTATCTTACAGTTTATGTTTGACCCTAATACTTTCTTCCTTTTTCGGTAGGTTTAATCTTAATGAAAGGCGAGGGATCTGTCAAGAAGATTTTTTTGTAGGAGGTCAATATTCTTTTGTAAAACCTTCGTAATATAGGAGGTACTCAATAATTTCTTTAGCTTTCCTATAAGATATAGGTTTGAAAATTTCTAGGCTGTACTTAAAATCCGCAGGTAAAAAGGGTGTTACAGGTTCGAGTACTATTTTATCACCTTGTTTATATGTTGTTATAGTTTTTGTCTTATACGTATTATTCCATTTAAACAATAAACCTACTATACCCAGCCTCCTATCTATATCACTTTTAAGTACCTTTTTTAAATCACTATTAACGTACTCAAAATTATCTAAAGGATTACCACTCTCAACAAAATCTCCATTTAAATCTATAACCCCTAGATTTATAAAATTACTTTTCAATTTGTTAAAGGCGTACTTAGGCTTAAGTTGTGGTGAAGAGGGTCTGTTGTTGAGGGATTGCCATCCGTAAGCCCCTTTGTAACCTAAACCTCTTATAAGTAAAAGGAGTTTAAAAACTTCTAGGTGGATTCTTAAATTGTTATCAGTAAACTTTATATCTAAAGATTTTATTAGGGATTTAGCTTTGTTGATGTGTTTACGATGAAATGTTAGATTTTCACTTGTCTTATCGTAAAGCGAGGATATTTTTATACGTCCTTTGTGAGTATTACCCCAATGTAAATATTTTTGATATCTCTTAAAATCTTCTATTCTCTTTTTTAGGTTTTCATATGTTCGTCCACCAACCACTTCAGGCTTTCTAAGGAAATATACTGTTGCTAATCTATAATTTATTTTATAAGGATAGGCTTTTGCTAGTAGTAAGTGAGCTATAAAGTGTTCTCTATAGGTAAATTTAACTAAGTTACTCTCTTCATCTGTACCTCCTTCACATCTTAATATTATGTGATGCACCTCATACCCTTCTTCTTTTTTAGTACCCCTGTGCTTCCTGCTTCTGCATAAATCATCATAAATTTTCTTGTAATCCATTTTAAACCTTATTATTATTGTTACTCTCTGAATTTTAGACGGATCTAAGTCAAAGACGTTAGTGGTGATTATAGGGTACTTTGTTAAGATTGTAACTACTACTCGTGAATAGAAACCTTTAACTTTCTTCTATAATTCCTTTTATAACGCCTAACCTCTTAAATAATATAACTGACCAACACTTATCAAATAGGTTTTATTACATAACTTTTATATTTGAGCTATTAACACAGTTATGTAACGCGAATCCCCACCGCATCAGAGCCTTCACAATTAATCTTAGATACTAGTTGTACCCAAGTTGATCAGGAAATCACCACTATAAGTTCGTTTGCTTCACCCTACGTATTATAGGATAGGTTGTACTCCGTCTTAAAGAGCTATTGGTCATTTTTCATTGCAGACTGTTTATTACACGATAAATTTTATATAGCGACGCACCGTTGGAAGATTCGCTGTACCTGCACCTGTCTTATTATATTATCCGTTTACTTTTTACTGTAAGTTTATACAGTACTCATCACCATTCTAGCTTTAACCATACTAAGAGTAAGGTACTCTTCAAAATTACCTGTACTCTTAGCTCGCCACAGCCGTCTGTTTAATCTGTCCTTATTAAGACCTATTGATAAAAGGTAGTTTACTCGGGCAAGATTAATTTGAGATTCTTCTATATTGTTAGTATGCATTATTTAACTCCTAGTTAGTATTATATATTATATTCTTTAAGATTGCAACCCTGTACAAGTATACATTGATTTAGCTAACTTATCTCTGTAACAATCCCACTATTTTATACATTTTACATAGTGATGTCAACCTCTAATAACACCTATCCACACCACCCTCTCTCAACTCAACACTTCCATCCTCGAAGCAATCCAAGTACATCTCACCTACAACATTACCACACTTACAGATTAATTCCTCTCCCATATTGTAATTACAGCAACCGTAACCTGACTTGAACAAAGGAACTACACCTGCTAGTAAACTACGCTCTCCTACTACAATACGACTCTTTGTGGCCTTAACAACCTGATAGTACCCTTCGATACCGTGGTCACAGTAAGTTCTATTATAAGCAGGTTGAGCTTTACTGATATAGAACAACCCCTTCTTCATACGGTATTCACTTTGAGAATAAGACACATTGTGATCGGTAGTCATCACCCTGCGCATAGATGCTTTAGTTAGATAGTTATACTTGTCATAAGAAACCTTTACGTAATAGAGGTCTTCTGTTAACAGCGTTTTACACTTGCTACATTTAATCTTCATTTTATTCTCCTAATAACACAATTCAATACTTCAAGGGTCTGTACTCTAATATCTACTTTTAACTCTATATATAATTACATATATCTATTAAATATTATATAGTATTACATATATTCCAAATAACAGGGAAACTTTTGTGGTAAGTAGCGGTCTTTAATATTCATAAACTCACCAATATCATTTATCACCTTAACAGAGTTATCCTCTTCTACATAGCTTACCTTGTCCGTAACAGGTGTTCTGAAGTAGTTTAATAGCTTAGTTATCATATCCACTCTCCTAAACGTTTCAAGGCTAACAACATATCATCGTATGCAACATCATTTAAGTGTTTTAATTTAGCTGGATCAGGTATGGCTACTTGATTCCCTGTTAAACCTTCGTGTATTTCTATAGAGAATACTTTACCTATTGCTAGTAAATCTTTTGAAACTAGGGAAGAATCTTCCCTCAAAGTTTTATATACTACAGGTGACACATAGATTACGGGTTTCATGTTGGTCTCCATGATTGATATCCAATCAGTATCCTTAGTGATGTACCCTTCAAATGTAATTTTATCACTCATAACTCAACTCCTCCATTAAACTTACCAAGTGACGAAGCTTACCAATATCATCAGAAGATTTCAACTTAAATGTATAATCATTGTAATCAACAAGGAACTCTTTTGTTGCAGGGTGGTAGCTGTATGTCAACTGTAATTCTACAGCTAACGTGTGTACCAATTCAGCAATACAATCACCTTGTTTGGATGAAATCTCCTGTGATTCAGGGGTTTCTGTGCGTTGTGAAGACGGCTCTTGCACTAATACCTCGAAGTCTTTAAACCCTTCTAAATTAAAAATAGTCACAACTTGTGTATAACTTGAGTTGATATAAGTAACACATATATCATTGACCATAAGGTCATACTCAGCTCCCCATAAGTCCCAAACCTGCCCGTTAGCAAATACTTTAGTTATCATAATAATTCTCCTGTTCAATTAATTTCAATAACAACGATAATACAGCAACCCCGTTTTGATGTCAACAATAAATTTTAGATAATAAAAAGCCAGAACAATCACAATGGACCATTCTGGCTTTAAAAGTGTTCACTGTTTATTCAAAGAACCTTCTGGTGTGCGGATAAGGTATAGTTCATCGTGAGCATATTCTCCTAGAGAATTGTAGTCATAACCATACCAAGCAGTACCACCTGTACTAGTAGGTGTTAACTCCAAGAAGGTACTAATACCTTCTGCATCATCAAAACAGGTTACTATAGCTCTGGTATTATGATAGAAGTAATCGTCTCCGCTGAATACGATATCCACTTTATCTCCAGCCTCTATACCTAGTTCTAAATAATTCTCCATAGTAATACGCTCTCGGTCAACAGAGGTACTCTCAGAAGCCGTAGAACCCACGGTAACAGGTGTTTCTTTGTTAACCGATGCAATCACACTGGGAACAGTAGTTAGTCGTTCCATAGCCTCCTCATGAGCAGCAAGGATGTTATTTGCGTTCAATAGACGATTCTCTAATGCTGCAACGATTTCTTTGTCCTCAGAGATTGTTTGTGACAAGTTGTATATTTGATTCATGAGATCTCTCCTATTTAAAATTAGTATTCTTCGTAATAACTACAACCCGTAGCATAAAACATTTTATCAAAGAATGCAATAGCTTGTTTGGTTGTGTTTGCAGGGTATGTTACATCGAATACATTACCGTCTATAAGGTGGAATTGTACATCATAAGTTCCTTGTAAGTCCTCTAACAGTAGTGAAGGTAAATTATGTTGCCAGTCAGCTCGCTTGTAATCGAATAAATCAATATTGATAAAGTATTTAATACCTTTATCATCAACTACTTTTAATTGATAAGATTCTTCGTAACATTGTTTATCTCTAACAGTAGAATCCTTGTAACGCTGGAAACCCTCTGCTAACAGTTGATCTTTAATCTTCATAATAATTCTCCTCTATATAAACGAAAACCTCACAACAGGAGTAATCTCCGTTGTGAGGTTTTGTCAACAACTAATTTAACTTACCAACTTATTATGCTGTAGCAACAATACGCCATTCAAGTTGTGAGTCTGATAGTAACTTGATAGGCTTCAACGCCACCTCACGACCTGTGTTCTCAAGGATATCTTCACGTATAACATTAGCACGTATACCCTCATTGTGCTTCTTCAAGGCAGTCATAACTTCACCTGTAGCAATGATATCCTCTTTAGCTTGTTGATCCGTGAATGATGTGCGTACACCTTTCTTCTGGAATACAACACGTTGTGCGTCCTCAAGGTTAGGGTTGTTGTCGATCAGCGTTAGTGTAAGCTCTCGTAAAGTATTCATATTCATAGTATTCTCCTGTTGTATGTAAGTTTTAAATTGTTGTAAATCTCTTGGGGTAATAAAGGTATCTACCCGTTGGCTCAATTTTGCCATTCATTTCTCCTTATAGTTCGTAAATAATTTCATCTAGTGTATCAATATGTTCTTGCATTGTAAACCCCTCATATTCAATTTCTTCATGATCGTGGTCATTAATCAACTGTTGGAATGCAAGAGATATTCGCTCTAACTTAGTTGCTGCAGACTCAACCTCAATAATATCTAATGAAGCTACCATTTCATTGTAAACTTTACTTTCTTTGATTGCCTTAACCTGATTACTGTTATCTAAGTATTTAACCTTATTACCACACTTGGTTAGCTGTTCGTACTCCTCAAAGTTACTTGTTACGATGTGATTTTTATATTGCTCTACGTAATCTTCACCAAAATCTTCAGAGACAGAGAGGTCGGAGGAATCACTGGTGTACCAAGAATCCATAACGTACTGACAATCAGCCTTCTTAGATTTAATAGCTTCTACTAATAGTTCCTTATCAGGGCATTGCTTCCAAATCTTAGCAGTAAGACGACTAATCTCCCATTGTGAAGCAGAGTTACGATCTTGGTTCAAGGGTAACACTTTCGGTGCAAAGTTATAGCTGTAGTTAAACGCACTGTTTTCACATACGTACATATCACCGCAGAATATCTCACCGTTATCCTCACCATGAGCGATAACATCCCCATACTCAGTAGAGAATAAGACTTCTCGATCTTGAAACTCTAGGCAGCGTTGTCTAACCTCATCAATAATATCTTGTGTTAAACCAGAGATACACACCGAGAAGTTTCCAGTTGGATTCTGAGCAGTCTCTGTAACAACCAAAACATCTTCATTAAAATTGTCGCAATGTTCGAAACTGGCATTCCACATAACATCATCATTACTAATACTTACTTCGTAGTTTAAATCTGTAAGTACTACTAATGCCTGAATACTTCCTACTCCGAAGAAACCGCGTTTAGTATCATCATTACGTTTATCACTCATCCCCATCATAAGGAGTTTGTTACTTACGCTAACACCTTTATTCTCAAGTTGTAAATAGTCTTCCCCAAAATCATAAGATTGCTCTCCATCGCTATCCAACCAGTTGCTAACATATTCAGCTACAGCTTTACTTGCAGACCAGTGATGGAAACAACCCCTACTAAAATTAGTCTTATAAACCTTATCCATAATTACTCCTAAATAATATACTTTGTTGACTATGTAGATAATAACACTACCTACCATCATGTCAACACTTATTTCACGATAAATCTATCAAGATATAATCACCACTAGTTGTAAAAGTGATATTGTTATCTTCAAGTATTTTCACAAAGGCATCGTAGCCAATACCCTCGTCCAAAAGCTCCTCTGTGTTAATATTAATAGTCCGCATATCAATACCATTCTCTGCCGCAGACTCCGCAACTCGACCAAGAAACTCTTCCATGACAACAGTAAGTTCTTCCTGCTTAGCAGTGTACATCTGCACAAGTTGTTGTTTTAATTTAGTCATACTGTGTCAATCCTTCTACTGATGAAATACCTTTACGCAACTTAGTTATAGTTGCAATAGCTTTCTTTTTACCCAAGGTGTCATTTGGTGCAACATAAACAGTTTGCTTATTTGTGGTATCAAACACTTCGATAAAATCCTCGGTGTAATCTAAACGGTAAATTGGTATCATTAGTTAGTCTCCTTTAAATTTAGTTAAATCTGGCATAACAATTTTGTTATGTTGATAGTATTTTGCTAGTGCTAGTTGGTAGTTGCTCATGCTGCACCTTTTACCTTTACATCAGCGATGTACCCACAACCTTGCCCCATGTCTGCTTCTACCTCAATAGTACCAAAAACTTCCCCGTAGGAATCTACGAAGTATAATGTTACATCGTCATCTGAGTCTACACCTAGGTAATCTGTAGCGTACACTTCGTACACACCTACCTTACCTTTCTTAAAAACAACATTTCCGTTGATAGTGGTGTTTGTTTGTAATTTCATAATATTCTCCAATTCGTTAATGTGAGTTCATAATAATTGAACTCTCTGTGGTAGTCAACAACTATTTCAGTACTATTTAATTAAACCCACTACAAAGTTTAATCATCTTCACAGCAGAGACAACCTTGTTATAATAAGCTTTACCTCGTTTAATAGTTTTCTTATCCTTACGGTTACCTATGTTATACGACATCACCATGTTCTTCCAGTTACCCTTGTGAACCCTGTCAAAATGCTTCAATACAGTCATAGCTAAATAAGCAGATAAACTATCATCCACAACCACCCTTGTGATAATCTCATTCTTCTTCCAATAAGAGGTAACTCCTAGAGTAGCGAACAATGTTTTCTCATTAATCTGGTGGATGCCAAAATCCCGAGTTTGGAGGTTAATCTTATACAAACCAGCTTTACTCTCAACAAGTGCTATTGCTGACAGAGTGTATCCTAGGTCATCAGGCTTACCGTAATTATATGAATATTCTAAACGGTACTGTTGTTCTGCCGACAGAGAGTACCATTCCTCGCATGTAGACCCTTGTACAACACCACTAAACACTAACATCAATACAAACACTAGTCTGAACATTTTAAACTCTCCTCTAGTCTCATAAGAGCTTCTCGACCACAAACCCATCCCATACCAAATTGAGTGTAGCACTCTTTACGAAAGTCACTGTGGAATACAGGAGTGCCATCTTCTATAGTGAAGTCTTTCTCTGTCAACCCGTAAGTCTTAAGGTAACATTGTAGTATTTCATTCTTCATCAGGTTTGTCCCATGTTCGTATATAGATGCATTGTTCAGCATGAGTTTCTGGCACGCCAAGGGAAATCAACCAATCAATGAGTTCTACGTCATCAGGTTTGTCATATTGGCGCGGGAAACCATAGAGGTATCCTTGTGGTATGTCAATCATTTGCATTGTGCACCTCCTTGGATTGAAATTTTACTACTGCATCGTGGTATCCATCATCTGATAAATAACCTAGGTCTTGTATATAACGGGAGAATCTAATCCACTCGTCACACGCTTGGTTGTATGTGTTCATATGTTCAATAATGCAGAGTAACTTACTTTCTGGAGTTACCCATTTTAGCGCTAACATGCTCTCATCTAAATCTAATGAATTAAAGGCTTCATTGATGATGTTTTCTAACTTAGTCATACTATATCCCCGTATAATTCTTCGAAGTATCCAGTGTCAACCCACTCCCTGAAATCTGAGATGAATCTATCCTCCATATACACATCACTATAAAATTCATTAGAGTACTCATGAATATACATGCACTTCTTTCGTTTATTGTTATATTTGTGGTAGCCGCAGCTAGAGTGTTTGGAAACCCCTTGCCACAACTTGAACCATTCTTGTCTAACCACATCAATATCCTGCTCATAGTCGTAGTAACTAAATTCTATAAGTACACGCTTGTTACCTCTTTTAATAAGTTTAGCTTTACTACCTCTACCGCTCTTACCGTCTTCAAAGATTACTACGTTTTCCATTAGTGTTCCTCCCAAACAATTTCTAATTCATACTTTAAACATACATCTAACACTTTCTCAAGAGTATCAATAACACCTTGAAGGTACATCCAATCAGATGAGTAAGCAGCTCGTGCTGGGTGTGACTTCCACACAAAACTACCACAAACATAGTCTGAAAAGTACAAATAGGTCTCTTTACTTTTTATGTAGTACATAATTAAACTCCTCGTAAACGCTTATATTCTTGTGCATACCAACAGTACACATCTTGTGCATCAATGTAAAGGTCTAATTCCCCCATATCTTCAAATATAACAGTGATACGAAAACGATGCCTTGATACATGCACACGTTCAAGTTCATAGGTCTCTGGATACTTCAGTCTAAAATAGTGCAGCTCATTAACAAGGTAATCCTTAAAACTAGCTTCCTGTTGAAAGATGCATTCTATAATTTGACGGTTAGTGTCCAGTGCTTGCTGGAATTGTGCTGGTGAGATCATTGTTTATTCTCCATCCAAGTATTTTCAAATTTAACCAATACCATTTCTCCTAGAGAATTATACCAGTTATCTTTAGTCTTATGTTTACTTAGTCTGTAGTCAGCAATTTTCCATAAAGCTACTTCTTTTGAAAGATAAAACCATTCCATAATTAAACCCCTTCATTAACAATTTGTAAATTCATTAAATCCCAATTATACTGCAAGACCAACTTATAAATCATATCTTCTGCAACACTGTTATCCTTCTCATTCCAAAGTTCCCAGTGTGGAGAGGAATCCTTGAAGAACTTATTTAGAAAGTGTTGTCCGATTCTATATGTACTCTTAGGAAACCTAGAATAATATTCGTGTGTGAAATCGAAGTAAGATTGTGTTTTCATAATTTTATTCTCCAAAAGTTAATGTTTGTTTACGCAGTCATTGTAGCCTTATTGATTACCTTGTCAAGCTTTAATTAGATTTATTTCTATCATAACTCTCTCCCATACACCGCCAAAAGTTTTTAATGAATACCAACTCCTCTTTATCATCATAAGACCTCGCTGACCAATCTAAGAGTTCCTCAGATGACCAACGGTTAACCTTTATATGAGCAACTACATCTTCTACAGGTTTATCATAACACTCTGTACAAGGAACAAATCCTGTACCAGTAAAGTATCCTCCTCTTTTCTGCTCACCTTTGCACAAAGCATCTATACAGCAATCAGGATATCCATACCACTTACCCCACATTTTCCATACATATTTGGTTTTATCATCCACAATAACACCCCCTTATCAAAATTAATCTAATGTGACCAATAGTTACTATTAAACAAGGATTTCCTGCTTAAGGTGACGTATTGGTCACTTTGTGAGGTACACTTTATCACATAGAAAACCTCTGTCAACAATAAATTTATATAAGGACTAGGGTTGACATGTGGAACAGGGTGGTTTATTGTACAAGGAGATTTTACATTTGAGGAGAATATAGAATGACTGCACAAAATGAACACTTACATGAAAAGATAGCTCGTCTTGAAAAGGACAACACTGGTCTACTTAAGACTTTATACCATGCAGAGAGTCTTCGTACTTCATCGGAACAAGATTTATACAACGTGAAGAACTTCCTTAAACAGAAGGGTCTACTGGAAGAGTTAGAAGCTTATTTGCGACAGGAATGTGTTGAGGGCAGCGTTAGTGGTTTCATGACGTACATGGGTAACAGACAGCGCCGTGTAGAGGACGAATATGACTCCCAAGGTCACCGTAGCCTAGAGGAACACAGGGAGCGTATGGATGCTTACAAGGCACTAAAGGAGGATGTGTGATGGAAGATAACCTTGTTGAAAACAACTACCCGTTATTCAAAGTTACATACACTGTTGATGGTGAACAGTTTGAAAAGGAAATTGTTGCTAAAGGGGTTGACAGAGTTAAACAGAATGTATATATTAGTTGCAAAGAAGATAACCCTTTAGCAGAGGTGGTTATTTTAAGAGTGGAATTGATTAAATAAATAAATTATGAGGAGAAGATTATGAACGAAATGATACAACGTGTTATCCAACAAGGATATTTAACAGACAAAGAGAAATCTATTATCACCCAAACTTTGAATGCAAGAAAGGCACACTTGACAGATAGTATTAGAAAGCTTACAATGGAACTTCTTGAAGAAGAACAGGCTCTGGGTGACGTTAGGGATTGTCTGGTAGCGGTGGGTGATTTGCGAGTGGAGGGGTGATTGTGGATATGAAATTTACAGATGAACAGAATTTAGCTTTTATCAAGGTATACAAACAACCTCATGCACAGATTAAGATTGCAGAAGGAGTAGATTTGCACCAACAGTTTGCTTATGAGCTTATGATAGAACGCCAAGCAGCAAAATTGTTATGTCATCAGATGGATTATACTTTGGATACGAGGGTGTTTTGATGGAGATAAGTAATCTTACGAAAAAAGAAATCATTTCGTTAGTAGATGCAGAAGGTGCGTTAGTCTTTGATAATTGGTATAAGAATAAGCTTCTGTATTCCAACAAGAAGTTCACTGTAGTAATAGTACCTGATTATCGAGATGAACTACTCCGAAAGGAAACCTTAACCAACATGTTATGTTGCGAAGATTACCACTCTGTATCGGTGTATCTGGGATTAGAAGATCCTTTCCAGCAGGAGTGGTATAAGGAAGGAGATATGTTGTGAACAAACTAAAGCTTTGTCTACTGAAAATATTTAAGCAGGATGGACAATCTAAAAGAGAGAAGCATATAGCAGATTTCATGCATAAATACGGAGCAACACATGCATGTCCAGATTGTGAAGTATGGGGACATGATGGTAATCTTATTACAACTGAACTCTACTGCCAAGCAACAGACAAACGGACATGCGGAGAGTGTGGTTTTGTATGGAGAAGTATATTCACACCAGCAGGGCATATTTGGTTAGAGGAATGGTCTTGTCGTGGTGAGGAATTTGTGGAGGTGAGTGATGAGTGATAAGGCAGCAAAGTATTTTTGGCAGCAGATGGTGTATGTGGTAGCAGGAATAGCTATTATGTGCCTAGGTGTGTTCTTATTGGGCTAGAGTTTAAGGTGAGGAGAGAGGTTTGAGTGATGATGTGGTTTTAGATAGTGGGAGTACAGTGAATAACTGGTTGATACTAGAAAAGTTAGATGCAAGAAGTTTCTTCTGCAGATGTATTAAATGTAATACAGAAAGAAGAGTATATAAAAGTCAGTTAACGGATAAAAGAATAGATCCAGTAAAAGCTGTATGTAATAATTGTTCAGACCTAAAAGTAGGTAGTAGCTATATAACAAATAGAGGTTTCAAATATAAGATAAAATCTTATATAAACTATACCAAAGTTCTTATAAAATTCGAACCAGATGCTTTATGTCCACAAGGTTACGAGAGATACACAACCAAACATTCTATAAAAAGCGGGGTTATAGATTACCCTTTCGAAAGAAGTACTGCAGGGGTAGGTTACTGCGGCTATCTTAGGGGTACTTTTAAAGCGGATATTCATATAGTACATGTTTGGAATAAGATGCTACAACGGTGTTATAAAACCTCTGCCAAGGATAGGTCTTATAGTGATTGTGTAGTTTGTGAAGAGTGGCACAACCTTAAAAACTTCCATGATTGGTACAAAGGTCAGGAAAACTCTGGTTACTACCAAAAAGGTTTTCAGTTAGATAAGGATATCCTCAACCCTAAAGCAAAGGAATACTCCCCTGAAAATTGTAGACTTGTACCAGAAGCTATTAACTCTTTTACAAATAATAATTCTGATTCTAGGAAAACAAATTTACCTTCAGGAGTAAGTTGGAAGGCAAAGAATAACAAATATCAGGTTGCCATAAAAAGTGGTTATAAGAGTAATAAATATTTATGTCTAGTATCTTGCCCCAAAGAAGGTTATGAGATTTATAAGGCAGAGAAGGTTAAATCAGGTATAAAACTGGCAGAGGAATGGGCAGGTTTGGTAGCCCCAGAAATAATAGATATACTGAGGAACTATAAATGCCCTGACTGGGATTGGGATAACAATTGTTACATGTAGGAGTATGTATGAGCGAAGAAGTATTAAATGATGGGTTTTTTATTAAACATGATTATTGTATTGCATCTGAGTTAAAAGTTGCGGGTGTTAATAAGTATGGCGACATTGCCTACGAAGACTGCCCTAGTAGTGATGGTAATGCTGTATATGAACATGACCTAGATTCAGGGGGTGTTACTTACTCAGGTTTCTGTTGGAGCTGTAAACAAGCATTTAAACCTGAACAGATAGCTGCTAGCAGTCTGGCAGAGGAGTATAATCTCACACCAACAGGAGAAGTCTCTGAGAGAAAAACTTTTACAAGACAAGAAAAAACCCCTGCTTTAACTAAAGATGAGGTGAGGGACCTTATAAAGGATATAGGCTATACAGACAAACCTTATAGAAGCATAAAACCTGAGTATCTCAAGTTTTTTGGGCATCTAGGTAAACATGACCGTAAAGGTAATCTAGTTAGTATGTACTACCCAGAGACTAGAGGTGGTGTTATATGGCCTACGGGTTATAAGATAAGACATCTTCCTAAATATTTCAGCAAGGTAGGGCAGACAGGTATTAAATCTGATATGGCAGGTTACGTTAAATTTAAAGACTACGAAAACCATCGAGATATTCTTATATGTCCCGGTGAGGTCGATATGGTATCCGCTTATCAAATGCTAAGAGAACAACAGATAAAGAAGGGGCAAGAGGATTATGCACCTGTTGCAGTAGTGTCACCTACCACAGGAGAAGGTAGTGCTATAAAACAGATACGCCAGCATTATGAATTCCTTTGTTCTTTCGAGAATATTATATTAGGTTTTGATAATGATGATGTAGGTAATAAGGCTATGCTGGAAATAGCAGATATCTTACCCAAAGAGAAAGTTAAGATAATTAAATGGACTTATGGTGATCCTAATAAAGCCTTAGTTAATGGGAAGGAGAAACAATTTTTAAGTGACTTTTATAACGCTAAAGAGTTCACAGATAATGGTATCTTTGCATCGCATGGACTAATGCCTTATATTAAAGATGCGCTTCGTTTACCTAGGATTACATTACCCCCTTACATGGAAGTATTACAGGGGATGACTAAAGGTTCAGGTGCAATAAAAAATCGTATCTATAACATTATTGGGATCACGAGTTGTGGTAAATCGACACACGTAAATAATATGGTACATCATTTTGCTTTCTTGCCTAATGAAAAAGCTGCAGTTGTATCCTTAGAAGCTACAAAAGGGGAATACGGGGTAGATATCTTATCATTACACTTAGAGACAAATTTGTACTGGAAAGAGGCAGATGCGGTACATGAATATTTAGATACACCTAATGTTATAGAGAAAGCTAATGAGCTTTTCGTAAATGAAGATGGAGAAAGTCGTTTCTATGTTGTTGATGATAGGAAGGGTACTGTTGCATCTTTAGAGAAACTGTGCGAAACTCTCAGGAATAAATATGGTGTGACGATTATTGTTATAGATGTACTCACAGATCTATTACGTGTTACGAGTATAGAAGAACAAGCGCGGCATATGAACTGGCAAAGCAACTTCGTTAAAAGTGGTGTAACTATATTTAACGTTCTTCATACAAGAAAAGTAGAGAATAATAAAGATGGTACCCCCAAGAAGTGTACAGAATATGACAGTTACGGTAGCTCAATTTTTGTACAAAAAGCTGCAGGTAATATAGTTATAAACCGTTCCAAGGAGTGTCCACATGAGGATTGGATTGAAAGGAATTCCACTTATGTAGATATTCCTAAAATGCGACAAGGGCAGACTGGTACTGCAGGTGTGTGGTTATATGACCCTGAGACAAGACAGGTGTATGATAGAGAAAAATTCTTTATAGAGAACCCTGAGAAGTTACCTTTTGGTTATGATTTAACTGTCAGCAGTTTTGATAAGGCATACTGGGAAGAAGGTGGTCGTGGTTGGAAAGGTGGAGAAACATCTGGTGTGAAAAATACCTTTAGTAAAAGAAAGGAGGCCAGTAAACCTATTAATGTAGAGGAGAGTATGTTTTGAGTGCAGATTTAGATAAGTATTTAGACCAAAGGCATTTTGCGGATATAGAGGCTAAAGGTTTTTATGATGTAGTTAATAGTCAAGAGGATATATGGTGTCTTTGTTCTATAACCGAGGATGATGAAGTATTATTATTCCACGATTACCCTGAATTTGATAATGTCAAAGTGTGGGACGACGTTGACGAAAAAGAGTATGTGATACCTGCTAGAGTAGGGACTTTACTAGAGGGGGCTCGGTACTGGTACAAGATTGGAAGAAAAGGTGGTGTCTTGTCAATTCACAACCTAGAAACTTACGACAGACCTGTTATAGAGAAGATATGGCCTAAATGTGAAATACCTTCTAGTAGTCTAGATGATACCTATATAAGGTCGAAGGTACAATGGTTTGACAGGCCTTGTCCCAAGGGTGCTAAATCCGCACACGGTTTACAGGCATATTCTTTGAAATTTGGCATAAAGAAACCTCCTATAGAAGACTTCTCTACTATGGATGCCTACAAATTGCATCGCGTGGTGGAAGATTGTCGTATACAAAAGAAAACTACACTATTCTTGGACAAGGAAGCAGAAACTTTAAAAAGTAAGTTTGGTATAGATTTCAAAGAAGTTGTAGATAATATAGAAAGACCTTATGCCAAGATTGCCTTTGAACAAGAACTCAGGGGTGCAAAGGTTGATGTAGAACATATTAAACGTTGTGTAGCTTGGTTGGATGAAGAAACAGAGAGGCTAGCATCTTATATAGAACCTAATTTACCTATGAGTCTTAAGAAGAAAGGTGGTAAACTTGGTAGGAAAGAAATGTCTGCTCTACTTTTAGGGAAAGATAATGTACCTGATGAGCTGGATGAGAATGGTGAAGTTGTGAAACGTTACTATAAACCTGCTGTCAATTTTACCAATAAAGATGATGTAACCTATTACCAAGGTTTTAATATGTCTTATGGTGATAGCCCTAAGTTCGCTAAATTAAAAGATTTCAGAGAATGGTTAAAAGTTAATCACCCTGAGACTAAAGTTAAGGATTGGGATTATGAGAAGAATATAGAAGAGGGCTACAAACTTGATATACATACATGTAAACACTTTGGCGTAAATCCAGAAGATATAGATGTTATTGTTGGTGCTCATACTAGAATTAGTTGGGAACAGAGTACATTAACACAACATGAGATCGTTAAAGGATACCTGATACGATGTGGTATAACTTGGGCTGAGGTCTGGAATGATAAGAAGGTAGATGGTCAGACGGTAAGGGCTGAATTCGACACGGAAGTTAGGTACCCACCTACCGCACACCCTGACCACCAAATAGTATATGAGATAAAGAAAGGCGATAACCTTAAAACTTCTCCTAAATTTGGTAAAAAGGAGTACGAACAGTTAGGCGATGATGCAGAGATGGGTAAGGATATTGCTAAATACAACACTTATATGCACAGAAGAAGGTTATTTTCTAACCAAAAAGATCCAGACTCCAAGGGCATCTTAGCATATGTTCGTGATGATGGTCGAGTTCCTTGTGGTTTAGGTAACTTCATGACTAGTACGGGAAGAAGCAACCAACGTGTAATTGTAAATTTACCTTCTGAATCAAGCCTTTACGGGAAAGAGATGAGGGAATCTATAATTGCAGAGGAGGGTAAGATTCTTGTAGGCTGTGACCAGAAGAGTAGTCAATTATCTATAGCGGCATTTATTGCAGACAACCAAGATTACTACAACGCTGTAGCCACAGGTGTGGAGTTTATGAACGAAGAAGATGGTTCACAAACATACGTGGGTACCTCTGCTCACTGTGTAAATGCACGTAACTTTGGTCTGGTTGAGCAAGAAGAGTGGAGAAAAGCTATTGAATCTCAGGACGCGGATCTTGTACATAAGATATCATTAAAACGTAAGAAATCTAAGGGACCCAGCTTTGGTGTAATTTTTGGCTGTAGTGGGAAGAAACTAGGTTTAATGTTAGATATAGATGCAAGAGAAGGTAATGAGAAAAAGAATAACTTCCTTACACGGATGGGTTTGGATAAGGTTATAGAGTACGTTAAGCGTTGTGAGAATCAGTTCAAATATGGAGGGGGCTTCTTTATACCTGTATACGGTTACTGGTTGTGGTGTAGAGGTGCAAATGTTGGGGTTAATTACTTCTGCCAAGGACTGGAAGCTATCATTCAGAAAAAGGCAGTTATCGCTTTTGATAAAATATTAGAGGAGAAGGGTTATAAAGAACATACAGGTATTATTTTACAAGTCCATGACGAAGTTCTTATAGAAACCTTACCTGAGTTATCAGATGAAGTAGGGAAAGATATGTGTGATTGTTATACGCAAGCTGGTAAAGATATGTTGGAGTGGTACAAAACAAACCAATGGGCTTATCCAGCAGGGACAACACCTACTATAGATGTAGATTTCTCTGGTGGCTACGCTAAGGGTACCTCCTACTACTCTTGCCATTAAAACTAACAAGCCCCTTCGGGGGCAACCTCCCCTCCCCGCACCAATAGACACCCCCTGTATACAAAAACACTCCCTGTCACCGAAAACAGCTACTATTATGTCCAAAACTCCCCCTGCTCAAATTCACACTCTACTATGAAAATACCACCTACCCTCACAAAATCCCCCTCTTTTCACAATATATTGTGAACCAATAATCCTCATAAATAAATTACATTTATTACAAAATTATCCTTGACTCCCTAATCATACTGTCATACTATAACTCCTGTCGAAGCGACAATGCTTCATTAATAACCTATTTGGAGAATAATATGAAAACCTACATTATGATGAATAAAGAAAAAACTCGTGTCAGGATTGAGCATGACATATTACCTTCTGTACTATCTGGCAGAATAGATTTAATTGATGAGTTTAAACCTATCACATATGAAGGTAATATTATCGATAAAGGTAAGGCTATCGTAGGCGGTTATGTTCTTGTAGAAGTAGAGCTTAAGCATTTTACAGGTGAACACTTCAATTACTCCTGTGGTAACTACGTATACCTACAAAGAAAATCTTCTGGTGAGGTGTTTCGTGTGTGGAATTCTAATTGGTTCAACAAGACAACTAACCAAGCAGTGTTAACTTCTTATAACCAAGTTATACTACCTAACGGAAGGTCTTTACTTCCAGAAGATTTCCATGTATTCTATATGAAAACTAAAGGAGAATAAGATTATGCTATTACTACAACAAGTTACTTCTGAAGGGGATTGTCTAAATAATAATAATATCCTTCTCAAAAATGAACAACAACTACTAAACTATTACAGTATAGAAGATGGTAGTCTTTGTTATGTAGATGTATTAGATGCTGATAATCATGCATACGATGCTTGGTTGAGTAATTGGGATTATACTGGGGCAGAAACCAGATATTTCAAAGTAAGTCGTGTTCATGTAGATTTAACAGGAGAATAATATGACTCTTAATCAACATAAAACTATCTTGTACCCAGAACGCCACGGTAGCAGTAGTAGTCCCATAGGTGGAAGTGTTGCTGATGCAGCTAAGACTCGTTCTATATACACAAACACATTCTCGGTAATTTACGGAAGCACTCCTTATAAACTGCTAACCTCTCGCATCAAGAAAGGCTCTGGTAAAGGAAAACTTCGTATGCATAAAGTTGCTATTAAACAGAGAAACACTGTTGACAATTTAACTTGGTGTGTATAGTATACCCATATACCAAATGAAACTTTACTTAAAGGAAACTTGTTATGAAAAAATCAGAGTACACTAAAGAAGCTATAGAAAAGTTGGTTTTGGACAACTTCTGGAAAGAGGTTTCAAGAGCAGAAAAGTCTAATGGCAGACGAGAGAATTATGTGTCTGAGTGGGAATACGCAGGGGCTGTTTGGGCAGACTTCGATTACCTACCTGATGATTTAACATTCAAAGTATTGATTGAAGGAGGGGAGTTGTAATGAATTACATCGTTATACTGGTATGTGTTGTTGGTTGAATAAATAAGATTTTATATTATTAAGTCAAAAAGGTTGCAATAAAGGTAAAACTTGTGTTAGAGTGTGTACTCTAAAATAAGATTACATCTTATAAAATAAACTTTATCAAAGCAGGAGAATACTACAATGAAATTTAAACTCTTAACGTTCAATAATACACCATCGGCTACCAAAGAGGCACTCCTTGATATAGCAGATAATCATTTTCATAGTATTGACCCTTCTAATAACAAGGAAGTCTTTGCTATATCAAGAGGAATAGCTCGGTGGTTATTACATAACTGTCAACATGAAACCCCTGAGGCAAAGGATATCCGTAAGATAGCAACCCTTACTTATGAATATAACAAACACGGTGCTAAGAAGTCTTGGCCTAAGAAGCCAGTTGTTATCGATGTAGATAATGCTATCATTCGTGACGGGGTTGCTCGTTTATATGCTATAGCTCATGCTTCAAGTGGTGTTTGTATGCCAGTGGATTTTATTGAGGAATCGGTATGATTATTAAGTACAAAACACCCCTTGGTGCTAAAGTACAAACCTATCTGAGATGGAAACACTTTGATAAAAGGTACGTAGCTTGTGCAGCAGTATTACCTAACGGTATGATAAAAGCTTTAACGGTTAGTGATGTTGATTCAGATGACTATTATCATGAATGTGTATCTCCTCGTACAATGCACCTTGAAATAAAGGAGAATAATTTGTTGACAGCAAACACCTAACTTGATAATATAACCTTATCGAAACAGAGGAGAGTATTTATGATTACATTAGATAAACAATTTGGTACATTTTATGATATATTCATGAAAGCTAAAGATATTACCGCTCAATTAGAAGAGGAAGTGGTATTTGAATTTAATGGTGTGAGCTTCGTTACAGTAGTCTACAGCGACCTGTTAACACCTGATCAAGTTCAAAGTCACATTAAACGTTCACAAGGTAAGAAGGTTTATTTATGAAACAATGGCAATTAGTTATGGCAAAGGGAGAATTACTACTAGAAATACAAACACTCTTAGTTGACATGCAGGGTGCTGATACCGAGGAACTCTTACGTATCACAAAGGAACTTTCTGTTAACCTAGAACACGCCGCTAAGAATGGGTGGGTTTATTCCGCAGAGGAGTTAGATTTGTGAAGTTAAGTTTTATTTTGAAATGTTAAATTATTTAATTAAGAATGGAGTATAATATGAGTATTTATAAAATTATATCAAGTGCGGTAATGGTTGTAGGTGGTTCTTTAATGTTAACAAGTACCTTAGGTTTAACTAGTGTGTCTTTATTAACAGGGGTTATTGTTTTTAGTTCAGGCAGTATTGGACTCTTACTTAGTCCTAATACTCCTGTTGACAAAAACTCTTAATCTGTTACAATGTAACAAACAAAGATGATTTACGTACATTTAGGACTCACGGTAGATGAGAGTCTACCAGAGGCAAGGATGTCTCACAATGAGGAGAGAATATATCTGAGGAAGGAGAACATCCAAAGAGAAAATATCTCGTTACAATAAACAAATCCCGATATAATCAGAATAGTTCTGAGGCAGGGATAATATAGGAAGATAAAATATATGACTGATTTCGCAAATGCTTTTGGTGCAGTAGAATTACCTCGTCAAGAATCAACTGGTGGCGGTAATGGTGGTGGTAGCAATATTGATTATGATGGTTTACGTGATAAACAGCTAGAGTTACTAGGTGGAGTAGGGGATCATTCTAAGATTGGTGTCATTACTCAACTGGTTGATTTAGGTATCCAAGACCAAGATGAGCAGGTTATCTTATGGGATGCTAAAGGTAAGACTGATCACGGATGGCGATTAGAGAAGCATGAAGACTCTGGTAACCCTAAAGATGCTACCGCTGTGATTGAACAACGTAAGTATCGTGGTAAGATGCAAGAGTGCTTAGTGTACACACCCCCAGCGGTTAAACAACTAGCAGCAGTAGTAGACCTACCAGAGATTATGTTCCCTTATGGTGACTTCTTCGAAGGTAGTGGTACAACACCTTACCGTACAATCATTGGTAAAGAAGGTTTCATTACTAAGGCTCGTAGTAATATTGCTGGTACAATGAATATTGTTGCTAAGCCGTACAACTTAAAGCATACTAATGTCAACCGTAACACCAAGGATGCACAACCTCATTATGCTATCGCTAAGAATAGTGGTTTATATGAGCTTGCTAAGTTCTGTGGTGTATTAGATGATAACGATAACTTCCACGCTCAAGATGTTGGTAAACTTATCGGTAAAGCTATCAACTTTGATGTGAATGTTAAACTTGACCAGTGGACAACTGCTGACGGTGAACCACGCTCTATGTTAAAAGTAGATGCTAAACCTGCAAGTAAGATGTCTGACCGTGATAAGAAGTTCTACGATGATGAGTTAGCTGGTCTAATCAAACCAGAAACTCTTGGTGCGGTGTTGATGAATGGTAACAATAACGGTGAGACTTTGAAGAAGCTAAATACAACACTGCTGAATACAGTGAAGATTAGTTCTGAGTTCAAAGGTAGCAAGCTTGAGGAGCAGTTAGAAGCTCTCGGTAAGCTAGGTGGTGTCCAAGGTACTGTTAACCACAGTAACAGTGCTCCCGCTCCTCAGGAGAAGCCTAGTAAGCCAGTAGAGCCTACTGTTACAGATAGTGCTCCTGCTTTCGATGACTCATTTGAGGATGATAACCTGTAAAGGATGTCCTAGCTACTCGTGAGGGTAGTTTGAACAATGGCTAATGCTGGAAACCTTAACTAGCTGGAATACACCCTGTCGTGAGACGATATGTATTAAAGTAGTAGATGGCAATCAGCAGCGAAGATACCAGAGTGATTTGGTATTGTGCTCAGAGACTAAGGTATACGTTCTCGTTGAGAATATGAAGCCTGTAAGGTAGGTAAGCTATTGACCACCTGAAATGCCGTTACCTCTAAATTAAACAGAGGGTAAGATATAGTCCGACCCATAGGCGAAAGTTTATGGCTGCAAGTAGTGTTGCGGATTAGTAGTAGCGTACTAATTGAACTTTGATTCCGTTTTAAATATAAATCTGTAGTTAACCTATAGACACACAAAAGCCCGAACAACTTAATTGCTGTTCGGGCTTTTTTATTTGCTTAAGCTTCTTGTGTTACTATTGATAAACGCTGGTCTCTATTAGAAACACCCATGTCCTCTAAAGTACACTCTACTCTGTAACTTCTATTATCTGTACTAAGATCATTATCGTAATAAGTGAATGAACCGCTTACAAACCAAGATGTGTTTCTATCAGAACCTTCTTGGGCGCACGAAAATTCTCCTGTAAAGTTTTGAGTTTTAACTAAAGTTTTAATGCTATTGATGTATTGATATAACCTTATTTCTACAGAAGGATCTACTAGGTTTTCACAAACACCTTGGTCTTGTCTTGTAGAAGAACTAAATACACTACACACTATAGCTATTTGTCCACCGTTACTTCCAAAGAACCCTGTATCTACTTCCATAGTAGAGCCGAGAGTAGCGGTACTCTTAGACGTAGATAATGCACCTGCTATGATCGAACCTCCAAAGTAAGCACTACCGTCATCACCTAAATAGGTTATAGCATTAGTCTTAGTAAGGTTGTTGTATATAGGTTCGTTTCCAGAGATATTACCTACTTTACTACCATACCACTCTATCAGTTGGTTAGGACCGAATGGATTCGCCGACTGCACCTTCATAAAGTTAGTACCTATCATTTCAACATTAGCACCTCTAAGGACACCACCGTTAACGACAGGGGCATTTATCTCTGTACCAGCAATAAACTTATCTCCAGCAATACTACCCGTAGCAATAATATCTCCGTTAACCAATAGTTCTGGTGCTACCCAAGCACCTCCTTTATAACTACGTGATTGAGAATCTGTACCATCTGTCCTAGTTTGCGTAAATACATCATACGGTACAGGAGGTCTTCCTACTAAGGTTTCAAAACGAGTGTTGGCAACAGAGGTTGTCCAATCTATGACAGCATATAAACTTCCATAAAAACCTGCCCCTGCTTCACCAGAAGCACCATCCTGTCCAGCAACACCTTCATCACCCTTAAACTTACTCCATGTGTACAAAGTTTTATCATTGGATTCTGTAGGTGTTGGTTTGTTTACTGCAATACCTATGTACAAAGTACCTTCATTAGGTAGTTGGTATAAATTGGTTCCGTCAGGAAAGTCACTATAAGCTATCCAAGTGTAACCTGTCTCACCATCAACTCCATCAGTGCCCTTGATCAAGGCGAATGTGTAATCAGAGGCCGTATCAGACTCTACGGGAGTGTCTTTATTATAAGCTAAGCCTATGTACTCTTTTCCTGTAGGATCGTTACTGAGGCCGTTACCAGAAGCGTCATCGGCATACTTAATCCACGTGTAAGTGATAGCTTTCTCTGCTGTACCATAGTGGCCTATAGCAATATTATCTATATCGAAGTCTTGTCCTGCTAACTCCGTGATATCTAAGCGTATACCTGTAACAGTGTTGTCAATCCAATCACTCTCACCAGAAGTAAGTGCTCTCATATCAAATATAACTGTTTCCCAAACTTCTTGTCTAAGATTGACAGCAGGAAGGTTCTTCTTGTAACCCTCATCCCAGATATGACCACTTGTGGTATAGAAAGCATCCATTTTGAAATTAGCAGTAGCGTTGTTGTTTCTTATACGTAAACTAATAACATTATCAGCAGCACCTTGGATACTAAGACCATCTATATAAAGGTAGCTATTTGTTTCCGTAGTAACTACATTCAAGTAACTAGATGTCGGGGTGAATGTAATACCATATTGCTGCCAGTTATCATCTGTGTTAAGGAATTGCCAATCAATAGTAGAACCTACTGTTTGACCGTCCTTACCATCAAGTGCTCGTATATCATCTTCTGAATTGACTTCATAAGAACCACCGATAACTAGTTTACCGTTAAACACCCATTCGTTAGTATCATTGTTGAAATATAGAGCTGTTTGATCATCAGATGTTGTTAGTTCAAATATATCACCTCTGAATCGGATACCGTTGGTTTGGGAATCAAATACCACACCTGTGATATCAGCTTTACCGTCAACAGTATCGGTTACTCCTAGGTATGCACGAGAACTAACTACACCAAGTTCATCTATAGTAGAAGATAGTTCTAGTTGTGCATCAGAGATTTCACCGTCGAGGTTGTCTACTCTGGTGGTAATACCAGCCACAATACCTTCTGCATCAGAGTATGTTACATTAGAGATTACATTCTGCAATGCGTTGAAGTATTGGCTCGATAAGGCAGTATCTACGTTACCGTTAGGGGTTGTTCCTGACTCAACTAGCAGCTTCTGGAAAAATCCAAACTGATCATTGATATAATCACGTTCAAAGGGAAATCCATCTGCTGCATCGTCAGCCGAGACGTTCTTTGCCTTACCGTAAGGGTAAAACTTTGCATCAACATCCGTTTGTAACGGATAGCGGGAGTTATAATTTAATGCCATAGAGTTTTCTCCTCTTGGGGGTTGACATGTTGAGAGATAGTGTTTATAGTGACGGTGTGTTTAATTATAGAGAGAAAAGTAAAATGCCAGTCTATTTAAGTGTAGGGTTAACTTTAATCATAATGTTGATAGTGTTTATGTTGTTTTGGGTCGATGTACCTACAGGTAGCCGTGAGGTGTTATTTATGCTGCTAGGCGTTGTGGTTAAAGAGTGGGGTAGTGCTATGCAGTTTTGGTTTGGCACAACACGCAGTAGCGCAGATAAAACAAGATTGATGATTAAATAGGGGGTTAAAAATGCCAGATTTACAAGCAATAATTATTACAGTTATTTTAGTGTGTGGTCTTTGTTATTTACTATACAAAGACCACATTAGTGATGATTAGTTATGTGGCTATCAGCCCGTGTGCTCGTAGTGCTGCTAGAATGCTGTTGATTTTAGCAGACTCGTCACCTCCAACGCTATCAGATATGGCAACTTGCTGACTACCTGTAACTTTAGTTCCGCCAACAAAAACGCCGTCACTGAGTTGCAATCTACGCCATGTGTAACCGCCAATGCCTATGTCGTATGTAGCATCCACTGACGGGTATACATTAGCAGTGCCGATGCGAATATTGTTATCCAAGGGGGAGTCTATATACGTTGTAAATCCTGACGCGCCTTTTGACAGTTGTATAAGCCCACTGGTGTTTATGTGAACTCGCGGGAATGTGTCACCACGTTGTTTAACCTCAACCCCGTTTGCGCTCACACTGGCTACATACTGCGTGTTTGGGTCATCATCTATATCTCCCGATATCAAATCTAAAACACTAATAGCCCTGCCGTTACTAGTGCTGTTACCAACAACCAAATTACCGTTTACACCGCCAGCACCAAATATGCTTATAAACTCAGCAGCATCAATTCTGCTAAGACTAGTGCCCTCCGCTATGTCTCTATCAAAACTTGTGACTATGCGGTCTATGTAAACAGAGTCTGACGGTGTTGATGCGTCAATATAAACATACACTCTCAAGTACGTAGCAGCACTATCTACAGTTATAATCATAGATTGATCTATATATCTACCACCGCTTTCCCCACCGTTAGTGCTTGTTATAGTCTGTATACCATCGTATGCTGCTATACGCCCCGTTAGTGCCCCAGCACCTACATCTGTTTTCAGTCTCACGTTGATACATATTGTTTTACCGATAAACGATCTAATGTCCTTAGAATCAATCACGTCAAAATACGCGAAAGGCGTCGGTGATGCCACTCCGTTACCAGTCATCTTTAGAGATTGACCAGATGTCTCAAAATTAACACCATACCGCTCTAGTGTGACATTAGCTGTGCTTGATGATACACGCAACATCTGATTAAACGTATCTAAAACGCTATAAGCCTGCGATTTATTCCCGCTTTGAGTTGTTGCAGAAGCCAAATCTTTGTTATATCTAAATTTGTCGTGGACTAATTGCGCCCAAACTTCAGACCCAGTCTCATTCGGGTGAACATCATCTTTGTAGTAGTCTGCAAGTGGGTTTAAATTCTCTAGGAAATAGCTGTTTATATCTATGTATCCGCACCCGTAAACTCTCGCAATCTTTTGGAAAACCTCTACCTTACGTTGCATTGAGTCGTCACTTAGGACAGGGTTTTGTCCGATTATAATCACTGGGGAGTCTGAGCTAAACTCAACTAGCAGGCTAATCAACTGCGAGTGCATCGAATACTGTCTTTCTAGCTGATTACCACCATTGTGCCCATAGTTTACAAAATACAGGTCAGGTGAACCACCTACCTGAGATGGTCGTGCCGCCGCATTAAATTCGCTGCCACAAAATCTATTAGCGTTACTACCTGCAATAGCTGCATTCCATATCGTTAGCACCTGACTACCAGCGGACTGCACTGTTACTCGTGCCGCGTAGTTACCTGCGCCAGAATCCCACAATCTATAGAAAACAGTCAGGTTTGAAAAATCACCTGCAAGTTTCTCAGCCAGCTTGTACACCCATTCATCAGTGGCATCTCCTGTGGAGTCGCTGAACACGACAATGTTAGCATCCTCACCATTTTTAAGCTTCCGCATTACGCGCTGGGTTTCAGCGAGGCCGTCGGCAATAGACCCAACGACAAACCCAGCACTAACCCCACCAACCTCAACATAATAATCCCCCTCAGCAATAAAAAACTCAACAACACCATCACTACCCGATACGTTACTCGTACCATTCTGCACGATCTCAGCCGTACCAGCGGCATCACTGTAAATGGTAGCTAATGAATCATCAGAAGTTTTACGCACTTCGTACACTTTTCCACCGTTAACAGTGCGTGTTTGTATTTCAGTGAGGCCTCCCGAAGAAGGACTTTGGAAAATCTTCAATTCAAGTGGCTCTCTGATAAGTTTCTTCAATGCGTCTAAATACTGACTGTTACCCACACTATCTGGCTGTCCATTAGGAGCTATACCTACATCAGCCAACAACGCTTGCTGACTACCCCATATATCATTTAACCACTCTGCTTCAAGAGGAGTTCCTGTCCCCTCAACACCATTCTGCACATTTAGAGCCTTCCCATAAGGGTAAGCACCATCGCCATCTATTACTCTTGATGGGTAGAGGTTCTTTGGTGAAATCGCCATTATTACGTCTTCCTTTAATTATTATTGTTGTCTGTTAATACTGTAGCCAGAGTACCTCTAACCACGCCATTTTGTGTAACTATTAATCCTGAGGATATTGCATCTGGATCATTAGAGAAAGCATCCGTCCCGCCAGCACCTATGTAGTTTTCACTGTAAACTTCTGATATATTAGGTAGTACACTTTGTCCAAACACTGTTGTAGGTGAAACCTCTGAGAATTCAAACTCCCCGCTGCCAGCAAGTCCTGTCATTTCAAACAAAGGGTTACCCATGTAAGCTTCTTCTTCCCCCATACCAAGACCACTTAATATTGGGATAGCTGTTGCACATTCTACAAAAGAGCCTCCTGTTTCTGCTGAAATCTCTCCGCACTCTGAGTCATTAACTGGGTAAAGAGGTTTCTCTACGTAATTGAGGTAAGCTTCTGATAACCTACAAGGTCTAACAGCGTAGTCATCTTCTACCCATAGCACAGCACCAGCCTTTACACCAGCAGGAGTTACGTTATCAACTGTGTCTACCAGATTGGTAGGTATCCCATTCCCGTTAGTTTCAACCACAACACTCGCTGGATAATGTTCCCAATATCTTACTTTACTAGCTGATGTGATAGACTTTACAAAATTGATAACATCACTAGGTGTGCCACTACCTGTATTAATAGATATACGGAACCTTATGTAGTTTCTATATTCACTATCTAATCTACCCTCTCTTCTAGCACCAAGTAGGTTACCTATGATATCTAATTGATAACCTGTAGCTGTTGAGATGTTTGTTGATAACAGAGATAATTCTTGTTGAGCCTTGTTTAACTCCTCTACCTGATCTAAGTAAATCGCTAATAGTTTTATTAGGTTATCAGAATCACTGAATTGTAAAGGGAGGAAATCTGTATAAGAAGAGAAATCTCTTACTTGTATATTAGACATTTTATCCTCCTCAAATAGTTGTAACAGAGATACGATCCTCTGCAAAATTAGCTTCTTCTGCTGCTAAGATGTCAATAGGTATATAATCATTTAATGTTGGTGTTGGGTCAGACGGTGACGTTGTGCTTCCTATTCTAACAATAACTCTCTCTAAACCAGATACATTCTGATAAATAGAAGCAGCTATCCTACCTTGTATAACATCTACACCTACATCTAACGCTTCTCCGTAAGACAACACTTGTGCTTTAATTGCAGCAGCTACGTCAGCAGGAGCATCTTCTTCATCGTACAAAGAGTACCTAACATTGACATGGATATATTTATCTGCTATACGTGAGAAGTAAACCGCTTGTGGTCCTGCGTCTACATCATCTACAAACTCTACCTCATCGCCAGTGGTTGCTATACCAGCGGGTTTTGTATCCCATATAGTGTTTGCTATATCAGAGCGACTACCACCCTTCACTATACATTTGAATGCTTTAGGTGGTATGTTATTAACAATATCTTGGTACTCTGTATCGTTCTCTAACACTACCGCTGTAGATACGTTATCCAATGCTAACAAAGCAGAACGTATTGCTGAAACGGTAGCTTTACCTGTGTTACGAGTTGATTTTATTCTAATACGTAATTCATCATCAGTTTCTTCACCAGACCCACCATCTATTGGTTCTAGGTTGGTTGCTGACTCAATAGCAGTATAAGCAGGTGCATTTACTACACTACCTTCTACATAACTATTGTTACCTAAAATCTCACTACGTACCTCACCATAACCAGTAATAGAAGCAACTTGCATATTGGCACTTGCTTGGAAAGAGTGGTTCTCAAATGTCGAGATAGTGTCCAAAACTATATAAGATAACCCTTGTTCATCATAAACACTAGCCGTTACACCTGAATCACCATCTGCATTGATTAATGATGCAATACCATTTAAACCTGTAGTAGCTGGGTTTGTTCCTGTAACAGAATAAGAGTTACCATCTACCAAGATAGTTGAAGTTTGTAAGGTTGTGTTGTTTGTTGTAGTAGAGAAAACTATATTGGTTGCTGATGACTGAGCTATAACAATAGCTTCTTCATTAATAAATACATTACCTGATGTATCAGTGAATTGCTCTTCTGCAACAATAGTGACTGGTGCTGTTACAGTGATACTCTCTCGACCCCTAGGATAGCTTCCTACAGACCTTGTAATACCGTAAAACGAAGCTAAGTTATCCAACCACACACCTTCTGCCTTATCAACGTCAAACATAGATTGCAGGGTCTGTGTGTTGCTCCAAGATTGAGCTATAGGGAGCGTAATGATATTGGTAATTATTTTAGATACCATATCAGGGTTTCTGTCTAAGTCAATACCTAGATCAGTTTTAAATCGTGTTTTTATATCAGCGAAGATTTCTTCATAGCGTTTAGCTTTAAAGCCTGTGCTAGTAACTCCATAATCCGCCATAGTTAAATCTCCACTTCAATGTTATTGATTATATCACCGCTATCTGTTATAGCAGAGAAAACAACTTTATATTTTCTAGTGGTAGGATCTATGCTGCCAGTGTACGACGTGATGCTTCGTATATTATCTGTATTAAGAATAGTGTTTTTAATATTAGCATCTGCTGCATTCTGAGTATTCTTATTACCAAAGATCTCTTGTACATAGGGGATACCTAAATCGATATCCCTGAACCATTCACCTTTATAAAGTAGTAAACTTGTTTTTACCATTTGCACAGCTAGGTCTTCCACTCTGGTGAATAATTCTAAATCACCGCTGGTTATATCTAAGTCGTGTAAACTGTTGAGCCTTATATCTGTTGCCATTATAATACCTTGTATGTACCAGCACTACTTCCACCTGTAACAATCACTTCTGCATTCATTTGGATATGTGCTACAATGGCTTGTGCAAAGGCTAGATAAGCGTCATCGGCAGGTTTCTCACCTTGCTTATAACTATCCTCTATAGCAGCCATATTAATCTTAATAAGAGAAGACAACTCTGTTGCATTCAATGCCATAGGGTGTTATCCTTTTAATGTATCGAGTCTACTTTTCAGAGAAGCTATCTGACTCGCAAAGTTGAGTGGTTGTGGTCCGAGCATAGTGTTAGTTGTTGTTGTAGCGAGTAGTTCCATCAAATCACTAACCAGTGAAATCAACTCTTCCCCGTTATTCTGAATCTTAACAGTTGCCGCAGAAGTTATTTCTATGTTGCCATCAGAGAGTTGTTTAACCTGACTCCCGCTAGCACTTGATAAAGTTATACTTTTGTCTGCTGCAAGAGTTATACTGTTTAACTCTCCTGTAGAATCTTCGAACCTTAATTGCACATCTGTTGTTGATGCATTAACACTGTTAGCTTTACTAGTCAACCCCAGCAAGGCTATACCATCATTGTAATCGTGGTAGTGTTGTGTTAATGGGACACCTTCTTGACCTGTATCCCACCATAAGTCTATATCTCTTTGTGAAAAGGCGAGTAATACTTCATCACCAGCTCTAACTGGGAAAGTGAGAACACCCCCGCCTGCACCATAGAATATAACAGGAACATCGGTTATTTGTGCTGGTTTAGAACTCACTCCATCAGAGTAAGCTTCGTACACAAAGGGTTCCACGGTCATAGTTTGTTCTTGACTATCAAAAGAGATAACTTTGGCAGGGATGTGAGTACAGAGCTGAGTTTCGAAGTTATCTATATGTGACTGGATTATTCTATCCAAATCCATTTAAACTCTCCCTTGTAATTCTAATTGTTGTAGGTTATATTATATAGTAGAATCAAATAATAATCAAGATGAGCTATTTCAGATAAAAGAAAAGCCCAACCTGTTAAAGTTGAGCTTTCTGCTTATGTAGTTGTTTTCTTACATTCAATAGTTGTAGTCCAACCACCATTCCTATAATCTAGGCTATGACTTTTAGATAACACTTTGTAATCACCTTGATATTGTCCATTGGTGACCCTGATCATCTTATCAACATCAAGTCTTCCATCCAAGAAGGTGACAATCTTAACACCAACATCACCTTTCCCTGTAGAAGTAGAAACTGTTTGGTCACCCGTACGTCTTATCGATAGTAGTTGGTCTGTATTAAACTCATACAACTCTACCATCTTAGTATAACCTTTCGGGTGACAGAAGAGTCTCCCGTTTGTTATGTACCATACATAACCAAGAGAGTTACACACGTTATCCATAATCTGCCTCAGGAAGCCTACTGCCGAGTAACCTCTTCTTAGGATAGTCTCCTGTGGTGTGCGGAGCTGCACATAAGTTTGTCTATCTGCCAACAAAGGTTCCATCTCTAGTTGACCAGTAGGTATACCGTTGTCAGCAAAGATCCTTGTTAAATCATAGAGTACATCTGCATAAGTGAGTCCTTTGGCATAGGTTTTGGCTACCCTGACCCCATTGTTTGGGGTAAAGCCGTCTTTACATTGCAAGGTGGTTACTAAGTCTTGGCCTTGTTTCTCTGTGTTAAAGTTGAAAATCTGACCAGAGAATATAAGCTTTAGTTCGTCATCCTGTGCATACCCTGCTTCTAGTATAAGGTAGTTATTAACATCTTCTATTTGTGCTCGTGTTTCATCACTAAGGTTATAGATCTTTATAACACAACCTGCTTGCTTACCTGTATTAGAGTTTCCTGCAACATCAGCTATTATTTGCAAGTCTGTTATTTCAGTACCACCTCCGTATTCAAACCTATAATCATTGACATAATTGGTGGGACTGAACACACCTAAGGTTTCCAAGTTTACAGAACTAACCTCGCCTGTGTACTGTATGGAATTGGAAGGTTGTCCTATAACAAGTCTGTACTTCCTATCATATAGTAGGCTCATATTAAAGTCCTTCTAATCTGCTATCTAGGATTTCTTGGTCGGAGTAATACCACAATTGGAATTTCCCGTTAGTGTAGAAGTTATCCCTGTTAATAATTTGTATTCCATCATTCTTGGTGTTAGCGCACCAAATAGAACCCCCTAGTAACTTATTAAGGTGTAGGTATTTACCTGTTAGGTTAGTGAGGTTCTTCGTAGGTTGGACTTTCACCCCACTAATAATACTAACCTTATTCCTATCCGTAAGATCAAAGTACCAACTCCCTTCTCCGTCGCCATTAACATCATCAGAGGAATTATACATAACAGTTATACTTAAACTTTGTCCATTCAAGGTTACAAGTTTCTCTTGATAAGGAGTACTTTCTATTTTTATTTTAGTTGGCATCACCCATCCTCCCTAAATAAGTCCACTGCTTCATCTATCAGACCTGAACTCAAGGTTTCAGCTAATGCGTCTAAGACACCTTCTGTAGCTTGGTTACCAGAGTTCCTTTTACCTGATACATCATCCTTGACATTATCTTTAGGGGTAGGGAAATCAACTTGCCTTGCTCTGTCTGACACAAGAACTTCTTGCATCGTGAAGTTACAACCCCAACCTGATAAACCATGTTCCTTTGTTTTATCAATATCAAAAGAGGTGATAAGGCAATTCTGAATAACATTTAAGTCTTCTACATAAACATTAACGAACTCTTTGTTTAACCTGATTTGTCTTATATCATTGAACCATTGATCAACAGATTTAACTCTTGATGTGTCCTGCCCTATAACAGTTAGGTTTGTAATTACCCCTGAGAAGGTTACAACTCTGGGTTCGATAACATAATTATCCGTGATAGCTTTGCCTGACTCAACAGGATTTGTAGTAGCTCTAGAGGGTTCTGTAACAGAAACCCTCGTAGTAGCCGACAACTCATAATAGTTGCCATTGGAATCCGTGAAATAAAATACACTCATGTTGTTCCTTATTTACTAGTGGAGACACCCGAGGTAGCTCCAGTGTACCCTATCATACGTTTCATCTCATCTGCAGTGGCATTATTAAACACAAAAGTATTACCACCAGAGTTGTTAATTGTGCTAGGTGTGCTGCTACCGAAAAGATTATTGAGAGCATTGGCACCCGTCTTGAACGGATTCATCATATCAACACCTTTAAGTGCATATTCACCAAAAGCGCCTAACCCGAAAAACTCTTGAGGTGTACCTGACTTATAATACTTACCATCCTTTTCCTTGAGACCAGAAGTAGTTCTATTCATCAGGTTGATTTGCATACCTGCTTGCTTCTCTATACCACCTACTAGCTTGTCTGACATCAAAGAGGCTAATTCTTCTGCTGCTGCAACTGCTGCTGTAAGAGGTAAGAAAGTTCTTGCTAGTGCTAAACCCATTGCTTTAATCTTAAGTAACATCCCTGCACCGAATAGCACTTCGAAATTATCGATAAACAGTTTAAGGTAAGGTTCTACTACCCTAAGGGCGTGTGCTATACCTTTAAACACTTTACCGAACAAATTACCAAACTTCTCTAGTTGTGGTCCTGCATCCTTGAGCATCTCAGAGATGGTTTTATAGAGTTCTGATAATCCTTCAGAGAACCCTGACTTAAATATTTTATTACCTGCACGTTGAGATTCGGTTATCAATTGTCCTTCTGTAACACGAAGACCTTTTAGTGCTTGTTCAAATGCTCCACCTTCTAGTGCTGCCTTCTTAAGTTCGGCTGCTACCTTAGGTAAAACTTCTGACGAAACTAGTTGTCCGTTCTCCATCATTTTGAACAATTCTGCTTCCGAGACGTTTAATGCTCTCGAAAATACTTGTACTGCCGTTATATTCAGGTATGCTCGTTACACATACCCCGCACCATTACGTGCAGCTTACACTTTCATGCAAGACTAGATCATATCACAACCTTCAACTTTACTTGTTAAGGTTCCTACCATTTCGAAGTCACTTGACCCCTACGCTAATGCTGATCGTTGAACGTTAATCCCAATTATAATCTTTACTTATATGTTTAAATGTTTTTCTATTCTTTATAAATCTGAGGACACCATCACCAAGTGAGTATTTAACTTCTATACTCTTGTAGTCTAAACCTGATTGTAAGTCTTTACAGATAAGGTGAACTGTGTCAGGTTGAAGGTTCTTCTTAACTGGAGGTATATTATACTGAGAGTTAATTTCCTTCCAAGTTGTTGCTGACCTGACATCGTACACAAAAGATAGAGGTACTTCCAAAACCTTAGAAATCTTAACTTGTCTTACTCCATCTTGAAGCATTTGACAAATTTTATGTACTATTTCTTCAGAGTGTACGTTGTTAGTGTTTTCCTCTCCCAGTTTACCTATTACAATACTTCCGTACTCCATACCATGATAGTTATTTTCTGCTACAGTAACCCACTCAAGATTACTTATATCATTGTTAACCCTATCACAATCTTTGTGATTTACACAAGGTTTGTTTTCTGGATTTGGTATGTAAGCGATTGCCACACATCGGTGCACACTTAAGTTTATCTTCCTACCCTTAGAGGGTGACCAAATACCAAACCTAAGGTAACCATCTTTATCGGGTTGAGGTGTTATGGTGTTACCTGTCTCGACATATTTTACTGTACCGTCTAAAGCTACCATAACTTCTGGGTGGTCTTCTACTATCTTAAACATATATCATCTCCTTATCAGGAGATTGGGATTCTTCGCTGCGGATTGCCCAATCTTCACAAACTATTACTATACCTGTAGTGATTAACTACAGCCCTGCCCTATGTTACCATAAAGAGTTAGTGTTGTAAAGCTCTAAGGGGTTTCCCGCAATTAGATAGGTTTTCTGCAAGAGTTTCCTACTTACAGGGGCTTGTTCCTAAACCCGGTAAACTATCACCTACAAATATCTTCACAATAGGTCGTTAAGCTATTGCAGTTCTCTTATGAACTTCTCTACGATTTCCGTAGACGTTGAGACTATATCTTCAAGCACAAAGTGCTTGCCATATGTTTCGATTTAAAAATGAATTACATGGTTATTACCCAACACATTTACCACTTGGCTCTACTTTACTCGGTTCTCACTGAATGTCTTATCCAGCTACCCTTTCAATAGTCGTTTAACATAGAACTCTGAATAAAGAGTTCCTTGCTGCGGATTACCCATTGTATTATCTCATAAATCTGTTACTATACCTCAGTTAATTACTCTGAGCCACTAGGACATCACTGTACTAGTTTAGTGTTTATGAGCTTTAGGATTTTCCCGTCAAATTAATATGGTTTTACATCAGCTATGTGATTAACTGATTTTTTCCTTATATTCGACAACCCACGTTACTAGTTTGCCAGCACCATTATGTGCATCTACAAGTCTCCTTGCAGAGTAGACTATATCTTCACCCTCGACATTACTCGTTAGAGGTTCCCCATTTCCCACATCAAACACTTATGTGGTATGCCTTATTACAGGACTTACTAGTCGTTGATCGTTCTTCTCTTTGAGAAGCTTCGATGCGGATTGTGTCTATTATTGACGTTATTACCATACCATACAGCGTTATCCGTATGTGCCCTATATTATCACTAATACTGGCGGTAGTCAATACCTAACAACATATCCCCGCAGTTAGAGGAATTTTACCATTAGTGTTTCCACTAAAAAGAACCTAAAAATAAGCTCTTCCACTAAACCTACACCTTCTCAGGGTAGCCTGATCATATCATAACCCTCGCCATTCTACGTTAGGGTTCCCGCCTTTTCTTCCTCTTATAAGAGGTTCTACTCTACTCACTTACCATACACACTCTTTGTTGCGTAATCTGCTTTCGATGATCGATGATCGTTAATCTAACAATTAGACTCTTCGATGCTGATTGTCAATACCTTTAAGATTTTTAGGGTTCGCTACTTCGTTACCGAGTAGTATCCTACTTAAAGTCTAACTTGAGTTTCCAGCAATTAAACGGGTTATTCGATAATAATTTCTTATTAAAGGGCCAAAGAACTTTTAGCCATTACCTTCCCTTTGGACATCCACTACCTTCAAGTAAGTTCGCTACTCCTTACTCCGCAAGTTCCATGTTGCAGCTCTATGTCACCATAGACGTTGAGACTATATCTTCACCCTAAACTCTAGGGGTTGTGCGCTTCCACTCGCTTGAGCGTATAGGTTTCATAATCCCGTTGGGATCGTATACCCTAGTCGTTACACCTTGAAGCAAATTACTTTGCAACCTTGGCTCGGTATTGTCTACTTGAGAGTTCCACCGAATTCACACAATTTGTTCATGCTTATTACTAAGCAGCCAGACAATTTCTGATCTGGATGAGAGCCTTCTGACTTCTCTTCATCGACTCAATATCGACTTTCAATGATGTACCAAACATACTCAATCCTGTGAATACGTCTTCCTGTTGTTCTTGACTTATCTTGCCTTTAGCGGCAAACTTAAACTTCACCCAAGCATCCGAAGTATCTTTTAAACTAAGACCCATCTGATCCACAAGACCATTGACGAACTCGAAGTCCTTTGCTGCTGCCTCAGAGCTACCTGCTGCTGCTAACATACTTGCATCTAAACCTTGGTACTCTTGACCCACACGCTTGATGGCAACGGTACCTTCGAATAAAGCATACAAACTTGCATATGAACGAATCATATGACGGGTAGAATCTGTTACACCCTTCTGGATTATATTGGTCTTCTGCAACTTCCTGTTGTAACGTTCCTGTTCTGCCGTGAGGCGTTTCATCTGATTAGTAAGGTTGGTAACTCTGGCTGCATCACCGTCTTTCATTGCCGAACGTAAGTCCTTCTCGAAACCGTGAGTATCACCACCTGCACCCTTAAACTTGTTATACCAAGCTGTTCCTTGTATACGTGCTAGTTGGTTATCAATAACCTTTTGACGCTTAGATGCTCTCTCTGCGGCTTTACTCTGCTCCTTGTAGAACTCCTTCATCTTCTGGATTTCTTGATCCTGCTGAGTCATACGTTGAACGTGTTGCTTTGTTTGTAAAGAGGACAACCGTTGCTGTTCTTTTGCAGCCTTGGTGTTCTTATTGTGAGAGATCTTAGCTAAATCTATTTCCCTTTTAGTAGCAGCATCTGTACGTTTCTTATTAATAGAATCCATTGCTTTTTGTACAGTTCGATATTCTGATATTTCCTTTTCTTTCATACCAGAGAGAGCAGCTTTTTCTTTCTTGAAAGATTTTAACCTATCAGCTAAAGCTTTCTGAGCTAATATAGATTCCTTTTCCCTGAAAGCTTTCTCTGCCTTTATCTTATCGTTTTTAATCTTCTCTGGATGCACTTTTAAGGGACTTTTAGGACTCTTATGACATGAAGGTCTCTTGGGGTTGCCGTTTCCCGAGGGTAAACCAAACTCCTCTAACTTCTTCAAATCTTCTAGGTATTTCTTACGCTTCTCATAAGTTTTCTTGTAAGCATATTGTTTCCTTTTCTCCCTTTGTATCTCGGACTTAAACTGCTTATTGCCCAACGTTTCCAGAATCTTATCAATCTGCTTAGCTTGCTTACCTACTCCTTTGGTATTCAACTCTATATCGATAAAAAACTGCTCTATTAAATTATCTGCCATTTAATATCACCTTGTTATATAAACCCAAGCACTATTACTTGGGTTCGTTATCTTTGTAACCAGCTACCTCATAATCATTATCTATATACATCATCTCTTCGAATGAAATGAAATCATCCAAGGTAGTCTTAAATCTTAACGTATTAAAATCTATACCTAACCTCTTATGTGTATACTTAGCAACTGCAGCAAACCTCACCATCTTATCTGACAATGAAGAATTCTTGGTTACAGCTTCATCTACTCTGCGCCGATACCTGTCATTACCTTGCTTAATCCACCCATCACTGACTGGAAGATATCGCTTTCTGTAAAAAAACCTTCGAAGTTCTCCTTCATAGCGTAGATAATAACCTGTTGCATATTATGTACATTACCGTTACCGAATTCCTTGTCTACATCTAAAGGCATCCCGTCTACAGTAGCTCCTTGTAACATCTGGTTTATTAGTACACGCATCTCAGGTTTACGTATGTTATGAGTTAGAATAGTTAACACTTCTTTGAATGTGTGTTGCTTCTCAAACATCATTTCTTCATCAACATTACGTGAATCTAAAACCTCTCCGAAGATAGGAGCTATTGTGCTAAGGATTAGCGTCCAACCATCCCACGCATCCCAACCATTCAATTTCTGAATAGTGTATCGTTTGCCGCCAATAGTTTCTTGTGTAAAGAAGTTATCTGGTTTAAAATCTTGCATATCTTGTTCCTCTCATATATTATAAACAAAAAAGGAGGCACGAAGCCCCCTTGTTATTTTTATTATTTGTTAGCGCTGTTACTCAGAATAGAGTTAATAGCTGCTAGGGCTTCTGCTGCCTTAGTTGTACCACTACCTTCGGTGTCAGGAACATATTGTAACTTAGTTACAAAGAAGCCCCATGTACGACTACCTGCTTCTGCTGCTAGTGATTGATCCGCTGGTGTGTCAAGATAACAGTTCTTCATGTAAGTTAATACACCACCACTTTTATCAGTAACAACGATATCAGCGTAGACTAAACGTTTGTTTAAATCTTGAGCTTGTTGCCACGCTGCACACATACGGTTAACAGGACTATTCTGCTGCTGAACTTCTAGCTCGAACATACCAGTCTGATCCGCTGTATAAGTGATACCCACTTGACCATCTGAACCAATGTTACGTGTAGTGTTATCTACTGATTTAGAAATAGAGATACTATCCCAACCATCGATATTCACATTACCCACTGATATATTTACATCGGCAGGACTATATACTTCATACATTTATCTAATCCTTATAATTAGTAGCTTAACGTACCAGTGATTTCAACCATGTGAATGGCGTTCGTCAATGTAGCTTTGAAAGTGATTTGTTTGAATGTACGTGAAGCTTTATCTGCTGTAGAAATATCTGCTGCATCAGCTACTGTTATATCAAAATCATCTTCAATGAAATTGTGAGTACCATCAGGTGTGTACTGTGTTAGAGTAGTAGACAATACATTCTTGATTTGGTTAATACCTTTATCGTTGAAAGCAACTTTACCATTCTTCTGGTTAATCAAGAATGTGTTGAAATCAGCTTCGATATCAACTTGCATGTTATCACGACCAACAATGTTATCTAACCACTCACCAGAAGCAACCTTACCTACAACACCGATGATAGGGTCAGATGAAGCATCACTACCTACTCGTGCAAAGAAGTCACTATTGATAGCTTTAAGTTTGTTCTGTTGTGTAGGAGTTAACGGCTTACCTGCTGCATTTAAGCTAACTGGTACTGCTGCAACTCTACGATTACCGTAAGAGATACTACCTGTTACTGCAAAAGCTGCCTCTGCAACCCTTGAAACCTCTGGGAAAGTAGTCTTAGCTTCTTGGTGGTACATTTGGTATGTTCGGAAGTAATTGCCGTCTAACAAGTCCACTGCTGTACCAGTTTGTACAGGGTCAAACACTGTTAACTCATCTAATGAAACACTGTACACTTTAAGCTTAGATTCAATCAAATCAGCCATATCTGTAACAAAAGTGTTACTCTTTTCTTGTGCAGTGATGTAGTACCAAGAATCATCTTCTGCTTCAATAGCTGCTACTACTTCTGCTGCTGTCTCTGTTGATGTACCGAATGACTCTTCTACACTAACTAGGTTTGCTAAAGTGAACCAACCATCATTAAGTGAGGAAATTACCAATGTTGCATCAGAACCTGTACCAACTACTGTAGCTGAAACTACCGCAGCGATATCAGTATCACCGTCAATACCTGCTTTCAGGGTATCAAAGATTGTTTCTGCTGTATCAGAACCACCTGCAGTTGCTGCGAATGTGGCTGAACTACCTTGAACACTTAAAGTAACAGAGTATTCTTTACCAGTAACAGGTGCTGTATCGATAGATAAAACACTGTCAACAACTTGACGACCTATTAGGATGCTAGATGGTGCTGGTGTTTGTGAGAATGCACCTTCCGCAGCTTTAAAGATTGGATGATTTGCATCGATACCATCTTCACTCATTGCCTTGGTGCTTGTATATGCTCGTACTCGTTCTGCAAAGTAGTTGTGCTGACCTACAAACAGAATAGTACCAAAGCCTTGACGAGATACAATTGCTGTATCCAAGGCAATGTTAGCTATTGCTAAATTTACTGACATTATTGTCTCCTAATATTAGGGTGCTTTTACGTTAACGTGGAGATCTTGTTCTGGTGTACCTTTGATATCGTAGTAGATACCACCTTGGACACCTGAGACAGGATTATTTGTATCCATTTCGATTTTATCGAAGTAACCTGCTTGTTCAGACTTAATATCTATAGTATCTGTTGTAGCAAGTATTAGATTGAATTCGTTTGTTTCTAAATATTTATCTTTCATAGAAAAGTTGGAGGGTATGATATCTGACTTGGATAACACCCTTGCTGATGGAGTAACTGTTGTGCCAGTGTTGGAATTGTTTTGATACAACGTATCAATCATATCTCTAACTTCATCTACAGTAAGTAACATATGCGTTTTATTAGCTACATTATCTGAACTGTTCTGACTATTACCGTAGAATTTTATCTGGATAATAACCTTCTTATGGGATAGGTACACATAGTTACCTTCGTCATCAAAGAATCTATCTGTGAGATCAGAGCCATTAGGTACTGTTCTTATGTAATCTACAAGGCAGTATGGGTAGTCAGGTATTGGTGGGTTCTTATTACTCCCTGTAGAAGAGAACACCCTTGCAGGTAGGATAGCCGGGGATTCACCACTTTGCGTTGGCACAGTAGCTACATCACTACCGATAAAAGACTTCAGTGTATCTATCACAGCATTTTCTATCGCTTTAACATCTATACTCACGGAGACACCTCCGAAACCTTATCTTTAAGGTAGAATAAACCCAGCATGTGATTAGGTATTAAACTTCTACCACCCGATGATTGCCCTGTCCAATTCTGCAAATCAATACACTTATACCTACTTCCTTGGTAAACTATCTCATCTGCTATCGTAGATATTCTGTCATTATCTGCTCGTATCTCATCACCAGTATTACCAGTGACGTAGACTTCCACAGCAGATGTAGCTCTGAATCCAGCAGGAGTCACAAAGTTGTTGACACCTTCACGGTAAGGTTGTATATTACCTTCTACAGTGACAGTTTGCTCTGGGGATTCGTAGTATTCGTTACCTTCCCAGTAACCTACACCACCTGCCCGATACAAGGTGATTTCTTGGTTAAATAAGCTTATTCTAGCCATTAGTTACCACCTTATAATTGAATGTTGTTTTGTAAGCAAAAGCGTCTTTTAAATACCCCTCGTCTATTAAAGGTGTAGGGTTATTTGTTACAGGAAGTAATGCAGTGTTACCGAATATATTTTTACCATCCTGTTGATATTTCCTGCCTACATCATCTAGAAGATTTTCTAATGTATATGAGGATTTAACCTTAACATAGTTTTTTAGGAGATTACGAAAAAACCTGCTTTGTTCTGGGTAACTACCTACCACAGGTTTCATATGAGGAAATATAGCTCTTGTTGGATAACCAAATTCGTGACCATGAGCATGAATGTACGCTAAACTTGCATAAGGCATATCTGCTGTAGGATGTAAACCTTGTTCTTTAAAGTAACCTATGGATACCGATTGTTTATTAAGAGCTAGTAGTTTATCTCTTAATTTATTAAGACCATTACTCTTCTTGTTCCGCCTTACTTTGAATTTCATCTGTTGTATCCTTCTTCTTCCTACGACTCCTAGGTTTCTTTTTCTCAACAGGTTTACTCTCCAACTTAGAATCAAAAACTATTAAGTCACCTTCTTGTGTATGCTTAGTTATAACTAAATCCGCCACTTATCACCTCCAAGGGTTGAATTTATCGAACGCTGGGTTCTTTTTAGTGTTGTATCTAGAAGTAACCTTACCTGTATCAAAATGAGAAGCTAATTTTGAGTTCTTACGGATGGACTCAACTTTATAAGTATCAGTACCACCTATGTGAACAAAACCACCTTCTGTATTATTAATACCAAATGATGATGGGTCGTCGGCTAATAGTTTATATAAGTCATCCCATACATTAAGGATACTTTCAGAAGAAGATGATTCCTCTGTTATCGATACATTACCTACTTTCTCAGTGAATTTCGACCTTGTAGCTTCTCCAGAAGTAATAACTTGTATACGTAGATATTCTACACACGATAAAGTGGAGTAATAATATATATACGGGTAGGGTTCTTCATACTTAGGGGAGTATATTTCATCATAATGGTCTCCCCAATCAGTGATGACATTATCAGGTAATTGAGTGGTATCAATATAACCCAGTCGTCTTCGTACATCACTGATTAGCTTTGCTTGATCATAAGCCATATGTGTAATATACTCCTGTTTATTATTATTTAATTTATAACGTTAATTATAAAGTATTTAAGTGTTATTGTCAAACTAAGAGCCTATACGTCTGAACGAAACTATAGCAGGTCTTTGTGTTAAGTTACCTAGTGGTGTGGTTACTATATCAGAGAGGAGATTAACAGTACCTAGACCTGTCCTGAGTGCCCTGATCCTAAACTTCTCTCCTGCTTGTAGGGGAACTCCTGTACTAAGTTGCATTATAGCTGTAGTATCTGTCAGGTTTCTAATAGATGCTAAAGAGTTATCCAGCAGAGACCACACACCACCTCTGTACCTCTCTACCCAGAAGGAGATAACAGGTGCTAAGGTAACATCCAGATTAACCGTTAACTGTCCTTGGTACAAACCCGCCTTGTTGACAATAAACTCTCCTGCTGATAAAGTTACATCTCTTGAAGAAGTAACACTATCAAAAGCTAAAGTTATTGCTGTAGTGGTAATGTTGAAAGTGTTGGTGATAGCACTATTCATGTAAGGAGGTTCATCAATATATGTTCTATCTGCTACAACTTGATCTTCCCACTCTTGATATTTAAGTGCTAGATAAGGTGTACCACTACTATTACCAAGTAACTGAATATCTCCGTTGACACTTGAGAACACAACTTGATAATCCGTACCTTCATTGAGATCAACAAAACCACTTCCTCCTTGGGATACTTCGAAAGATATAAAACCATCCCCAACATCGATATTAAATAACTTAGATTCGAAGATTTCCTTGCCTCTTTCAAAGACCTCTATTTTACAATCTGTCTGAGCGGTAGCTCCTTTGTAATAAAAACCAAAAGTACGTCTGTTACCTGTTGCAGGAGTCAAGAAGTTAGGGTTAGTGAGGGTGGTATTAAATTCAGGTTGGAATACCACTTCTTCAAAGGAGTTTCCTCCTACCCTATGATAACCTTCCCAAGCACCGCCAAAACTGGCATCTACCCAACTACCTACTGTAAAAGGGGTTTCACTTACTAGATTAGAGAATGCGATATTTTCACCCACACTAGAAATAGCGTGAGTATCTTTCAACTTAATACCAGCAGAAACTCCTGTCCTAAATGTTGCAGGGGTAGAAACTTCTTTTGTCAAAGGGTTAAGTGTAAGCTCTCCATCAGCAAATGTGCCGTTTGGTTGTTTAACAGGGTAATTCCAAGGAGAAACATTAGAAAGTATTTCTGCATCACCAGCTACACCTACTACGAAAGTGGCATCTTCCCATTCACCGTTTACTCTACGATAAAAAGTGTCACCTGCCTTAACTAACATGTTCTCATTGTTATCGTAGGTTTCTAGCCAATCGGGGTTTGTTGTTGCGTAGTTATCTCTTTCTGTGGTATCTCCAAACACATTAGGGGTAATTCCCATTACATACTGTATAGCGTTTGTAACACCACCTAAGGGTTGTCTTATAGGGAACATAGGCATAATTAAGCGTCCTCTTGTACACTAATAAGACCTGTACCTTTGCCCTCGGCAACCCTGACCCATATTTCTAGACTATCAGGATCTATAATAATATTACCCCCAAACTTACCTCTGGTTTCTAGAGGGTATCCGTCATAGGATGTTGATATAGGTTGTGTACCTTCTGCCACTACTATATGAGTATTGGTTTTATTGGCAAGGAGCATTTGTGAACCAAGAGTGATACCTGTTGTAGCGTTGACGCTTTGCCAAGTATTTGTTACTATCATATCTGGTATGGTTTGAGCCATAGTATTTTCCTTTTTTTTTTTTTGTTGTGAGAGTTATTTTGGGCAATAAAAAACCCCCAACCATTAATAAAACAGTTGAGGGTATTAAGATTACGCAGCAGTTTCTTCTTCTAAATCTGCAATCATATTATCAAAAGA